GGTCAAGAAGTGGGTAAAGAGGTCAAGCTCATTTCAGATCGAGATGGCCTGGGTGCTACAGCTCTTGTTACAAAAGTTGCGGAAGACATTAGCGGACGTATTGAGTTTGAATTGGAGAACTCTGGATTCGGATTTATCTACGGAGAATGGTACAACCCGTTATCTCCGAATCTTGATCCTACAAATTCTGAGTATACAGGATTTTCGTATGATCCCGCTATCTATACACCACCGAATAATCTTGTCAATAATATTTTAATCAGCGATCAAGTTGTTGTACTAGAGCAAACTCAGTCTGTGGACGTAAGACTCTACGACACGATTGAAGCGACTGATGTTGTGATCGAACCTATTGATCCCGACACAATTCCATTGACTGCGCCTGTCCTAACGTTTGTAGCGGGAGACGTAGATACTGGAACAGACATTATTACAATTGAGTCTCATGGACTAACATCAGGCGCTCCTCTTCGATACGAAATTGGATCAGGTAATACCGGCGTAACGGGACTCAATGAGAATGATATTTTCTATTTAATTCGAGTCAGTGATAACGAGATTAAACTCGCCACCAGTTTGGCGGACGCCCTAGCGGGCGTAGCTATAGATCTCACGGATGCGGGATCAACAGTATTCCAAGATATCAACAATAACGGTATAGCTGATTCAGGTGAGCCGCTCGTAACAAGTAAACTGAAGTGTATCATAGCGTACTACGCTGATACAGCATCTACGACTGTTACAATTAATGATATTGTGGGAGATCCTGCAACATTTGATACTCCGAGTCAAACGTTTTCGGAAGTTACGATTACGACAAACTCGCCTCATAATCTCCAAGTTGGAGACTCCGTTGATATTACGAATGTGTCTCCTTCTGACTTTGATGCGTTCAATGCGCTTGTAGTAGATGTTGCAAGTGCAAATGTCTTTAATATTGAGAAAACAATTAGCGTGTTGACAACGTATCTCGGAGATGGTACTGTCGCTAAGACAGATAAGTTTCTATCTCGAATTACTGGATCAGGAACTATTATTGATACGAATGATGAAGAAAAGTTAATCTTCTTTCAAGCGGGAACTGAGTTTCCAGAGCTTCCCGATAACGGAAAGGTTAAAGTCCAGTTTACGAATATAGCAAAAGATCCAGCGGATAACGTAGTAATCCCCGATATTGAAGTTACTCGTATCGCCGCTAAGAATGCATCAGCGCAGTTTGATGTATCAGTTAGCGAAATTGAAGAAGTCACTTTGATCACAGATATTATCGACGATTATGTTAATACGACTTTATCAAGCTTTGTGGATACGAATGATCTATCTTTTTCTGGATCAGTAATTACTTCTGGTTCGACAGATCTATCAGCATTTACTGCAGGCTCCACAATTGAGATTACGGGATCAGCGTCCAATGACGGTACGTTTACAATAGCCGCTGGTGGAGGCGGACAAGCAAATACAATTACGATTACTGGAACATTCACAAACGAATCTGCTGGTGCTCAAATACTAATCGTCTCTGATGGTGGAGTGGATTACGGAATGTCCGGCCCAGGACAAGAAAACATTAATACTACGCTTGCGGATGCATTTGAAGTTGTTGATCTTAAGATTGGTGAAGTTGAACAAATTTTTGTTCGTAGTAATGGATTCGATTATCAAAACGATGTCAAGGGTGTTGTTCGTCAAAATGAACTCTTTAACTTTGATAAGAAAGATTTAATTATTGAGTTTGATATCATCGACTTCTTATTGAATGTGGGCGATGAAATTACTCAAGAGAGAACAATTGAAGATTTAAAATATGATGCGGCGTTGACATTGACCTCATCGAATCTTGCTTTCTCCGGTAGTACGATTACAGCATCGACCGGAAACCTTGGAACTTTTGCAAATTTGATCACGATTTCTGGATCTGGATTGAATGACGGACAGTACACTGTTGTGTCTAATACGGGAACAGTGATTACTGTCGAAGAAGCCTTTGCTGAAGAAGCAGAAGGCGCAAGCGTTACAATTGCAACTCCTCAGTTGATTCCGTACACAGCAAGAGCAAAGTATATTCGTCGAGAAGAGAATCGCTTCTACTTTAAGCAAACAAGTTTCTTTGACTTTGATCCAACACTTCAGATTCAAATTTTTAATCGCACCTATGATGTTCTGACACTACAGCGAGATTTGGAATCAAATGCACTCGGGGGTAACGCATTTATAGAAGGCCAAGCAAGATTCGAGCAGGGACAGATTGAAGAGATCTCCATTACAAACACGGGCTTCCGCTACGAAGACAATGAAGTCGTTACATTGTATGGTGTCAAAGATACTAATAACTCTAACCCGCTTGCGCTTTCAAGTCTCAGAGTGAATCAAAATGGAAAGGGCGCAGGCTCTTGGAAGACAAAGAGTTCTTTTCTTAGTGAAAGCACGAGAGCGATTCATGATAACTTTTACTATCAGGAATACTCTTACGACATTTCGAGTCGGGTGCCACCGGGTTCCTTTGAAAAGTTAATTAAGGACACAGTTGGAGTTGCTGGAACAAAGCAGTTCTCTTCTCCTTTGATAAATAGTAGCAATAGTACACCAACCGATTTGGATGTCGAGATGCAAGTGTTTGATATTAGTAACGCTGACTATATTACTGATCCAAGCACTCAAAGTCCTAACGAAAATGGTACATATATCGTAGACCCATCGACTGTACTAATCAGTACTGCTACTACAGCACCTGCGGGAAGTAACTTAGTCGCTACAATATTGACACTAGATTCTGAAATTACGATAGAAGAGTAAACAAATGGCAAAGATTATAACAGAAAATTTCAAAGCTGAGACAACAAAGGAGCTATTCGATTCCTTTGACTCTGGTGTCATTTCTAGAAAAACTTCTCAGCTTTTTGATGCCGATGCTGTGACTGATACATCAGATCCGTCATATGGACAGATTCAGCTTACTAATGCGACAGGTCTAGCGAAGGGAGACTTCGTAAACTTTGGCGCATCAATTCCCCTATCTTCTGATATTAAAATTTTAGAATTCGTAGACGCTACAACGATTCGTTTGACTGCTGACAATCTAACTGTGTTCAATCCTCTCTTTGATATTCCTCAAGGTGCTGAATTAAACTTTGTTAAAGCTGATACTGATCGACCTAGCACGTATTATGTTTTTGGTTCAGTAATCAACGGTGAAACAGAAATTACGAATACTCAGTTTTCAAGTCGTAACTTTAAGCGAAAGGTTATCTTCGGAAACAAAGTCTCTGAAACTGAAGTGAGATACATGTTTAAGAACTCTTTGTGGGAGCAAGGAAAAGTTTACGATCAGTTTGATGACACGCAAGATGTAGCAACACTTGATATGTTTGCAACCGTACTGGGCGATGGATCTTCGACAGCAGAATTGAATCAGTCTTCTTATAAAGTATATAAGTGCATTCGAAACAATCTAGGTGCTACTTCTCAAAGTGTTCCGTCCGTTTCAAACGTTGACGATAACACTCTTCGAACAAATGATTTTCAGATTACTCTAGATGACGGCTACGTCTGGAAATTTATGTTTGAAGTATCACCAGCGGAATACATTATTTACGGAACTTCTGATCTTCTTCCCTTTAACTTCCCAGGCGATCTCGATGTAATCGATGCTGCCAGAGAAAGTATTTCCGATATTAAAGTTGTGACAACTGAGCAAAACGTATTTACAAAATTTGCTCCATTCACCCATGTTGACGAAGACGGAGCAACAGGTGTTCGTATTACTGAAATTATCGATACCAGCTTACCCACTAAAAAATTAAGAGTAAGCTATCCGACATCTGCTGGGGATCGATTCGTTGCTGATGATGCATACAAAGATATGTATTTTTATACTCCGCTTGATGGAATTCTATATGATATCACTAGCAGTACGGCCTATGATGCAGGCGGCACCGCAACATTAGAGTTGGAACTTCAAAATGAAAGTCTATCCGCAATTAGCGATTTATCGACACTCGATTTTGACTTGAGTTCAACTAAGAATTATTCTATTGTTCCCAAAGTGGAAGTGAGTCGTAGTACCGGAAATCGTTGTCGTGCATTCGCAGTTTTAGACTCTTTTGGAAATATCGATGATGTTACAATCGTAGATGGTGGATCTGATTATAAATTTGCAACAGCGAAAGTTTTGTTTCCGGCACCAATTGCACCAAATGAAAATAATCCTCCAGCAGGTTATACACAAACAACGTTACGCTGCATCGTCTCTCCAACTGGCGGACATGGTAGTGATCCTGTAAAAGAACTCGCTATGAGTCAGTTGAGCGTTGCAACAACGTTCAGTGGTGCGTCTCCTTTCATACCCGGTACGAACTCTTATAGTCAAGTTGGTCTTGTTAAGAATCCTGCTTTTCTTAGCGAAACTTTTCCAGAGCAATTTGACAATCGCACAAAGATTACATTTGCTGGCCAGGCACTTTCGAATAAAGTATTTGAGGATTACTATATCAAGCAAGATGTATATGATGGATCAGAAATTGTCGAGACAGTCTTAGGTCAGGTGCATGAGATATATTACGATACTCAGGAATTTATTATAGATAGTACAGGTGCTACTGTACAAAATCCGGATTACGAAAAAACAGTTATGTTCATTACGAATAATGTTGGAGACTTCTCGGCTAAGTTTTCGACTGATCCAGCGACAACAAACAACGGAACTATTCGATATATTGAAGATATTGGTCAGTCTGGTGATGGTATTGACTATGCCATAAATAGTATTACTGATTCTGATTACGTTCCATATAGCGGAGACTTGTTGCATTTTATCGACTTTTCTCCTATAGACAGATCAGAAGATCGATTGGAAAAAATTAAATTTGTATTCGACTTTTAAAGGCAGTGGATTAAATGGGAATTAATACCGACTTAAACGTAGATCCATACTACGACGATTACGACGAGGATAAGCAGTTTAATAGAATTCTGTTCCGTCCTGCACGTGCAGTGCAAGCTAGAGAACTGACTCAACTGCAATCAATCCTTCAGAATCAGGTTGAGCGATTTGGATCAAACATCTATAAAGAAGGTACTATCATTACCGGTGTTAACTTAACCGCTCGTGATGATATTAAGTATGTCAAGTTGTCGGATAACAGAACATTTACTGATCCTTCTATTTTTAATCCCAGCGATACTACAACATATATTATCGAAGGAAGTAGTTCAGGTCTTAGAGCAGAAATTGTATCTACGGCAAATGGTTTTGAAACGCAAGCCCCAGATCTTAAAACTTTCTTTATCAAATATCTTAACACTGGCACAAATCCAGAAGACAAAGAATTCCAACAAGGCGAAGCCCTCCAGATTATTAATGCAACAACTCAGGTTCCTGTAAGCAATGTTAGTGTTACAGTTGCTAATGTTGCGGATCACGCTGGAAGTTCGTTTGGTGTGTCTTGCGAAGAAGGTGTGATCTATCAGCGTGGTCACTTCATATTCGTAGATGCTCAGTTTGTAGTCGTATCTAAGTACTTACCAGATCCCAACAACGGCACAGTTGTAGTCGATGGATCTCCTTTGGCGATTCAGCCCAACAATGTTTCAGTTGGATTTGTTGTTAAGGAAAATCTTGTTAACTCGAATCAAGACGCATCTCTCTTAGACAATGCGAGTGGATTTAACAACGAAAATGCGCCGGGCGCAGATCGTCTTCAGTTAGTACCACAGCTTACTGCGATTGCTAGTGACGAAGAGCCTGATGATTTCTTTGCTCTTATTCGATACAAGAATGGAGAAGCTGTTCGAATTCGTGACTTGACAGAATTCAATAGTATTGGTACAGAACTCGCTCGACGAACATATGAAGAATCTGGTAACTACGTAGTCAGTGGTCTTAAGGTAAGAGTTGAAGAAAACGATGCGGGTGATGTATCTGCTGTTGTAGAGCCTGGTAAAGCGTATGTATTCGGTCGTGAGATTCGTAACATCGCAGCAAAAAGACTTCCGATTGAGGGCACAACATCCACCCAGATTAAAGATGCTCAATCTACTGGTCTTTCCTATGGTCAATATTTTACATATGCATATCAAGACACTGCTGATGTTATCGATCAATTTGAGCTAGACGGCACAGAATACAGTCTCACAATTAATGCTCCTGTTAGCGATACTGGTAATACTACGATTATTGGTTCAGCGTCAGTTGCTTCTCTTTCACCAGGTAGACTGTATGTCTATAACGTACAAAAGTTAGCTGGCTATGAAAATACATCACCAACTTTCTTTCAGAATACTCCACTTACATCTATCGGAGCAGATCCAGCGGGAACACTTTATGGATTGAACGAAGGTGGACGAATCTTTGATCTAGGTAAGGACAGTCTTAAGAGTGTTCAAGAGGCGTCCTTTGTGGTTCGCAGAAGACTTCGTGTTGATACAACTGCAACGCAAATTCTAATTAATCCAGATGCGGTTCAGGGTAGATTTCCTCTTGCATCTAACATTGTTGCTGTTGCAAACAACTCAACCATCGCTCCTATTTCTTCAGTAGAAACAAACGTAGTTCCAGACGGTACTCAAATTGAAGTTAACTTAACTGAGCCTGTTGGATCGCCTGGATCGCCTGGGTATGTTTATTATGATGAGAGAATCAATGGCGTATCTCAAGATACCCTTACTGAGCTAGATGTATTTGTTCGTTCCACATATGAAGAAACTGGAAACATTGCAAAGATTGGCTTACCGAATGCTATCAAGTTACTTGAAGTTTTCGAAATTCCGACATCAGGCCCAGAAGTAGATATCACGGGTAAGTTTGTTCTTGTAAATAATCAGAAAGATCATTTTTATGATTTATCTTTCCTTAGACTGAAGATTGGCGAAACGCTTACTGACGGTACAAGTATTCGAATTAAAGTCAAGGTCTTGAGTCGAAGCTCAGTAAGCGGAAGTGGATATCTAAGCGTTAATAGTTATAGCGGAACTAGCACGAACCTTTTGAGAGTATTTGAATCGAGAGATGGTACGTTATATGATCTCAGAAACTGTTTAGACTTCCGACCCTACGCTGCACCTACTGTTGCATATTCTATTTCTTCCACAGGTGCTCAGGTTGTGAGTTTGAACCCTCCGGTGTCTGTTGAAAGAACAAATATCCCCATTGCTACTGATCATCAAATTATCAGTAAGCAAGAATACTATCTTTCTAGGATCGATAACGTAGTTATTGACGAATATGGAGACATCAGTATCTTTAAAGGCGCTGAGTCTGAAACACCTTCAAGACCATTGCTGAAAAACCTGTATCCAATTAGTCGTATTTCAGTACCCGGTAATGCCTTGAGTGTCAAAGGCGTGAATCCTATTAAGATTTTCGACGTATCTAATAAGACATATACGATGAAAGATATTGATGCTATCAATAAGAAAATTGATCGTCTTGTCACAACTGTCTCTCTCAGTCTTTTAGAGCTAAAGTCGAAAGACGTTTTCATTCCGGATGCTCAGGGTCTTGATCGATTTAAGACAGGTATTCTAGTAGACGCATGTCGAGATCTCACAGTAGCTAACATTATCGATCCGGAGTTCCGTTGTGCTGTAGATAAAACTAGAACTGTCATTACTCCGTCAGTAATCCAGTATCCCATTGATATGATTGTTTCTTCGGACGAAGCTGGAGTCGGATTCCAATCTTATGATGATATTGCTTCCATTTCAAATACTGGAACACAGGTTGTTCTATTTGATCAGCAATATGCAACCCAATTTAGAAACTGTGTAACTAACTTCTACAACTATCAGGGCAAAACAAGTTTGTTCCCAGCATTTGATGTGGGTTATGATGTCACTCAAGCGCCTGCGGTAAACATTGAAATTGATCTAGATTCAGTTATCACAGATCTTGTAGATAATATCCAAGAATTTATTCCTCTGACACGTGAACGACTGATTGACACAGAAACAACATTTAGTGGCGTTAGACGTAATCGAACAGTAACTCAAACTTCTACATTTGAGGTACTTGGTCTTACAGCGGAATCTGTTATAGACACTCAGTCTGTTGGTAACTTCATTACTGACTTTACGATGACCCCATTCGTCGCTTCACGTGAAGTTGGTATTGCAATCACCGGGCTACGACCAGGCGCTAGACACTATTTCTTCTTTGAGGGACAAGATGTAAATCAATACATCTATCCTGGCGCATTGATTGATACTGGTATCGACGATCAAGATTCTACAGTTGAAGGCCGTAATGTAGTCAAGGGTACGACCACATATCTGAATAACGGAGTCGAAACGACAAGTGGACTCGCAGGAACTCCAGTATTTGCTGATAGCACTGGAACACTACTTGCTGTTTTTGAGATTCCAGCAGAAACCTTCTATGTTGGAGAAAACACACTTGAAATTGCTGATGTAGATTCATACGATAGTTTACAAGCAGCCAAGACATCTTCCTCTAGAGCGACATATCGTGCTTATAACTTTGACGTAGAAAAAACTGAATTGAATGCCACAACTCGCACAGTTGACTTTGACGTTGACAGAGAGATTATCGAGCGTTCGATTCAACGGCCCGCCCCAACAGATCCTATTGCACAAACATTTGCGATTCGTGCTTCACAAGCAAATGGCGCAACGACTGTGTACGTCAGTGAGTTAGACTTATTCTTCAAGAGTAAGTCAGCAACAACAGGTATTACTGTTGAAATCAGAGAAGTAGTCAATGGATATCCTTCGCAAAAAGTACTTCCATTTGGTAGAAAGTATCTGAAGGCTGCTGATGTCAATGTATCGGATGACTCTGCTACTGCAACTACTATTAGATTTAGTAATCCAATCAAAATGAATGTTGAGAAAGAATACTGTTTTGTCGTAATCCCAGACGGTAACTCTCCAGACTATTTGATTTGGACTGCTAAGGTTGGTGGAACTGATGAGATTCAAAAAGCGCCTATCACTAACGATTGGGGTGACGGCGTACTCTTCACATCAACGAATGATAGTGCTTGGAAGTCCTATCAAGATGAAGACATTAAGTTCCAACTGAGAAGATATGATTTCCAGTCTACTGGTTCATCGTATATCAATCTCGTTCCGAATAACCCTGAGTTTTTGACACTGACAACTCCCATTGGAGCTTTCCAAGCGGACGAACTTGTTTATGTGGTTAAGACTAATCAATACTCGGCAACTGTAACTCAAGGTAGTCAATCAATTACAATTGGACAATCAACAGAATTTATTGCTAAAGGTTACGTGAGTATTACGGATGGTACTAATACTCACATTGCAAGAATCGTTCGAGTATTTGAAGAGACTGTTGGTCTTAATACAAATACCACACTGACAATCGATAAGCCATGGCCATATTCTGGAACTACGGGCGCAACTGCTAAAGTTGCTGTAGGTGGAAGAGTTTCTTACTACAATAGTACAAGACCAAATCGATTACACTTAAAAGATAGTTCTGCAATTCAAGATGCACGATTTGAAGCTACGGACGTTATTACTGGACTTGTATCTGGCGCAACAGCGACGATTGGTACAATTGACAATCGTGATATTTCCTACATTCAGCCACAGATTCTGATTGATAACACTATTAAGTCTTCTTCGAATCTTGTGCTTTATGATATCATTACGGAAAATAATGTTGATAGTATAGTAATTGATAGGGATATCGATGATGCATCTAATACGTATCTACTTAACAATCTTCGTACTATTAATAGTAAGTCCAACATCGCAGAAGGATCAGTAAAAGACGACTTCATTATTCGTGCGGAATTAACAAACAACGGATTCTCGGCCACGACTCCGCTTGTTGATACTGATCTTTCTATGATAAACGCATATGAGTATTTCATATCACCCGCAGAAGAGAATACATCTAAATATATTTCAAGAGAAGTAATTCTTGAAGAAGGATTTGAAGCGGAAGGATTGAAAGTGTTGCTGAGTGCGTATCGTCCAGCAGGCACATTCGTAGATGTTTATGCAAGATTTGTTTATCCTACGAATGCGGATCAGCAGAGCGAATGGTATCAGCTAGAGAATCAAACACCAGGCTTGTTTTCTAACTCATCAAACACTAAAGACTATCGTGATTTTGAATATCTCCTAAACGAGACTACAAATCCGAATGATGCAGGCGATGCAAACTGGCCTTATGCTTACTCTTCATTCCAGATCAAGCTTGTTATGCGTCAAATGACAGATCAGGAACTTGAAGATAATGAACAATCGACTGTAGTGCGTGGAGCCGCTTTGTTCCCACACATTTATGACTATAGGGCTATAGCAGTAGTATGAACAACGAAACATTTGTGAGAAAAAACGCCGGGCTTGTAAATACAGATTTACAGGCTCTTCGTGCTGCGAAAGCAAGAAAGCTTAGTGTGAATAAAATGTTCATGTTAGAGGCTCGTCTTGAAGCTATAGAGGAAAAGATCGACGATTTAATCAAAGGATTAGAGAGACTAAACAGAGATGAGTAAGAATCTTCAAGACATTGTAAACACAGATACCTTCGGCGTTTGGAAGAATCGTACAAACGAAATTCTGTTAGAACTCAGAACTTCAATTGTAACGTTGAATGATGGTATTGGAACGGGTGAAGAGAATAGCGGATTTTTAGAAATTGATGGTTATATCGAAGCGTCAGGTTTAATTGAAACAACTAGCACTGACGGCATCAAGACAGATAAGATTCAACCTTCTACTGCTCTTGCTCCAATTGAGTTTGCTGGTGACTTAGAAACAACGGGTGAACTTACTTTAATTAGTACAGCAACCACACCCGCTGGCGCATCTAATATCCTCAAGTTTTATTTGGATGATGGAATTGTTGACGGAGAAACTTGGAGTATTGGTCCGAATGACACTCACACTCGATTTGAAATCAAGGGTACAGATCTTAATACTGGAGACTCCACTGCTTCTCTTCTTTACATTGATGACGTAACTCAAACGCTAGATGGTAATATTACAATTGCTTCTAATCTTTTAGGAACTGGCGCATACGGTATCACAGTCGCTTCTTGGACAAACGAAATCACTATAGATTTTGCGGGCGATGCGTCTGGTAGTGTATCTTTTGATGGATCAACGAGTCCCGTTGAAGCAAGCTTAACTGTAACAGCATCAAGCGCCGCACAATGGACAGACGCAAGAACCGTAACCTTTGGTGGAGGAGATGTCACCGGTAATTTCACAATTGACGGAAGTGCAGATGTTTCTGACATTAATTTACAAGTTGGAGATAACTCACACAATCATACAATTGCTAACGTTACTGGTCTTCAGACTGCATTAGATGGCAAGGTAGACGACACCGGTGATACAATAACTGGAGATGTGACAGTAACAGCAGATAGCGGAACTAGCGGAGTTAAGTTAGTTGCTGCCCCAAGCACTGGTGATGGTATTATCACAACTGGAGATATTACGGCGTTTGGTACACTTTCAGATATTCGTCGCAAGAAGAACATTGAAAGAATCGAAAACGCTCTTGACAAAGTATCCGAGTTGAATGGATACACATTCCAATACATAGATAGAGAAGATCGGATGACCGGTCTTATTGCACAAGAAGTCGAAAAGGTCTTACCAGAAGCTGTTTACAGCACAGAAACATTTGACGGAGAACAAACTAAAGCACTTCGTTATGGTAACATGGTGGGCTTACTTGTAGAAGCAATTAACGAACTTCGTGAAGAAGTCGAAAAACTTAAGAACTCATGATAAATAGACATATAACTCTATTGTATAAAACAAGGTCGAACACATGGCAGAAGTAAGATTTAGTGATCTACTACCACTCGATAGCACTACTATTACAGACAGTGATCTATTTGCTGTTTCTGATAATAGTGAAACTGCGTCGAAGAAGATCGAGTTTGGTGAACTAAAAGAAGCCATTGTATCTACAGACTTCTTTACATCGAACGCAGGATTAATCGTTGATGCATTAAACGCTCATGATGACAATCCAAGCCTTGTGGGCACAATCAATGATTTAAATGCGACTCGACTGTATCACGATACTGGCCTTGTGTCAACTTCTGGATATAAGACTGGCGACTATTTCTTAAACTACGATAATTTTACTAATACTCCAGATATTCCCGTAAATTTAACTCAGTTATCGAATGACAACAATTACATTCAATTCGACGAACCAAACTCTAGACTGATACGTCAATTCAGTATAGAAGATTCTAATGGTAATGTAACGACTCAAACAGCGACAGAAATATCGACTCGATATGTAACGGAAAATACAAATCTTTACTATACCGATGAAAGAGTGGACGATTTCTTTGTTGAAAACTTTGGTCGATTCTACAATCAATTTACAGCGGCATTCGACAACGGACTTATTCGTGACAGTCTTTTAGATACTGCGGCAGAGTTTCAGAGTGTAACAGCAAGTCAATCTAGCATAGTAGAAATCCCTTCCGCAGACGTGTTTGAAAACTATCAGAAGGGACAGACTCTTCGAATCTTCGGCGCATCGCTTGATGATTCAATCGAGGACATGGATGCGTATGAGCAGTCTGGATTTAGTTTATCAGCTAATCGTGCTGGATTTGTAGAAGCTGTAGGTGCAAAACCCGGAACAGTCGCAGTAGACTTTTCGTATAGAGCCGCACTATTTGATTTACAAGACGGTAAAATCAGTAAGGTTGCGTCAACAACTGCTTCTGTTGAAATCGCAGTGCCAACAGAGTCTAGCGCCAGTGATGTATATGAGCAATTTAACTCAGATTATTTTATTCGTGTACAGTTTTCGAACATTCCAGCAGGCAAAGGAATTGCGTTATATCGTCAGCAAGGAGGCGATACCACATATAAATTGACAGCAGTTTTAGGGCCGAAGGAAACTGTAAACAATCAGTGGATTGACTATTTCACGTTTGACTATACAACTTGGTCGGGAAAAGATGGTGAGTTTTCTTACGTCAAGCAAGGCGAGATCGAAGCGACAGTCGCTATTGATAATACTTACGCTACTGTAATTCACTTCCCAGTAGCAGCCCCAACTCAACCTCAAAGAGGATGGGCTGATGTTCAGATCGAAACTTCAACACAAAATACAGTTGCAGATACAACGACATTGACGCTTAGCTCTGCTCTCTACGTAAATACAAATAGAGATTGCACACTTTGTCACAATGATACTTCTATTATACAATCTGCGATTAATGCTAACGCTGCAATTGGTCGAAAGAATATTCTTCTCAATGCTAAAACTTATATTTCTGATGGACTTGAAGTTCCTAGCAAGTTTGGTTTAGAAGGAACTACAGCCGTTACTAAAATAATTAGACTTCCTTGGTCTGGAGGTCAAACGGGTGTTTTGAATAATAAGATGATCAAATCACTATCAGATCAGGGTGCGGAAACGATTACACTTGTTGGATTCGATCTCGATGGAAACGTGAAGAACTCTTTCCTTTACAACGATGTAGCTGATGGGGATAAGAATTATGCGATTGATCTTGGTATTAATCCTATTGACGTAACTATCGATAGAGTTAGAGTCTTCGATGTGGCTGGAGGCGGAGTCTATTCACCTGGTATTACAAACTTAAAGATTACAACTTGCGATTTCTTAAATAGTGGATTATCAGATAGATATGAATATAATCCAATCGTTGCTGACGCCGCATTCACAACATTGATTACGTCATGCCGCTTTGAGAATTATACTGGTAATGTCAATGTTTCTCTGACAGATAAGGGCGTAGTAGCGAACAATATTATTAACAACTGCGGAAGCGGGTTGTTTATTTACGGATCACGATTCTTTGTATCGTCTCCAAACGTTCTGATTGGACCTGCTAACGAGTTCTTACCAACTCCAGATAGCCTGAACTCTGAATACGATGTTATCAACGTAGATTTGACAGAAGCATATCTATCTTCAGATCTATTTTCGAGTGATCAGTTTGTATATCAAGAAAATGGTAGTGCGTTTAATCTACTTCAAACAGCTAGTACCAACTACAACTCACTTAATCCTACTGCGTCAACAGTAGTTGGTACTTTGAGCTTTGAATCATTTGCTCTTAAGAAGTCTGGGACAACTGGAGTTGAGGAAATTTACTCTCCACAAAACGTGACTTCTATTCCACTTATCTCAAATACGACTTACGAAACTAGAGCGGAAGGTATCTTCGGATTCCAGATTCCACAAGCCGATGTAGCGTCTGTTAAGAAGGCACCGTTTATCGTTGATGCAAATCCAAATGAAGACTTAAACTTTTCCGGTAGCACTATTACGTCCACGACTACAGATTTGTCTGGATTCTTAGATGGAGATTCGATTGAGATCGTCGATAGTGATCAAAATAATGGACTCTATACAATCAATGGAGATTCTACAAGCACAACTTTAACTGTTGATCAAACATTCAATGGCGTTACTAATAGCGGTGGTAAGATCTTCCAGACCTCAGTGGGTAATAGATCATTTACAGCAATGTATGCTAGAGATAATGATCATATTGGATGGGCATGGTCAGCATCATACGAACAGCAAGTTAAGGCAGCAGATATAACGGGTGTAACTGGATGGTTGCCACAAGGAACTAACGCAGGCGAATTTGACTACGCAGGAACTGGTGTGCCAGAAACTGATGCTATATATCAAATACTTGTAACTGATGTCTTGAGCGGATACTTAGCTCCTAGCATTGTTCTTGATCAAGGAACTCCAGTGGCATTTAACGGATTCCATGCAGGATGGAGCAATCAACCTGCTGGCAATAGTGCTAATCAGGTGAATACTGGAGAAGTTTATTCAATTGTTCAAAATGGATCGTCGTTTGTAGTGCAAATTAGATTCAATGGTTCCGTATCGGGTCAGACTGTCGCAGAGGCCATTACTGCAAGCAACTTAACTAATGGCCAAAACATAGGTCAGATAAATATCACAGATAAGTTTGTCTTAGCGCAAGGAAGGATACTTTAATGTCTAGCATTACTAATGTAAATAATAATTCCAGTATTGTAACCGTAGGACGGACTACACCAGTCTCGCCCGGTCAACAGCCTGCTGAGAAGTCGATTCCTGTTGTCCTTGCTTCAGATCAAACTGCGATTCCCGTAGAAGAGCAAAACAAAGTACAGTCAGAAGTTGCACTTTCGCTTCTTGGTATTCCCCGAGCGGAAGTAGCGCTTGGTATCTTCGCTGATGTAAACACATATGACGTTAACCCATCAGAATGGTCAAACGCTCCCGAATTTTATCTCGCCGGACACGGTATTAAGCACCTTCCTAACGAAGCGGGTGCTCTGGTTGAAGCGCCTAGAAATAAGACTGCTGTACTGACATCAAAGCGTTTCTTCCGCTATCAGCCAGGTCGAGTATCAGCGGCTACATTCGGTATTAAGTCTACTATTTCTGCTGCCGGATACGCTCGAAATCCTGTGATCCGTAAGTATGGTATTTTCGATAACTTCGACGGATACTATTGGGAAACTAAAAACAGTGGCGTAGGAGATAACTTCTCATGTGTTCGTAGAACTCAGTCTGTATCTAGATCGCCCTCTACGCAGTATGGTGTTGCGGGACAAACTCCAAAGAGAGGTCCACAAGAAACTGGCTCAAATGTATCGGTAACTCAGGTCGACGATTATCGCTTCTGTGGTCAAGGTGAAAAAGAGATTGCCTCTTCTCCAAATCTTTTAGTAAGGGATAGAGAAATTCTTACCGGTAAGAGATTCGATCTTGTCGAAGCGACTTATGCTACTATTGTTGTAGCCTACGACCAAAGCTCTAATACTCTCAATATTGAGGGCGGCGGTACATTTACTGGATCTGGACCAGACGCTACTGACACAAATACAGTTGAAGGTGAAGTAGTCAACAACTATTATTACGATCTTGCACGAGGTATTTACGGAACTGGGGCAGTAGGATCAGCAGAAGACGGCGGTGTAGATGACGGTCTTGAACTGATTCGACTTGTAGAAGAAAAGTGTAAGAGAGACGCCGACTATTGGATAGACTTTTTCCTTCAAGATATGGAGTGGGGTGGAACAGCGCACACAATTTGGAATCTGACTAATTTCACGACAGCACTGATCCCAAACTTCTCAGCGTTTGAGGGAGCATTTTATACTCAGCTAAGCACAGACATTGGAGCAGATCCAGACTTGAGTGCTGCAGCTATCACAAAGCTTCAGAGCCTTGTCGGAACAGTAAATTCTAACTTGGAAGCATCTAGCAATCATTACACAACTCCCGTAAACTGGACAGGTATCGCTGGATTCTCGTATGGTAGCCGTGGACAAATTGACACATTCTATGACGTTAAGAAAAACTATTGGGGATACTTTGTTTCTACTTTTAGTGATAGTGGTGCGGCTACATCAAATCCATACAACGATAGAGTAGTTTCAACTTACTTTGACGAATCTAATAATCCAATTACAGACGATACTGCTACTGCATACACAGGTAAGTACGGAAGAACATTTACGCTTGCTGAGGTCAAGTATAAGTGTCAACGAGATATTGCGGACTTTGTTGTTGAAGGATTCAAGAACGATATTGCTGGCGGCGGTATCGCAGAAACAAAATATAATATGTCGATGTACTATCAAGATGCTGGACTTTCAGTATCATCTCAGAATGTTACGGAAAAGCCTAGGCATCAATATCTTAAGAGACTCATCACTTTTGATTTGACAGATAAGCTGGGCTACGCTACTAATAATACTAACTACGTAAAGCAGGAAGATCTTAGTGATAAAGTTATTGCTAACTTTGATTTTGAAAACGTAGAAACAACAGTAACTGGTGAGCGAGGATTTGCAGGTAACTTGGTTGCTCTTCGTGACGGCCTGATTATGGTTCACGCTGGTGTCTACGATCCAAACTTACTCAAAGAAAAGAAGAAGATTCGAGTTGTATGTGATACTGATAATCAGTTGAAGTTAACTGAAGGTAAAGTAACATTTGGACAACACGTTCGATTCGCTCAAGCCGGAGATACAGTTGCGACTATTGGAGGCTTAGAGCCTGGTGCAATTTATCAAGTAGATTCTGTAGTTGGCCCGAAGGGTAATGAGTTTACTTTGAAGTCTACGGATGGAGTAACAGCAATTAACTTTACTCAAGCTCAGTTTGCAACAGCGGAAGCGAATGGTGGCAATCCCGCAAATGTCTTCTTCGAGACAGTTGTTCCTTTCTTAATGCCCGATAAGGCTGTAACAACAGGTAACGTTACATACAATGGATATGATCCAGATATCTATCGTCCGGTTGGGCTTGGAGGCTCTGGTAACCCAATCCAAGAATCAGCGGATCCATTCCCAGAAGGAATGATGTTCCCTTATCAATACTCAAGTGATGGCTATATGCCCACAAGCACTGCGGATGCACAAGCGGTCGCTGAAAGTGGACTTCTCGTTGGGTTTATTAACACAGCATGGGCGATTACAAATCAGCAGGAGGCGCTTGAGCTACGAAAGCAAATTGATGCTGTTAACTTTATTCCCGAGTATATTAACTGGGTTAAAAATAACGTCAAGCCAGAATTCTGGGGCGTATATGAATATCGAGTTCCAAGAAGTCGATATAGTTTCGACAAACTTGACGGAAAGTCAAACTCATCGGCCAAGCATGGATATCGAGTATACAGTGACGTAGCAACTGGTGATACTGGTATCGTTCGACCCGGACAAGCATATGCACCGGGCGGACAGATTGCTACAGCCGATAGTTTGTATAGCTTTGACTTCACGAAAGTGACGATGCTTAAGATTGAATTCTCATGGTACGGTGCGGTAGGTGCATTGTTCTTAGCATACGTTCCCGTAGACAACGGAGAAGCACGTTGGGTTCGAGTCCATCACTTGAGAGCGTCGAATCAGTTGAAGATTGCTTCGCTTGGTAACGCTACACTTCCAATCACGTATAATGTATACGGCGGTGGTGATACGCTTGCACTCGGCGATGAAGAAGAGTCTTTGACACCAGCCGGAGCAAACTACGAAACAAACTCTCACAACATTGTAAAGTATGGTGCTTCTTACTATATCGATGGTGGAGATAGAGGAACAGTAAGACTTTACTCTCACAACAATGAAAGTCTCGTTCCAGCCGCAGGCAAGAACTGGGCATTGTCTAATGGTACAAGCACATACAATGCGGCTGATCCAGATGGTCCTGCTATTACACTTAATCTCAGCGGAACGTCAAACGATACTATTAACTCGACGTATTTCATGGGAGCATTGCTAAAGACAACCAATGCGGCTGATCAAAACATTCGAGTAATTTATGCAAATGGATTAGACTCAGGATCGACTGGTAAGCTTATTCTGTCTTCCGCTCCGCAGGACACAACTGTTAGCAACTTTACCTTGATCGCTGATCGTGCAACCAATGTTTACGGTCTTGAAACAAAGCGAGTTATTTTAAGTACGGAAGAAGGTAACGCTGTTCGTAACAGAGTTCAGGTTTATCCCACTAAGATGTCTACTTCAAACATCGGTAACAACCCTGTTCGTTTGAGAATGAGAAAGACTCCAATTTTCCAGACTGAAGTACAGCCCAATGGTACGCTGACAATTGCATCTTTGTATGATATCACTTCAGCTAATCTTCCGCTCGACGTTACTGAGTCTGGTGGCGCTGGAACATACATGGCAAACGGAGAAGAAATTTACGGCTGGTTCAGAGCGCTGATTGATTCGACTTCTTCTGTCACAGTATTCGGTCGGTTGTACAAAGAAGCGGATGAATATTATTTCGATGCTAAAACAACATTTAGCGGTGTAATTACATTAACGCTTGATGCATTCCTACCTGATAAGCGATTTGATGTCGGAGGTGTTGAGTACACCACAACGACTAAAGTCACTGAAGAGAAGGAAGGACTGAGTTCTATCTTGATTGCAACTGATCCCGTTGTTCCTATACCCGGTACTGGAATTAACGTAGCGACAGTTTATCTACAGCAAGGAACTGAGCAATTTGATTTGGCGTCATACTTCGATTATAACAAAGAATATTTGTCATTCCCACTTACTGATACTACGGAATCTTTGTATCTTGCTGTTGACTCTGATACAGCGGAAAACGATCTAGATGACAATATAAGTATAGGAATAACGTGGGAAGAGCAGTGATCTATGCCAAAGCAAATACAGATTGGTTATGACAAGGTACCAGCCCCTGTAACCAAACAGTTTCCTCAACTCGTCGATATCGAGGGTATTCCCCTTACTGATTCAGCGGGGAACCCTCTGCTTACAGAAGAGGATGCTATTCTTGGGTCTTTCGCTCGGGCTGAAGCCGCACTATCAACTGTCGCAAATAATACAGGAAAAGAGCAATCCATTCCTGTCGTTGAGCAGTTTCCATTAGAGTCTGAGGTTAGTAGCTCACTACTAGGCGTTCCTCGTGGTGAAGAACAATTGAGTCTTTTTTCTGATGTATCTACATATGGTCTAGATGAAGATAATTGGAACTACTACACATTCAGCTCACCAACAAAGTATCCTATTGAATGGTTCACTAAAGAGAACACTAAATTTGGTCGAAGACGATATCCTGATTTCTACGAGGGCACTGAAGAGCAAGCGCTTTATTTAGAATCTTTTCCTACACAGTACACATTTCCACGTGGTCCTATTGAAAGCAGAGAAGATGAGCCAGGCTCTCAGTTTAGAAACTATATGAACTTTATCGCTCTCGGTAAAGTTTTATATAAAAGATTCTCCGGATCGTCTGCGGGCGCTTTTGCTGAGTTATACTTCTTAGATGACGATATTCAAATTGTAGCAAATACCAATGGTGATGTTATCAATATTGATGCTGGTGAATTTCAGTATACTATAGGAGATAGAACAAGCGGATTTCTCCTAAATGCTCAAGATTATTTTGACGTAGACTACGGTCCAAATTTACAATCATCGTTTGATCAGATTGAAAAGTGGACAGAGCTTTTCATTGAAATTCAAGACGGAACTGCTCAATTGCCAGATGGATTCACTGGCGGATCTTCGGGAAACTTCGTAGATACAGAGGACTTTGATGCGATTCAAACATTCGCTGTTCAAAACTGTCGGCCTGGTGCGAGTTCTACAGCGGAATCGTTTGCAATTCTTGAAAGTAAAAACACATATCGATATCAACCCGGACGTATTTCTGGATTCACATTTGGTATTCGTTTGCAGGCTGATCCTCAGTCTTCAGCGAACTATATCGAATGGGGATGCTCTAACTCAACTGATGAATATATGTTTCAGTTGGTTGGTTCAAGATTAAACATTGTACGTCGAAGTGTTGTCCCATTTCCTCAAGAGTTACTTGAAGATAGATTTGGTAAAAATTTCGATGATCAGATTCTAAAGTATCCTGTAGGACTTGGAAATGAAAATCCATTATGGGAGACTGTGTTTGAGAGACGTGATTGGAATGGAGATAAGCTAGATGGTTCCGGCCCATCTGGTTATATTCTTTCGTTCGAAGACGTTACCATGTACAAAATTGAGTTTTCGTGGTATGGCGCTATTGGTGCAAAGTTTTATGCATATGTTCCCGTAGACAACGGAGAAGCACGTTGGGTTCTCATGCACACTCTCGTTATTGAGAATGGTATGGATGGTCCGATCATGCAGAATCCAGATATGAAGTTCAAGTATCTTCTGTACGCTACAGATACTTCTAGAATCTTTCAGCCTCTATATGTTTTCAAGTATGGATCTTCTTACTACATCGATGGCGGCGATGAAGGAACAATTAGGCTTTCGACATTTACGACTGATTCAAAAGAGTTCTTGAATCGGAAACCAATTATTGGTATACTACCTAAAGAGTCTATTTTAAATCAAGATGGATTTGAAATCGATAACTTTAAGAAAGGGTACCCAGATACAATTTCTGTCGCTTCCGATACAAATGTAAGAATCGATATTGAAGAAGTGGTAGGTGCTCCATCTGGGCAGCACTTTACATTTCAGCCAAGTTTAATTAATGCGGAGAGTCCATTTTCAAGAGAACTTCCATTTATTTTTGGTACAGAAGGAGCGGGTGGAAATCAAGCAGAGGATCAGCCTGCAATAGATTCCATTTCGCTGAGAGAAAGCGAGCTACCTTCTATTAGCAACGTCACCGGATTTACTTTTGATGCTAGTTATATAGAACATCCGACTGAAGATCTTTCTATTTTCCAGCCCGGTGATGAAATCCTTGTAAGTGGATCTACATCGCAAGATGGAAGATATCTTGTGCTTTCTTACGATCAACCAAATAATGAATTGTCAATTCGATACCTCCCCGATGCTCAACCAGACATTACAGTAAACGGATTCCCAGGTGGAGACGACAGTAATGCTGATTCTGCTGCAGTGTCAATCAAAACAACTGGAATTAAAGAAACCGAAGACGAAGCAAAACTAATCGGGAATGGTATATACAACGTATATTTGCAGTATGAAGCAAATGCAATTTTAAATGATCAATTACTCTCTTCAGCAATACTAAGAAGAAGACAGTATTTACTCGGTGTAGACACAATTAGCAAATTTGTTAAAACTGATGGCCAAACACTTGTTGAAGCTGGTGATCGATTTGATGCAAGAGTGAGTGCATATAATACAATAACTGCGTCTACTGTACCAATTTATGCCAATGAATTTATTGTTCACTTTATGGTTCCAAATCCGAGAGATCCAGAATACGCAAGCTATCACTATGCAGACTTCGGATTTACCTTTACATCTTCCGTTCCTCAAACTGCTTTCTGTGACAATGGAGAGCAGAGATTAGCGTTTGTAGATCCACTAGATCCAGGTTTAGTACCAAAAGAAATTGATCTTAAATTAAATCCATTTGTCGAATACCATCATTACGATTCTCAATTTGACTTTATTAACAAAGCGGAGTATCGAGAATGGGATCCTGCGTTTGGTGAGCGGTTTATGATCGATTCTCGTCAACCAGCCCCCGATGGCGGCAATGACGGATATATCGCAGCGTTCAAAGGATCTGTAACGTTTAGCGACTATGATATTCAAAGTGATTTAGCTCAAGCACAATCAGAGCTACAATCAACCGGACTCTATCGACTTTACTTTTCAAGTATATCAAGTTTTCCGCCGAATTCATTGCTTGATGAAGATCCGACATCTCTTACGTCAGAAGTCGGAATTAACACCGAAGGCACTGGCTGGTTCTACGTTGGTCAATCGGAGCTTGACGGAACAGATCGATTTATTAGAATTAGGCAAGTAGATACTGGACCCGGCATTACTATTCAGAACATTTTAGATGCAGGAAGCGTTCAAACTAAGCAGTTAATACTAGAAGATCAGTGGGAGCTATCGTCTTTCCCATCAGGTGTGGAAGTTGATCCAGCTAATCCTCCCGAGAGAAGATTTACTCAGCAAGAATTTACTGTAGGAAAGGCTTTGCGATTTAATAGTCAGCCTTTCTATCTTGTCATGGCGCTCCGAGACTATGCTGCAGTAAACAATATTTCAGTGGAAGAGATTACGCCTGAAGCTAGATTTACTCATACACCACAGTTTATTACAGGAACAACTGAATCTCAGTCATTAACATATGATCGATTTGGCAACTCTAGTGAAAACAATCCCCCATCAAACTTCAAAGATATTGAAAGGCTGTCTGGGTTAAGATACGATTCGCAGACTGAAAATCCACTTCGACCCGGTAATGTGATATACTCGTTTTACGTTGAAGAGAATAAACCGGAAACATTTAGACTTGACAATATTTTTAACTACGATAGAAAGTCTTTGTCAAGAGGTCAGCTAAATAATAAAGCAATCTTCTTTACCGCTACGTCTACAGATGGCGTTACGTCAGGTAATATAGAAATGAGCTTGACTTCGAAGGAACAATAATGGCTACAATTTTTCGTGGACTAAATGTTAATCGATTCCTCAATGATGTCGATGATAAAGACGAGGCTTTACAAAATTTGGGAATCAATATCCAAGATCTCGATGCTATTCGAGGGATTAGCGATGTTGTAAGTGGCGTGGAGCTTCGTCTTCTAGCGGGTCTACAGGACGATCAGCGTAAAGAATTTGTGTCTCTCGCCGAATCAGCAAAAGAGGTGGGTGGACGATTAGAGTCTCTGCAAGATTTCAGAAACCCGTTCGACTTTAACTTGACAATCGACAACAAGTTGTCTGGGTCTGCGATTAAGTATAACTATCTTGATCTTTCCGATATTTTAAATCCCGTACAAAAGTCTGCTGACATTTCCACATCGAGAATTTCTTCTTGGTCATCAACTGAGCCCGGTAAGATATTCTACGGTGGCGAGCTACTAGTTACTGGAGACAAGATAGAACTAGGTAGCTTTAGGCTTACACAAGCGCCCATTCAAAAAACTTTCAGAGCGGAAGTTGCTACACATGAAATTGCTTTGAAGTTTACAGCGGCCGGAGGGGGCACTGTACAAAGAACTGCATATGCCATGAAGGGAATTCCACTTCAATTTGATGCGTTTTTTAAAGATGCTGATTTCCGTAGCGCTGTGAATAGCGGAGGTCTTACTGATGGATTGGGAACGATTCCCGCCACTTGGAGAATTGTCAACGAAGATAACGGATTTAGCTACGACTCTGGTGATGGTACGATCAAAGCCCCAATCGGAACAGGAACTGTAGCGTCACCAGGCGTATATACATTTCGAGATCCGGGCGCAAAAGCAAGAAAGATTGAGTTCTTTTATCCGCCGGATAGAATTTTACGTCTTGACATTACAGGTGTAAATTTGAGCGACTGGCCTAGTGTAAGTATCAGTAACTTAGAATACTTAGATATCAGACTAAACGATTTTTTTGAGATGCCTAAGTTCGGTCAGGGTACAGGCGCTTACGGATCTATTACAACTAACGTTGCTCTTGCGCCAAATCTTCAAACGCTTATACTCACAGGCAATAATATGAGTAGAGCGCTAGATTCTAACGGCGATCAAGTTACAGCAAATGTGCAACTACAATATCTTCCTACTACTCTTACGTCATTAACGATGAATGGTACGTTTTCAGATAGTGAAGTAATTGATCTCCGTTATCTGACCAATTTAACAACGATATCAATGGATACTTTTTATACTCGTGATGCCGCTCGTGCGATGACTGGCTCGACGGATACCGATCTCGCTAACGCTGCGGAGCCTAAAAACGGCACTTCGCCAAGAGTTCACCCAGGAATCGTAAGCTATAATGTTACAAGACAGCCTTATTCTAGACTTGCAGACGGAGTATGCGATTCTACTACATTGAGTAGACTTGATATTACTTTATGCGATATTGTAAGAAGAGAAACTGCGAGAGACAACAACAACGCAGACGTTCCTAATGCGTCAGCTTCGCCTATACAAAAAGCGTTGACAATTGCATCTCCAACTATTGATTATTTCTACTCATATAGTAATAGTCATAACATTGTTAACTTCAATAGCAATACCTCTATTTTTTATTATTGGCACAGATACTCCAGAGGTTTGCCCACTTTTAGTGATTCGGAATCAGTAGCTACTGTTGGGCTGGGTCAGCAACCAGCGGGAGAAGCACAAGGCGCTGGACGCACATTGAATACTAAAATTCAAGGTTGCACTAACTTATACTATATGAATTTCTATGCAACAGACTGCGAAGACGATATAGAAAATACATTCTCTAATCTACCTAGACTTTATCGATTTGATACTAGATGGTCTAGAATGTATGGTAGATTTAGCTCCGACTCTTTCGTGGGTACTCCTAACATGGGAGTATTCTTAGTCTCAGGAAGTCTACACGGAAACCCAAGCTATCCGAATCCAGATCTTGCAAGAGATGATTTTTTCAGTGTAAATACTGGCGCACCTGATGCCGGAACTATTTTTGAAAAAACACCCAACTTCGGATATCTTTACTGCTATAATAACATTAACATTGGTGGCGATCTTCCAGACTTAAGCACTAACACTAATCTGAGAGTTATCTATATTCGTAACACATCGTTTGGTACTAGGTTGAATGATGTTCCTAGTGCACCGCTGCCTTCTTTTGCCGCAAACTTTAGACTGTACTATCTAAGAGCGGATTACAACAAGTTTACTGGGGCGTGTCCAGCCTTTGATTCGAACGGATTATACTATCTATTCTTGGCTGGAAATAGATTCACATCACTTCCAGCATTTAGTGGAACTAATATTCGATATGTTTACTTACAGCAAAACGATATTGGTGGGAACGGATCGAAAACTGGTGTTACTACAGGCGCTATTATTCCTACATACGATCAGTGTCCTAGACTATTACGTCTTTATCTAAACCAAAATGAATTTACTGGATATACTGCAGGAGCAATTGCATCTAACTTGATTATCCAAACAATCGACTTCAGTAACAATAACTTGACTGCATCTGACGGTGTAAACATTATCAATGATCTTGCGGCTAATTATAATGCGAACCCGAGAGGGGGAGTTTCAGTTAATCTGATTAACCAAAATGGTCTGACGGAATCAGCGATTCTTGGTGATCAGTCTGCTGGACCCAATCTAAGTTTCTTAAGATCAGTCGGCTGGTCTATTCAGTTATCACCGTAAGCGGAATACGAAAATGGCTCAAGGATTTGTAATACAAAATAACTTCTTTGAAAGTGACACGGGCGCTTCGGACAGAGGCATCCTTGATAACTTAGGAGGAAGCGGTATCACGAATGATATCCTTTTGTTCGATGGAAATCTTCGTGCTGTTAGTTCAATCAAAGCAGTAGAGAGTCCTACGATTGCAGTAACTGATTTTGTTTTTACCGCACCCAATACAATCGTATCAAATACAGCAAACTTCCTCGTACTCAATGATGGCGACACAATAGTCATATCTGAAACAGTAGACGGTCTGAATGATGGGACGTTTACTGTCAGTGGACAGCCGCAACAAACTACTTTGACTGTTGCGGGAACTTCTGGTGGTGACGCTCAAGATATTGTAACGTCTTCTGGAGAAGGAACAATCGTTGGGCCTAATGCACCCAACTATGAAGTCGTAGATGGTGAGATTGTAATCATAGGAGAAGGTATTGTTCCATACGCTGAAGGAACTTTGGTGTCCTATGCGAATGAGGGTGAGGCAGATGAATTTACTTACAAATATCGAGCAACTGACTCTGATACGCTTACTCGATTTTCTCTGATCGATACAACAACAGATCTTCCCTTTGTTCCGACTGCGCCGTTTAAAAACATTAATCGATCAGACTCTATTACGCAAAGCGATCTGTTTAACTTAAACACGCCCCGACCGGATACTGGAGTAGCATTTCTCGAAGGTAATAGTCAAGACGATGAAGAAGGCGCACCGGGCGCTGACGGTGAAAATGAAGCAACTGGGTCTACATCGCTGTTTGATCAGTTTAGTCTAGGGGAGCAGATTGCCTATATTCAAGAAAGAATTTCTCTGTTTGCATATAAGAGAGGTCGAGTTCCTATTACAAATAAGGATACTCTTTTAAACGCAAACGTCACTTTTGATGGTAGTATCTCTCTCGCAAACTTTAGTGGAATAAACTTAGAAATATCGAACCCAAGTCCACCTCCAGCCAACATAGTGAATCCCGCAGCACCTGGTTTGTTCATTCGAGGAATTGATGGCACTGCAATTAAAGCGTTTACAGATTTGTCAAATCCTTGGGGAGCGGATAACCCAAGTCCGACACCTGGTCCTAATGTTGCTACTGATAGGCTCTTTACGGAACAAGATGCTGATGGTATTAATATTGTTGACGTTCAGATTAACAAGCTTAGCTTTAAACCTACTACGGGAAATCAGCCAGAGTTTATTTTCAACAGTGGAGTTGGCGTAGTGTCTGTGTCTACAATTAATATCAACGATTACACGCACAAGCTCCCCGCTACGATTAACGGGGAACTTTACTACTTGCTATTACAATCTGCTTAATTACTGTATTAGTAGATTAAAAGTTGCGCCTTCATATTCGATAGGAACAACATTATTCGCTGTTGTTGTTCCTCCCAGAAGTGTTACAGTTGAACCAGATGGATCATCAATTTCTAATTCACTAAATGCTAGTTTACACGCAACGTTTGCGGGGGTGTCTGTACTATTTGTTCCCACTTTTAAATTTGGATTAGATGCTGTGGTGCTGAGTCCAGTATTTGTTCCAGCGAAAGGAGGTGCTGTGTTTAGTGGAATAACACAAAACTCTTTTGATTGTCCGCCTGGGTTGAATGATTGACTAATAAATACGATAGTCACGTTCGTTGGAATATCTTCCGAAGTGGGCGAGCTTAACGTAATATCAGTACCATTGACAACAGTAAGTGTAACATTACTTGCTGCTGGAATTGCATCTCCAAATTGAACGTAATCACCATTGGTTAAGCCAGCAGTATCTGTCAATGTTAAAGTTGACGATCCCGAAGGTAAGAATGTAGCTGGCGAGGCTACAACCAACTCTTTTCCTAATACACCTTCGCATGGAATGATAGCAGTTTGATCTTTTAATCCCGCATTGGAGTAAACTGCAACCACGTATGTTGATGTTCCGAAAGAAGACACACCTGGTAGATTTGTGTCTACGGGAGTTGTCATCGTAACAGCACCTGCGACATCACTCGGATCTGGCGTAGCATTAGGTCCAAGTGGAGATCCCGCAACAATACTTCCTGCTGATGCCGTCTGAGCATATCCGATAACAAGCATGTTTCTTTCAATCGGAGTATAAGTTCCAGTAATATCTCCAGAAACGCTAATCGAAGGAGTCGGGCCTCCAGTAATTTGAGTGACACTACCCGTTGATCCATTGTAATTGTATAGACCAATCAATCCTGCATTGTCGAAAAACACAACATCATAGACCCCATCTAACGCAAACGGGCCGAACGTAGGATTTGTATCGTCTGTATCGACGTAAACGATGTCAAGCCCAGTAATCGGATCTTCTTGCACACTGAACACCTGGTAAACATAACTAGATCCTTGACCAAGATCAATTAGCATCCAAGTGCCTTCTTTAATATCGCTGTTGATAGCGGTCGCACATTCAAGTCGCCCAAATCCTCTGTGCGTGACTGAAACTCCACCCAGTGTTTTTTCCGCCGCTGTTTGGGGTGGAGTGTAGTCTAGTAGTAAAACTCCGTTTACATCGAGTTGCTCAGACATGTCTTGATTGATGGGCCGGGCTCTTACGTCTTCGAATACTTTGTAGCTGTACTGACTAAAAGTTTGATTACCCGCAGGTATAGAGTATACGTCAGTAAAGGGAAATCTATCATCGTTTCCTTGATCTTCAAGTAAAACCTTTGAGCGATACACTTTGTTGTCGGTTGCCGGAGTCTCGCCGGGTCGAATTGACAATTCAGATGGACGTGGGAACCAGTAAGTCAATCTTATCTTGGTTCTTTGTCCAAGCCTCGGACGAGTGATATAAATTATTCCTGTCCTAACTTCTTGAATACCAACTTCGAAGTAATGATAAAGAATTGTCTGTCCTCCACCCCCTCCAACAAAATCAAGATCCCCTTCGACGGTGATTGTTTGAGCGACTTCATCAATTGCAGTTACAGTATATTCTGTGTTTGGATCATATGTACCGCCTGGGTTTGTGGTGATAACATCTCCGCTAGCTACGTATCGAATATCATCTCCGTAGTTTAAGACAGTAGATGATCCATCATAAGCAGTTTGGACAGTGACATTACCTATTGGTATTTCTCGTGTTTGATCGTAAATGTTCTTCTTTGTTATCCAGTTACCGTCATTCAAGGTATCTTCTTCTACTAAAAACATACCTGTTGTTTCAAAAACGAAACTGAAGTCACTGGACATATATCCCGTCCATTGTATTAGACCATATGCATCCGGAAATGTTGGGTGCAACTTTCCATCAAAAGAAAAAATACCTCTATCCCAAAAGAATTCTGGCCCAATAATATCTCGTCTTAAAAATGGATGACCTGGCTCTACAGCGGGATCTGGTACATAAGTCGAGAATAGATTTCCTGTTCCGACTAAATCGTCTTTATCCGTTACAGCGACTGCTTGACTATTTCCAGTTGTTGTTGCAGATGCTGTTGGAGTTACCCGAGTAGAAGGAACAAAGTTTGCTAAAAATCCGTCACCTCCACCAATAAATGGTGGATCACCAAAGATTGTTTGGAAGTTACTAATGAAATCTTGGATTCTTAGAAGCGGTGTTACTGGAAGATTAGCACCATCTGAAAGTCGAGTAAATGTTACGACTCTACCATCTAGCTCTCGAAAGTCATCTGGACTAATCGCAGTGTTTCTCAGTCCGTCGATGATTAGCAAATCGTCTGGAATAAATCCATCTCCGGACACTGAGATATTATCTAGCAGATTCGTGAGAGCCGATATTGGATTCGAGAGATCAGCTAAATTTTTATCTGCTCTCAATCCAAACTTTTGATATTTTCTAGACATAGGAATCCATTTTGTTAAATGAAAGGTTTATTGTATTTATAAATATAATCATGATTACTTAGGAGATCCCAATGGCTATCAAAGCAAATCTTGTCGTTGATCAAGGCACAGATTTTTCAGCAACTATTGACGTTACAGATATCGACGGCGAAGTTTTTGATTTGTCGGGATATACAGTTGCCGCACAAATGCGTAAAAACTATGCGTCAACAACAGCGATCACATTCAGCGCCGCCCAAACCGGAGCAACGGGTCAGATCACGCTGGCATTAAACTCTGCACAGACAGTAGATATCGTTCCGGGTCGTTACCTATATGATGTAGAGATGACTTCTTTGGGTGGAGACATCACAAGAGTTGTAGAAGGAGTTGTGACAGTTACACCGGGTATCACTAGAATTTAAGGTAAGCTATAATGGGAAATATTAAAGCTACAGTAGCCCCAAGAAAGAATATTGTCGTAACAAACTACACCGCTGGAGCAAGCGGTGGTGGACTTGGACTTAATAATGGTGGATTTACAACTGAAAATATTCTTCCTAATCAAGTGCTCGATTCCTTTGATCTTAATACAGTTAGATTTGCTAAGTATGCGATTCAAGGAACATACAACAACGAAATTCATGTGCTGGAGTTGAATCTTACACATGACGGAACTGAAACTTTTATTAGTGTCTACGGTGAGATATTGAGTGATCCTGTACAACCATTGTTCACCTTTGACGCAGATATTGACACAAACTCAAATGAAGTAAGGCTTCTTGTTAGCCCGCTTTTTGTAGGAACTTCAATTAAATTTAGTCGAATAGAAGTTTTAGTATAAATAATTCATAAGGTCAACGGGGAGAGGGAACCTTGGCTACGTTTCAAGATTTTATTGTAAAAAATGGTCTTGTTGTCAATAATGGCGCAACGATCAGTCAGGCTGTTACTATCGGACAGGATGCGACAATCAACGGTATTACTGTTGGTGAAGGTCCAGTTGCGAACAATCTTGTATACGGCGTATCTCCTCTAGCAAATAATGTCTCTGGACAAAATAACATTGCTATTGGAAATAACGCTGGGCAAGCGGTCACTGGATCAAACAACGTCATTATTGGTAATTTCAACGGAAACTCTAATGGGCTTGACATTTCATCGTCAAGTGGGAATGTTGTTTTAGCGGATGGATTAGGTGTTCCAAGACTCCTCGTAGACTCTCAAGGTCGTGTCGGGATTAATAATCTCAGCCCAACTGTTGAACTCGAAGTTGGTGGAGACGTAAAAGCAACAAACATTGAAGCATCTACGCTAAACTTAACAGGAGATATCACTGTTGGTGGAACAATCAACGCTGATGACTTCTTATTTACTGGGCCTTTCTTCACTCTGAATGAAGATCTTTCTAATCAAGTTGTTCCCTTCGAAGACGCTGGCTTGATTGTAAATCGTGGTGCTGAGCCTGATGTCTCGTTCTTTTGGGATGAAGACAATGATTACTGGACTACAGGGACTGATCCCAACACTGCTCAATTAGCTGAACTTGAAGCATATATTGACGGTGGAATCTATTAATACATTTTTTAGCGCCTAAAGCAATTATACAGGTAAAGAGACATTATGTCAATAATAAGACACAAAAGAAGCGACATTGCTGGAAGGGTTCCAACAACAACACAGATTGATACTGGTGAAATTGCTATCAACACTCATGATGGCAAGATGTACTTTACTCGTGATAAAGATGGAACTATTAGCGTCAGAGAAGTAGGCTTAGCGGAGAGAACTGATAATGTCTTATACGTCTCGAAAACTGGAAGCGATACGGATAACAATGGAACGACTCTTGCAGAAGCTTTCGCAACAATTAACCAAGCACTCTCAGTTGCCCAACCAGGCACAACTATTTTTCTAAAGAGCGGAGATCATGTTCTAGACAATAGCGCAGGTGGTGTAAACATCCCAGAAAGAGTTGCGATTGTCGGAGACAATCTTCGCACAACAAATATTCGTCCTTCAGTGTCAACGAACGATCTCTTTTATGTAAATAACGGATCTCACTTCACCGGTGTAACGTTTAGAGACTATGTGTCTCCTTCAGCGGCTGTATCGTTTAATCCAGACGGATCAGCAGGCGAGATTCGAACATCTCCTTATGTTCAAAACTGTAGTTCAATTACAACTACCGGAACAGGAATGAGAATCGACGGCAATCACTGTTCCGGTCTTCGTTCAATGGTTGCTGATGCATACACTAATATCAACTTTGGCGGAATTGGCGTTCATCTTCTGAATCGTGGATATGCTCAGCTTGTATCTCAGTTTACGATTTCGTGCGAAGATGGGATTCTAGCGGAAAACGGTGGATTCTGCTCTCTAACAAACTCAAACTGCTCATTCGGTACTTACGGGTTGAGAGCAACAGGTACGAGTGGTGTCATATATACAGCCACTTCGTCTGGACTGGCTAGAGCAACAACGAGTGTGATTGAGTTAAAAGATGTTACAGAGCGACCCAAATACGGAGATGCTATTAAGTTTGCGGGGATTGACAAGTATCACACAGTAGAAAACACATCGGGTCTTTTTGTTACAGAAGAAATTGAAAACATTGTATATCCTGCGGCACCAGGTTCTACTGTAAATGAATTAAATGCGTCTCAGCAACTTCAAAACAATAGAACATTTGCGTCAGAAAAGACTGTCAGATACATTGAAGAAAACTATCCGGAAATCGAGTATAACATCGGTAAGTGTAAGAGAGATATTCATTACATCGTTGATGCACTTACTCATGATATTTTGTATGGCGGTAATACAGCAACCCTTTCTGTTGCTCAGGCATACTTTGTTGGAGCGGTTAGTCAGTTACCCGCAGATCAAGTTACTGCAACAATTAACTCATATGAATATTTGAAAACTTTGCTTGGACAAATCGTTCAAGAACTAGCAATGGGTCAGAACACAGATGCTGCAGCCGCTAGTCAGACAGAGACTAATCGTGTTGAAGCCTTAGTTGATATTATTATCGATGTAATTACAGCAGGCAATCTTGACAATCTTCCTGCCGTTGTCGATCCAGACTTTACTGGTGTAGATTTGACAGATTATAACACAATCTTAGCGGCAAAAGCAACACTTCAAGCGGACGTGATTACATATATTAACACAACATATCCAGCACTTGATTACGATGAAGCAAAGTGTAGTCGAGACGTTGGTTTGATTGTTGATGCGGTAATACGAGATCTTGCGCTTGGTACAGATTATAACTCTACGCTTGCTGGTGCATCGTATCAGAGAGCAAACGCATCGGTTGTAGTAAATGAGCAAGAAGCTGAAACTGTTGACGCTATTAACTATCTTCGAGATCAAATCAATGCATTAGCGATTGATCCCGCAACACAATCTATTGTGACAACGAGCATTTCGACAATTACAACAATTATAGTAGATGGTGATACAGCAACACTCACGCTTCTTGAGTCTTTGGATCAGGATATTGTTGATTCGACTACAATGGAGTTTTTCCAAAGAAGTCTGATTGTTGCTAGCTCGATTACATTTGAATATATAGGAACAGGCACTGAAGTATTCTATAATACTCCGAGAACAGGTGCGATTCCAATTCAAGCGAACGAAATTGTATTTGACGATAACAATGCTGGACAAGTGTACTTTACAAGTACGGATCACAAAGGTGATTTCAGAATTGGATCAGAACTTTTAATTAACAGGGACGCAGGTATTATTGAGGGTGTGACCTTCGATAGATCACTTTTTGCTGTGTTGACGCCCTACATATTAGCGATAGAAGGATAAGAAAATGGCCACGCCACTTAATGTATTCAGAACAGTCACGGCTGAGTTGACAACGAGCAACGATGTATTGTATACTGCTCCAGTAGGATTCACTGGTATTATCCTAATGGCGCAGATAACTAACATTACTGCGAATCCGGTCAGCACGACTTTTTCTCATTTCAAAACAACAGGCGCTATCGAAACAGAGCTTGTGAAAGATTTTGATGTTGCACCTAACGATGCTGTAAATGCGATTACCGGAAAACTTATTTTAGAAGACGGAGACTCAGTAAAGGGTAGTGCATCAGTCAATAGCACTTTGAAGATTACTCTTAGTGTACTGGAGTCTCTAAATGCGTAGTATAGGTCTGCTCAGTAATCGAGCAAAGAAAAATGTTGGAAGCGATTTAGCACCCGAACGATATGAATACCTTAGTCTTGAAAATGCGGAGCCTGACTTTGGGTTCCCTGCTGCTGACGATTCTCTCATTGGCTCCAACGCCGATGGCTCAAGACGTTTTTTCACGACCGATACGGGGTTATCGATTGATCCTTCCGGAGTTATCACTGGTGATGAAACCACTTTCGTAATTAATCCTCTTGCGTACAAGTACACAAACGCAACGACTCTCCGTGGTGTTCTAACGGATATTAATGCAAACTCCACACATACAAATGTAGGAAGCACTTTCGTATTTCGTGATGCTCTAGGTAGCTTCTCTGGTCAAACAGTCACTGCTGAAACTCTAGTCACGAATGGAGATCTTCGTGGCCCAGCGGTCTTTGATATCGATCCTGCTCCTTATATTGGAAACACTGATGGTGACGATCCTCTTGATGGTCTTGTACAGATTCATGGTAGTCTCGATGTACTAGGCGACTTTGTTACTGTTAACACACTGAATATTAATGTTAGTTCAATCACACTTGTAAACGATCTTACTGCTAATCAAATCATTTCAACAGTCGATAATGGAATTGATCCACCTTTAGTTGTAGCATCAGACATTAAGGTTATAAATCTAAACGCTGATCTATTAGACGGTCTTGATGAAAGCGATTTCTTACGAAGCAATGCAAGCGATAACTACACTAACGGTGCATTTACATTTGATAACGGAACAACGCTAACTGCGGCAGAGGGAGCTACAGTTAACTTTAATAATGCAATAGGAGTCGCCCCCTTTATTGTTGTATCAACAACTAAAGTCGATAATCTTAATGCTGACTTATTTGACGATTTAACAAGCACTGACTTCACGCTTGATCGTGTCACTGGATACGGAAATACAACAACTAATTCTATTACTGTGGCGTCCGTTACTGCGGAAGACCTTATTGGAACAAATGTAGTCGCTAGCACGATTACGCAATATGATACTATTGTAGGAACAGGAACTGCTACTAGTCAAATCTCAGCTTATGAATTAATTACCGGAACTGGAACTGGAAATAGCCAAATTAGTGGATATGAGCTTATCACCGGAACAGGTAATCTTCCTAGCACCATTTCTTCATTTGAAACTATTTCTGGAACAAATACCGCTACCAGTTTGATTGAAAACTATCATTTTATTACTGGAACAAGCGCTACAGGAAGTGCAATCACTGGATATCAGTTAGTTACTGGAACTGGGAATGCGGCAAGCGAAATTTCTGCATTTGAGACAATCACCGGAACAGGTACTATTACTAGTTCGATTAGTGGCTATCATGACATAACAGCTAATAATGATTTGTTTGCTCAGAATGTTGTAACTCCACAAATTACAGCGACGACGACATTAGGTGTAGGTGCTGGAGATGACATTACTGTTTCGACTACTGCTAATCTTACATTCAATGCTACTGCTGGTGGGATTTACACGAATTCTCCAATTGTTGATGTGTCGGCAACAGGATCAACATTTACTGCTGACGTTATTAATGCGAATAATACAACTGTAGCAAATCTTACTGCTGACAACATTGAGACGCTTGGCTATCTAAGAGGACCTGCTTCATTTACTATTGATCCTGCTGTTCATGGAGATGACACTGGCACTGTTGTTATTGCTGGATCGATTCAAGTTAACTCTAATACAAGTATATCCGGTAACTTGATTCTTGATGGTGATCTGACGGTATCAGGTACTACAACAACAGTAAGTGCTACGAATCTAACACTCTCTGATAACATGATCATGCTCAACGAGCCTGAAGAGCGATCTATTGCAAACGCAGTTGGAGATGGAGTAAACGTAGTTTACACTACAACCGAAGATCACAACTACTTCGTCGGTGAACTCGTAGAAGTTACTGGAGTTACTCCGCCAAGCTTTAATATTGCTAGTACGTCTATCACAGCGGTTACGAGCAATACGTTTACGATTGCAAGCACAGTTACTGACACGTATTCAAGCGGTGGTACTTCTAAAGCAAAGATCTCAGCAAATCCAGATTTAGGCATTACTGGTGAGTATGACGCTGGATCTGGTGTTGTTCATGCAGGTATCTTTAGAGATGCAACGGATGAGAGATTCAAGTTATTCCACGAGTATACGCCTGAGCCTGATGCTTCTGTCTTTATTGACACAGGAGATCCGTCCTTTGCTTTAGCGAATCTTCAGATAGATACTCTTTATAGTGACGATGTTGAACTTACTGGTCAGATTAGAGGTCCAGCAACATTCGTCATCGATCCTGCTACACACGGAGATAATAGCGGAACTGTTGAAGTCGCTGGTGATTTAACAGTTAATAGCAATCTCAGTGTACTTGGATCTGGCCCGCCCCTTATAGTTACTTCTAGTGATCTTGTTACAAATCTAAACGCTGACTTGCTTGATAGCTTAGATTCTACTGATTTCTTGAGAAGCAATGTAAGCAATAATTACACAAACGGTACGTTTACATACGACTCTGGTACAACGTTAACTGTGGCCGACGGTGCTACTGTTAACTTTAATAATGCTATTGGAACAGCACCATTTACAGTTGTCTCTACAACAAAAGTCACAAATCTAAATGCTGACTTGCTCGATGATCTTGATCAGTCTAACTTCTTACGAAGCAACGTAAATGACAACTATACGAATGGAACACTTACCTTCGATTCGGGTACAACGTTAACTGCGGCCGACGGTACTACAGTTAATTTTAATAACGCAATAGGAACTGCTCCATTTACTGTTGTATCGACAGATCTTGTCACAAATTTGAATGCGGATTTGTTTGATGGATTGCAATCGACTGAGTTTAATTTAGATAGGGTTACTGATAACGGCAACACTACGACAAATGCTATTACTGTTGGTAATATTACAGTAGATTCTAGCAGTGTTGGATTTGGCGACTCTGCAATAGATATTGTTTCTGCTGCCGACGGCTTCTCTACAATCTTTTTCTCTGACAACAATAGTCAAATTGGTAGACTGGCGTATAACCATACTGATAATAATATACAAATATCAGCAGGTGGTGCTAGCTTTGCTAACTCTTTGATTGTTGCAAATGGTCTAGTGACTGTTCCTAGTCTGAATATTATAGATACCACAACTTCCACTTCAAGCACAACGGGAGCGCTCACAGTAGCAGGTGGTGTTGGTATTGCTGAGAACTTGAATGTTAGGAATAATATCACTTCTAGAGATAGTTTCATATTCAGATCTGACCTGGATGTTGATGTTGTAGAGCAACTTGCTGAAGAATATACAGCAACGACAACAGGCGCTGAAATTATTGCATCGTTTGATGCGGCTAACTTCACAGCGGCTAAACTTGTCATTCGGGCAAAGGACGCTACGGGCGAAGTTCAGGCAAGTGAAGTGCTTCTTGTTCACGATGGAGTTACAGCACAAATCACTGAGTACGCTATCGTTCATACGACAGCAAATCCGATTGCTACTTACATCGCAAATATCAATGCTGGGACAGTTAGAATTCTTTCAACCGCAGTTGCCGCTAACACGGAGTACACCGTAGTAGAAACACTAATCGTATAATTACAATAACAATTAAAGCCTAAGGGGAGTGTGGAACCGTGGCGAATAATCAATTTAAAGTCAGAAATGGCTTGTTTTCTCAGAATGTTACGTTTACAGATAACATAGAGAATTCAACAAACGAAATTACAGTAGAGATGATTGCGAATGATGTCTTGGACATCAATGGTGACTCAGGCTCTATTATATCATTTGATGATGCAAATCGTCGGGTTGGTATTGCTACAACCGCTCCTGCTACAGCGCTAGAAGTCGTGGGCACAATCACGTCAGATGGACTTGAAGTTGTTGGTGTTGTAAACTTCTATGACACTACTGGTACGCTTGCTGATTTTACGTGGACTCCTAGTACATCAACACTTGAAGTTAAAAATATTACTGTTGATGGGGATCTAACAGTAACAGGTAATACAACCACTGTTAGCACAACAAACTTAGATATTACTGACGCCGTATTAACACTGAACAAAAATCAGGTCACTCCTTTGAATGACGTTGGTCTACTTTTCCAAAGATATGAAACTGCGGATGCTACAAACTATAACGTTGGTTTTTCTTGGGATGAAAGTGCGGATTCTTTGATCATAGGTAAAACGGCAGAAGACGGATCTGACAACAACCTAACATATACAGATACTTGGCTCACGATAACAGATGCTGGACATCTTGGTGTAAATGGCGCTGCCCCAGGCTCAAGTGCATTTAGAGTTTCTGGTACATCTACTTTTGACGGTGTTGTAAATGTTTTGACATCTACCACACAAATCAATCATCAATTTGAAGTTTCGGAAGCAATAGCCACCTATCGAAGTGACGCCGCTACTTGGAGACTATATCAACCTACGACAAACGCCGCACAGATTACTGCTGTTGATGGAGGCGCAGTTAGTCTGAGTCATGACGGTACAGTCATGCTAGCGACAACAGCAGATGGTGTTACGATTAATCAAGACTTAACTGTCACGCTCGATGCTAGTGTTCTTGCTACAACGACATCTACATCTTCAGCTACGGGCGCACTCACAGTAGCGGGCGGTGTCGGAGTTGCGGAAAACGTATACGCTGGTGGAGACATCGAAGTTACTGGAGAAGTTCGAGCGCTTTCTCGATTGGAAGTTGGTACTTCATCCGCAACGAATCTTGCTAATTTCCATAATGGCACTGACGCAAATGTCATCTTGCGAGTTACAGGCGCAGACGAATCTTCGGAGTACATCGGTTTAGGTGTCAACGGATCAGATGCTGTTCTTACAGCGGGACATGCAACGGGAGCAACAGTAACAAATCTTCTGATTCGCACAGCAAACGCAAGTGGTGTAGAGACAAATGCAATCACAGTTGCTGGCTCAGATCAATCAGTCGATGTTCTATCAACTACTGGATCTACAAGCACCTCGACAGGAGCATTGACAGTTGCTGGCGGTGCGGGTGTTGCTGAAAACTTGTATGTCGGTGGGAATCTTGAAGTCGGAACAGACATTACTGTTACTGGAAATCTTACCGTCAATGGAGATACGATCACTCTCAATACGTCAAATCTTGATGTCGAAGATTCCATAATCACTCTGAACAAAGGTCAAGCAACTGCGGCAAGTGACACAGGTATTCTTCTTCAGAGATATTCTACAGCAACTGCGGCAAACTATAATGTTGGAATGTTCTGGGACGAAAGTGTCGATAAACTTATCTTCGGATCGACAACAGAAGATGGTGGAGGTACTACGCCAAAGACAGTTGCTTTCGAAACAGAATGGTTAAGACTTAATAATAACGGAACAGCGGAAGTTACTGGATCGATAAATGTTGGTGGAAATATACAGTCTCTCGCTGACACTGATTCTATAACAATTTTGGGTGGTCTAGGAACTGGTTCTAACATTGAACTTTATGGTGGAACGCATCCAACGCAAGCAAACAACATGTTCTTTGATGCTGATTTGCATACGTTTAGAAATGCAGATTCGACAAGCGGCACAGTCGTCGATATCAATGGAGTAGTCACTCCAAACTCAATCGCTATTACAGATGGTGGAGCAGAAGCAACCCCAACACTGTATTGGACAGGCGATACTAATACTGGTATTTTCCATCCGGCCGCTGACACTGTTTCAATATCTACTGGTGGATTATCGCAACTGAAAGTGACTAGCGCCGCAGTAGTTTTTGGTAATCAGCAAAGAACTTACATTGCTGGAAACGATGATGTATTAGTTTTAAGTCCGAGCAACAATTATTGGGTAAGAGTCTGTCAAATTAAAGAAGGTATTCATGACATTCGTATTGCCGCAAGAGGAAACTCTTCGTATCACGGAGCTAGAATTACAGCGATTCTTAATTTTGAAAGTACGCCCACTGGAAACAATCACGACGGTGTACATATTTCTAGATTTGAACGTGATTCTGGTTTCTCAGAACTTACCGGAGAAGTCTTTGCTGAATATGTCGGTAGTGAAACAGCAAATATTTGGGTTAAGATTGAAATTGGTGCTGTAGGATCAGATCAGACTTATGTCTTTGATGTTAGTGGTTTAACAGCAGCCTCAACCACTGGATTCTTAAATGTAAGCGCAACGACAACAGATCCTGTACTCACAGCGATTCCTCTTTGTGACTTTATGATTGCTGGACTCGGTACAACACAAACTGGAGCGATTCGAAAGTTCAGCGGGCGCTTAAACATCGGCGAGAATTTAGATAATGCTCCTTCGGTGCAAGGTGGCTTATTGAAACTAGCTAATGGAGGAAGTCAGACAGTACCAGCCGCATACGGCGGCATAGAATTCGTTACAGCGACAGCGGGAAATGGATACGGACATAGGATTGTTTCGTTTGATAATTTGAATGGAGATATTCCTCTTGTTATTCAGCGCAGGCTGGACTCTGCAGCCTGGACAAATCAAGTTACGTTTGAGGGACAAAATAATAATGTAGACTTTGCTGGTGGACTTAGTATCGGGGGCGATGTCTCGATTAGTAGCACTACAGCATCTACATCAAGCACTACTGGCGCACTTACTGTCGCTGGCGGTCTTGGAATGAGTGGAGATATTGTCTTTGCGAATGTCAATAACCGAGGAATTTATTTCGGAAACGAGGTTACCGGAACTAGCTATGGATATGTAAGACAAATTGCTGATGGTCAGCTTGGACTGGGAAGTGACGATCTTGTAGATTTTGTTGAAACTGACACTGGTACAACAATGGTTTCTTGGAGTCTCAATAACGGTACATATGATTTCCAAGGCACGATTTCAGCAACGACAAAATCTTTCGATATTGAGCATCCAACAAAAGAAGGAATGCGTCTACGATACGGCTCACTCGAAGGGCCCGAAAACGGAGTTTATGTTAGGGGTAGACTCAAGGGAAGTCGTGTTATCGAACTACCTGACTATTGGACAGGGCTTGTCCATGAGGACACTATCACGGTCAACTTAACTGCATGTGGACGATACAATGAAATGTGGGTAGATCGAATAGAAGATAATAAAGTCTACATTGAATCAACATACGAACTCGATTGTTTCTACACCATCTTTGGGGAGAGAAAAGATACAGAAAGATTTGATGTAGAATACGAGGGCTAAGTCAAATGGCTTTGACAGATAAGAACATTTTAATTACGCCCAATATAGGGTCGTCTTCGGACGATCCCAAAATTGAGTTTACCTCTGCGACTAGTACAGAGCTAAATACGGCCACGCTGTCCGTTGATCATATCAGTGCGACCAAGTCTCAACTCACGTTAGCTGCCGCTGATTTTTTACTCAACGGAAACAATTTAAAGTTGACGGGAACTGGCACTAACGGGCGAGTCGATTTCAACAACACTCTCGCAAGCTTCGATTGGCTTTTCTATCAGAATGATGACGGAAAACTGATCGCTACTGTATCGGGTACAGGTGGAGCGGAATTACAACTTACTAGCGATGGTGCTGATCACACAAACGCACAATTGGACGTTGGTGGAAACAGAGTACTTACAACAGCAGACGAAGGAACTCTTGATGCGGGTACATTAGACTCCTTAAACTCAACACAGTTTGTCCGAAGCGATGCTGACGATACTATGACAGGTATCCTAACGCTTACTAATTCCTCTGACAGACAGCTAATTCTAAACGGAAATGGAACTACTTACGCTGGTATACAATTTACTGATGTTGATGCTACAGATTATCTCTGGTACAGAGGATTAACCGGAACGTTTGCCATTGGTGGGGGCGGATCAAGCATAGTCGGTAAAAAGCTTCATATTGACGGCGGTACAACGATTGGTGCCGCTTCAGATGGAACTACACCTCCGACTGATGGATTATATATTCAAGGCGGATTGACTATCGCAGGTCTTGGTGCTGATGCTCAGACAACCGCTTTAATGATCAATGGATCAGATCAAGTAAGCACAAGAGCGCTAGGCACAAACGCATTTAGCTCAGATGACTACGTAGACTTTTATGATACTTATCTCGCCGCAGATGCATCATATCTCACTGGCTATGAAAACGACACAAGAGAATTCGTCATCTCAGGTGACGTGAACACTACAGGTAGCACAAACTTTCCAAGTCAGTTTGGTGTAACTTGGGGATTCAGGCCGATTAGTGGAGCAAATGGTAGTAACTGGGGCAGACACTTTGATCTATTTAAAACTAGCACGTCTTCTGTTCCTCTTTACGTAAGAGGTAGAAATAATTCTACTGGAGCACCTGGTGCTTGGCAAAGAATCTTCATGGATGACTATCATCCAAACGCAGATCAGTGGACAACATCAAGAACTCTTACTATAGGAAATACTGGAAAAGCAGTCAACGGTGGAGCAAATGTATCTTGGAGTTTAGCTGAAATCGGAGCGCTTCCGTTGTCGGGGGGATCTCTCAGCGGAAACTTAGAGATAGCTACTGGCTCTCCCGTACTGGAAGTGAATGACACCAATGCTACTACCCAGACAAATCAAATAGGTTATGTCAGTTTTCAGCGACAAGGCACAGAAACAGCTTGGGTTGGCCTTGGAAGCATTGGTAATGACATATTGACTCTAAGAAACACGGAAGGCGAGGTTAGATTATCTCCGACTGGAGGCATTGCCACAGTCGATGGAAATGAGATTCTAACGACAGCAAATTATAATACAACTACCGACACCCGTTACTATACTCAAGCTCAAGTTGACGAATTCCTTGACGATAGTTATGTCGATAACGTTACAGCAACTAATTTAGCTGTTGGGTGGTACACAATTGCAACTGTCAGCTCTGGTAGAGCGGGCGCTCGATTTGCTATTTGGGATATCAATAGTAGTGACCATCAGATGGTTGTGTTTTACGCCGCTCATCATTATGGTACCGATGCGTCTAACACTTTAACGTGCTTAATGAATTCCTACTTTGCGGGAAATCCATTTAGATATATTCGCATTAAAGAACTTGGTACATATGATGGAGCCGCAGTTCAAATTTATATTGATGATGGTTCTAATCAAGTTAGAGCCGCTATTGTTGGAGATAACGTCCAAACTCCTAGTTGGGTATTAAAAGACTGGATACCAGATGCTACGGACCCGGGTAATGTCTCAACCGCAAGTAATTCGACAAACGGAACAACATCCGCATGGGCGTCCTTCACTGAAGCGTCTAGATTGGACTTAAATCAAATAGCACAGGGCGGCATTTCAACAACTGGTCCGATATACGCTGATGGTGATACTGTACAGTATAGAGTTATTCATGAAGGTGCAAATTCTGTAAGTCCAACACTAACTGGAGATAATACACTAACGTTTGGCCCGAATAGTAATCCAGCGGCAAACACTTTAAGAATAGGGGGTAATAATGCGGGGCCGGCCGCAGACAGAGCATCGATAGCAATTTCCAGCGGAAACTTACACGTAGATTGTGTTGAGGGTGGATATGGAATTTATTTAAACTGGTATGCTAACACTACAAACGGAACATATTTTGGAGATGGTGCGGGTTCTGAAAAAGCTAGATTTGATGGTAATGGACAACTTTTTTTAACAGGAAACCAAAATAATGGAACTGGACACCGTATTACTTTTCAAGATGATGGTAGCCCCGGTTTAAGCGGAGGAATTGGCTTTACCGGATCTCTGGGTAATGGAGGAGGATATAACGCTTCCTTGCAATCAGCAGGAGAACTCCAATATTCTGCAGCGGGACATTTCTTTGCTGATACTTCTGTGGTTAATACCGGAGTACCTAATGCTTGGCATAGAATGAATGGGGACTTTACATGGGGAACAAATAGTGGTTCTAATGTCTTAACCCAAATGACTTTTGATACAAGTGCTGGAGACCTTACCGTTGCTGGTGACATGTATACCAGTGGATATAAAGTAGTCACCTCTCCAAATGGTCCTACTGGAGATTTTAATACACAAACAGTTACAACTTATGTTGGAGCGCTTAACGCAAATGCAAATACTCCGTTTGGAAATGCTTGGTATAATTTAGTAAATGTTCGTCATCGAGGCGGAGAGAGTGACGGAAATCAATACGGTGGACAATTAGCATGGGGAATGACGGGTTTTGATGGTAGACTTGCATTTCGTAGACACAATGCAAATACTTGGGGAAATTGGTACGAAGTTTATCACACAGGTAATTCAGGAATCTTTTTAAGATCGGATACTGACGATACTGCCGCAGGACAGATCACATTCCCGACTGCGATTGCAAATCGACCCGTACTAGGACAAGGATTTATATCAAGAGGCGATCAAGGTGATGGTGATCACGATATTCATGGCTTGAGCGAAAGATATTATCCTAGCAATGCTACAGCGGCTGATGCTTGGGGACTACAATGGTATGGAACTGGAAATCAGTATCGATTCAAAGGGGCCGGAAGCAATAAAGTCATCATCGACTTAAATGCTGAAACTACAACAAACTCTGCTACGGGTGGAATACTTGTTAGTGATTCTTATCGTCGAATTAGCGCTGGTCGTGGATTTTTAAACGGCAATTATCCTGATATAGAAAATGCAGGAACGACAAATACTACAGGTCCTATCTATTGCATTGGTAATAGTTGGTATCCCGGCACCACAACTCTTGGTAATTTTTATGGAGTTGGATATACGTATTCAAGCGCAACATTTTTACCATATGACACCGCTAGATGGGGCATGTATGTAGCGGCAGATGGTGATGCAAGAATATGGTTGCAGGCAACAAATGGAAACATTTTTGCAACAGGAAATATCACTGCATACGCATCAGACGGTCGCTTAAAAACTAATGTCAAAAAGATTGAAAACGCACTTGATAAAGTTTGTAAAATTCGTGGTGTAGAATATGATTGGGTAGATAATATCGAAACAGAATATGAATTCTCACCGACTGCGATGCATGAGGTTGGTGTTATCGCTCAAGAAGTACAAGAAGTTCTTCCCGAGGTTGTGACTACTGCTCCATTCAATGGCATCTACTCTCAGAAAACTGGATGGTCTAAGATTCAGCGACAAATGGAAGAAGAGCTTGGCCGTGAAGTTACAAAAGAAGAAGCAAAGAATAAGTTTGAAGAATTACCTATTGAAGAACGAGAAGCAATGCAAGAAGATTATAACTTCTTGACTGTTGACTATGAGAGAATTACTCCGCTTCTTATCGAGGCTATAAAAGAGCAACAAGAGCTAATAAATAATATGCAACAACGTATTGATGCTCTCGAAAAAGATCGCAAGGAATCCTAATGGCCTGGGAAGATAAAAACATACTGATTACTCCCAATGTAGGATCAAATTCTAACGATCCTAAGATTGAATTTACGGGCGCTAACGCAACAGCAAACAGTGTTGTTACTCTCACAACTAGTTTTGATGGAACTAATACGTCTCTAGCAATAACGGGCGGTCAGCTTACAACTGACACTTATATGTCAGTTGATGGACTCATATTAGGTCGTGGTGGCCCGAGTACCACATCATCCACAAACACTGCATTTGGACTGAATGCAAATGCTGTTAGTACGTCTTCAAATAACACTGCGATAGGTCGTAATGCAAATACTGCGAACGTACAAGGATTTGAAAATACAGTTGTTGGTGCTCAGGCATTATCTACTGCGACTAATGTAGATCGAAACACAGCGATTGGATATCTTACGCTAAACGCTGTGACCACCGATGCTAATACAGCGCTTGGCTGGTCTGCATCAAGATATCAAACGACAGGCGCTCAAAACACCGCAATAGGATACTCTGCGCTCGAACTGAACGAGACGGGTAACTATAACGTCATGGTCGGCTATCGTGCAATGGATCAAAACGTTGATGGAGATGAAAACGTTGGTGTTGGACACAGTGCTTTCGGATTTTTAGCATCAGGAGACAAAAACACTGCGCTAGGTCACGGCACTGGATCTACACTTACATCAGGATCAAACAACTTATTATTGGGATGGAATGCTGAGCCTACTTCTGCGACATCATCAAATGAAATTGTAATTGGAAATACTCAACATACAAGTTTCGATATACCCGGCGTTGGATTCAGTATTTCTTCAACCGAAGATGTAACAGTGGGTGGTGCGCTTGTTACAGGCGGCGCAGTTGGCGTAGGCACCTCAAATCCTAGTACACAGCTACAAGTTATTGATGATAGCACTAGAGTTCTTGGAGATGAACATCAACTAACACATTCCGCATTGGATTTATTTGTCAACTGGGAATCTGATACAGTAGGAAAGGGGCCTTTGCTGACATTCAGCGATAACTACTTTGACGGTAACGGTGCGCAAAGAACTACAAGAGCAGGCATTAAAGGCGTTACTGAAGCTACAGGTAATACTGCTGTAGGATCTTTAGTTTTTTACACTAACGATAGTCCTGCTGATAGTCTTTTTGAGAGAATGATTATCACCTCTACGGGAAAAGTTGGCATAGGTACTAACAATCCGGACGGGTTGTTGCATATATCTGGAGGCACTGGAAGCTCACTTCTTATTATTGAAGCAGACACGGATGATGTAGGCGAAGCTGATCACCCAGGCATTTGGTTTAAGCAAGATGGAGACATTACAGAATCAGCGATTCGCTTAGGAGATAATCAACTTCAAATTATAAGCAATGTCGGCACTGGCGGGGGGATTGAGTTTTACACAGGAACGACAAGTAACTCTGGAACTACAGATCCTGTTACTGGCGCAACAAAAAGACTTGAAATTTCTTCGGGGGGTGACATATTTCACTATTCAGGCGAAAGTGATGCTATTCTTAGGACGGGTAGAGATGCGGGACAGCACTTCGAACTTTATACTACAGATAATACCGGATATATTAGATATCGTCAAGACGAAGTTTCGCCAGGTACGAACGACCATACAGTGCGCTTCGAGATTCTATCATCTAGCGACGGTGCAAACGAATTTACGTTCAATCGCCCAGTTAGAGTTACAGGCACTGTTTTCGCAGATCAATTTGAAGATAACGGATTTCCGCTATCTCGTGAATCGCAGAAAACATATACTACTGCAACATTTGGAGTATCGGGTAGTTGGTATACATTATTTGAAGTTACTGAAAGCAATGCCCCCGTTTATGTTAGACTGAAAAACGCCGCTCACTCTACATCTACGTTTGTTGTAACTGTGGGATATGGACCATCAAACACCGCATATATTCACAATCTTGCAAGCACATGGACGCAAAACGGTGCCTGGCCAGGTGCAGCTGCAGCACGAGTAGTTCGAGACGATACTAGCGGACTCATGTATGTTCAGATTAAATTAACTTATAGTTCTATATCAGCATTTACTTTATACTGTAGTGCTTGGGGAGCTGCATCGAATCAACAGCCGCCTACATTTGAATCTGCTTTAGCACCCTATACTGCTTCCAACACACTTCTTGCTGAAGTACAATTGGACAACAGTGTTGCAACCTCGTCCGCAAGCACAAGTGGCAGCTATCGAGTTGGCGGAAAACTGGAAGTAAATAGTGGTCAGATATCTCAGTTTGGATCCTTCACAATACCGAACGGACAAGCATACTTATCAACAGATGATTATGGAACAAATCAGGGAGATAATCGCACACACTTCGGATATTATGACAGCACTGCTGGAACGTATCTAAACTATATTCGGGGTGATGCTACTCTTTTTAGTACGCAAGCTGTCACAGTTCAAGGTCTAATTGACGCTGGAGATGAAGATACTGTAACAGGATCTAGGATTCTTGCTGGACGATATAATTCAGACACTATCGCTACTTGGGGAGGACAAAGATCGTCCGGTGGTCCCGTTATGGGATATGGAGTCTGGCCTGCTACAACAGGTGGGGGAGGAGACTGGGTTAGTTCTAGCGGAGTAGCACTCGAAAGAAGTGCTTTTGTGCTTAATGGCGACATTTTCCAATGGTATCAGGGAACTGGTAATCCTGTAATTGCAGAATCTGATCCAGTAAGTATGAGTGTCAAAATGTCACTAAGTTCTACGGATCTTACGCTGACAGACGCTGGGATAACAGCGACCGGTGGATCACATACATTTGGTGGAAACGTCACAGGTGCAGTACTAAGACTTAAAGCAACAGATACGGCAGGTGCACCAGCGTCTACAACAATCTTTGAAATGACTGGATATGAAGGACGTGGAATAGGGACGAAATATCTTGATACTTTATTTCCTGGCGAAGAGTGGTTCTCTGGAATTATCTACAATAACAACTTCAATGGTTGGGCTGTTGGATATGATGAAGTTGGGGGCCAATCTGAATATATAGCAAACTCAAAGTTATTTGTTAGCGACACTGGATTTGTAAGTGTTCCAGAAGTATTAGCGATTGGTACAACGGGAACAGTTGTCAGTGATTCTTCTCAGCTTTATATTAAGAAAAGAGATGAAAATACAAATCTTCAGCGCTGGGGTGAAGGTGATGTAAACGATCAAAATAGCTATCGCTTCCGAGTCGATCAAGACTTTAAGTTTATTGCAAATAGTGGTAGTGGTGATAATGTTATTATTGACTCTTCCGATGGTGAAGTTACAGCAAGTAGATTAGTGCTAACAAGCACTGCTGATGCGGCTTTGGCCAGCACTACTCACGCTTTGCAGATTGGTCCAAGCAATAGCGCTAACATTATCATGGACTCTAATGAAATCATGGCTAGAACTAATGGCGCTAACGCATCGCTAAATTTCCAAGCAGACGGGGGTGATGTATACTTTAGAAATAATCAGACAGGTACAACTGGTCTGTACATGAGTGCAAGTCTGTTTTTGGATCAGAGCAGAAATGCATACCTTAATACAGTAGATTGTACGTCATTGAGAATCGGAGGAGTGGATGCTCCTCAGAGAACTCGACAAAATATTAATCTAGCGGGACTTAGCCAATCTAATTTTTATCCTGTTGTGATATCTCAGTCCACAGGTGGTGCTTACGACAACACATATGAATTTACTATGTCTCAAAGCTCTCAGTCTGGCAGTGATCCTTATAACAACAATATGGTTGTAGGATGGGCACGTCCACAGGGATATTCAGACATGCAGTTTGGATATCGTTTTGAATATAATGTGTATGATTCTACCGAGAAAACGATTCTCGGAATATACAGAACAACAGGAAACCAAAGATTTATAATCGTTTATTTGCGTGGTGGAGAAAACTATTTCTTCCATACAGAGTCAGTAGTCACAGCATATACTACTGGATTTAATCCTTCTCCAATTTCCGATCAATCTTCGGCAATGATCAAAAATTCTAGCGGAGCAGATATAGGTGGTCAGACTGGCACCTCAACCAGAATTTCATTACTTGCGGATTTATTTAATGATGGTGTTGGGTTGTATACTAATTTCAGTACACATCAACAAGACATAAATTTAGCTTCGGGTCATGTGTTAACTAGAGGCTCGCATGACTCTGGACATCTTGAAGGATCATATAATAATATTGGGGAAAACTCCGCACGTTCAAATCCAATTTATACAATTGGTAGCAATTATAATCCATCTTCAGACACACTAACTTTATCTAACATGTATGGGATCGGATATACGAATACAAATGCTTCATTCATAGGCTTTGCGGACGCTGATGGCTGGGGTCTATATGCAGCGGCTGATGGCAATGCAAGGATATTCCTCAATGCTACTACGGGTAGTGTATGTGCAACGGGAAATGTTTTAGCGTATGCGTCTGATGCAAGACTCAAAACAAATATCCAAAATATACTTAATCCAATTGATAAAGTCAAGAAGATTCGTGGTGTTGAATATGATTGGATAGATGATATCACTTCTGAGTACGACTTCCATCCTACAAAGCCTCATGAAGTGGGTGTTCTCGCACAAGAGATTCAAGAAGTCTTACCTGAGGCTGTATCGATTGCTCCGTTTAACGGAAACTATACGCAAAAGTCTGGAACTGATCACGAGTTTCTTACTGTTGACTATGAGCGAATTGTTCCTTTGCTAATCGAAGCAATCAAAGAGCAACAGCAGGTTATAGAAGATCAGCAAGAGACAATAAATAATATAAATGATAAACTCGATTTTTTAATGTCTGCGATTTACAAGTAAAGGACTCACATGGCCTGGGAAGATAAAAACATTTTAATTACGCCCAATGTGGGATCTACAAGTAATGTTCCTAAAATTGAGTTTACTGGAGCAACTAGTACTGAAGCGGACACGATTACACTCAATACTAATATTGTAGCTGGAGTTGCGAATCTAACGATCTCCGGTTCAAACGGTGATATCATTCGACTTGACAACAATGCTAATCGAGTGACAATTGATGAACTTAGAGTAGGTAACTTCAGCGGAACATTTCCTTCGACCTCTACAGGAACTGTGTTGAGAGGTGTAGTTGCTGAACATGCAATGGAAAATCAGGGATTTATCGATCCCGCTAGTTACAACGTCTTAGCAGGCGCTGATAAAAAATATACAGTTACGACTACAATCAATGGGCTAACTGTTTCTAATTCTGGCAGTCAATTCCTTGGTGATTCTAATCCTTCTCAATATACGCTTGCGACATCTACAACTCCACTTGTTATAGAAATCACTGATGTTAACGCTACAACATATTCCGCTATTGTAGGAATTACTTTTGGATCAGGATCATTTCGTGCTAGAGACGTAAAAATAGAAACGTTTCGAAACGGCGCATGGCAAACTGAGTGTGACATTACAAACGGAACTGAAAACACCATTGTACGTCCAGTTGCGGGAAACAATGCGAATGGTGTTACAGCGGTTCGATACACACTTAAAAATCCGAACAACGTCAGTGGCGCTGTAAGAATCAATAATCTTTTCTTAGTCGCATATAATACAAATCGACTAAACTATGGATATGATTGGAATAGGTTTGGCCCAACGACAGCATACAGCACTGTCAATATGACAGATACGACAGCATCAACAAGTACAACAACTGGATCAATGACTCTCGCTGGAGGACTTGGTGTCGCTGGAGCGATTCACTCTGGTAGTCTCACTGCATCATCCATCGACTCTCCAGATATTAATTCTAGCAGTACAATTTCTGTGGTAACTGTTTCGCCAGATACAACAAATTCGTTATTTGTAGGAAACGCCAATGATCAGTTTGCAGATCTTCTATTAACTGATGACGGAGGCTCAATTGTTGTCAGAAACAATCGTGGGGATTTTCAGTTATACGTTGATGGAGATGCAAATAGCACCTCAACAGCAAATTCGGCATTAGCTCTAACTATAAGTGGCACATCTTTAGCCGCAACTTTTGAGGGAACTGTTTCCACACAACTAGTTTCAAATGGCACATATGATTTCTTAGAGTTTGATGACGATACAACAAACTATATCGACGGATCAAATAAGACAGTACTTTCTAGTATCTCTGATATTGTTTTACACTCAAATGCAAATGCTGGAGGTGGGGGAAAATTCAAGTTTGCAACTGGAGAGATTGGTGCATTAACATATCCAATGATAATTCAGCCATCAGGTGCTATGTCGCTACTTGGTACAGCAACTGTTGAAGGACTTCAGGCGAACGGAATAAGCACCTTTAGTCCAGATAGCACTTATGTATTATTCGAAAAGCCAACTGGAGCAGGCTTTCAAACTGTTGCAGGATTCGGGTCGGGAAGTACGGGCACGCTTTTCTTAACTACTCAAAATGCTCATATTTCTTCCAATGTCTATTATAATAATGGTTGGACTAGTACAGCAACATATGGATCTGCAATTGATCTTGAGTATAGTAATGGAGGAATGCGTCTTTTTGGATTTACGGGACAATCTGCTAATACGGATGTATCTGGTGCGTTTACAAGCTTTATAACATGTGAAAATAATGGTGATGTTGCAATTGCTAGAAAACTATCCTCAAAAAATGCTACTGTTATTACTCTCGCTGATGGAGATGCTGGTCTAGCGATTGATCGAGCATCCGCTACAGGTCGATCTCAAATTGCATTTAGAGATGAAGGATCAATTAACCTTTGGAGATTTGGATTAACTGGGCCGGGCAGTACTTCGTTTGCTTTCTTCGATGGTGTCCAGAATGCCTTGGAGCTTTCTTATCAAACGAATGCTGCCACATTTTCTGGACGAGTAAATGCGGAAAGCTTAGAACTAGAATCTTCAGCAGCTCCTTATATTTACTTTGGAGAGCTTGATCAAGATCCGGATGTTTGGTGGAGACAAGTTCTCGATGCTGGAAACTTACGATTTGATATTTCTACAAGTGGATTAAATTCATTTACAACATATCAAGAAGTTCTTCGAATGAAGAGCAACGGGAACGTCGGCATTGGAGAAGTCGATCCTGCATTTAAACTTCATGTGCGCAATAATGGCGCTGGTGACGGTACTTTCACGGGTGGCGTTTTGATAGAAAATGATAATGCGACAGCAGGAGAACCTGCTCTTGCCATTAGAAATACAAGCCTCGGATCTGAGTATTGGTTTGTTGGATTAAATCAAGACGATGAATTATCCTTTAGCTACGGTGAAACATTTGTTGACGATAATAGTCGAATGAATCTATTACCAACAGGAAATGTGGGTATAGGCGAGAGAGTACCATTAGCTAAACTTCATGTGAAAGATGAAACTGATCTCAGCATGAACGTCAATGGTACTGGACAAGCTACAATACAAGGCAATGGATATAGATTAGGATTTGCTCTAGATGCTGAAGCGGCTCATATCTATCATAACAGCAATGTTAGGGATCTAATTTTAGGTACTAACGAATTAGGCCACATAAGAATTAAGGGAAGTAATGGTAATACTGGAATAGGTCGTGGAAACATCTTAGTTGAACCTGATTCGCAATTTCATGTATTTGACATTGGGAACTCTGGTGTTTCTGACGTACTGACGATAGAGACATATAGGGGTGATGTTGGCGCATCGGTTGCTGGTAGTGCAATTGTATTTAAGAATAGTGACACTAACTCAGCGGGTCAATCTAGAATTAAAGTGGGAAGTGAAAACTCTACTAATACATTGGGATTAAATGAGGAATGTTCACAAAGCTTTATCTTTGAAGTGGGTAGACAAACTTCTGCAGCAAACACAACGTCTATATCAGTAGATAGTGATAACATTGTTACTGTTAGTCATGGGACTGCATCGTTTACAGTTGGACAAAAGATTGCTATAATCGGTGGTGCGTTCGCTAGTAGCTACACTGTCATTTCTGTTCCATCAAATACGCAGTTTTTAGCTAGACCAACGAACACAAATGTAGTAGGAACTACAACTGATACAACAGCAAGGCTCATACAAACTACAGTCCAATCGGATGCTATGACGATTCGGGCTGATGGAAATGTTGGCATTGGAACCACGAGTCCCGATCACCTATTGCATCTGTATAAAACCAACACTTCTAATACGAATCCCCATATTTTAATTGACGGGCCAAGCAACACTGAGAGAGCAATTATCTTTGCTGATGACGCTTCAGATAAGTGGTGGATGGGCCGAGATAATACGGGAACAGTCGCTAGTGGATTTGGCTGGTATAATCATACGCTCGGTAAATTCGCCGCATACTTTGAGGATGCTGGTGATTTTACAGTTGACGAAAACATCCGGATTACTTCAGGTCATGATATAATATATGCTGACAATAGTACTCCTGCACTAAGAACAAGGGCAACTGCTGTTGGTGTAAATGATACTACCTATACGACAGTGTTTACATGTGACGGAAATGGATATGGTTCAGCATTGCAAGTTAATTTTTCCGGAACGTCTAATAATGTTGTGGTAGCAGTTACTGCTTACATTATAGTAAATCATTCGCAAGATATTTTTATTCGAACTGATTCTGGATTCTATACTCCACTTGCTATTAGAATTACTAGCGATAATAATGACAATTTTGCACTAGAGATTAAGCACGGTCAAGCTACATCATCTAGTACTAATATCGCCGTTGAAGTCCATCCGCAAGGAAATGAAGCAATTACGTTTACAGGATCACATAGCTTCGTTGGAAACTCTTTAGAGCATATTACAGAATACGGTACAAAGCAATCTGGAAGCGGAGGCGGAAACGCCACTTTCAAGACTGATGGACAGCTAATTTCGGGAACTTCGATAGTCAGCGGAACTACGGTCAGCGCTACAAAAAATTACACTTATGGTGGAGCAAACTATCATTATATTTTGGAAGAAAACAGCGGAAACTCTTTTATAGGAAATGTAAATGGCTCTTTAGTTGCTAGCTCTGGCGGATACTACTATGGCGCAGAGTTAAGACAAATGAATCCGAGCGCCACGGCCTATAGCGCAATGAATCTAAGAGAAACTGGTGAAATTAGATTTGAGCAGATCACTGGCGCTACTGGTGGTACTCAGGTCACCACAGCAGTTCCCTTTCGAATTGATGCTACTGGAAATGCAATTTTCACAGGAACAATATCAGCGAACAGTTTGTCTCTACCCTCCAATGGTAGGGTCACCGCTGAAGTCTACGATAACTCGACTGGACAGGAAGTAATAATAACTGGCGGTGAATCATACACCGCTATTACAAACGGCTCTGGTGGTTCCTTGACTGGTGAGATTGTTTACGTTGTAGCGGAAGGTGGATTGCAAGTAATTAGTCATCCTAATAACTGGAATGACGGTGCTAGTAATTTTTACACTGCTACCGCTTGGTCTCAAAGAAACACGGCAACTATTAACGATGCGGCAGGAAACTCTTCTTTCCCAGGCAGTATCACGGCTAGTGGCAACGTAAGCGCATTCTCAGATGTTCGTTTGAAAACGGACATTGAAACACTTGACGGATCGAAAGTTTATGATATGCGTGGTGTATCATTCATCAAAGATGGACAATCCGGCTCTGGTGTTATCGCACAAGAACTTGAAGAAGTTGCTCCAGAGTTAGTACAAGATGGAGAATATAAAAGTGTATCATATGGTAACTTAGTTGGATATTTGATTGAAGCAGTGAAGGATCAAAAGAAAGAAATTGACGAACTGAAAGCAATGGTTAAGCACCTATTGGAGAAACAGTAATGGGACTTGCTACAAGCGGCACAATCACTTTGGATCAAATTGCAAGTGAGCATGATCCGTCTTATCCATCCAGACCAGATAGTGTTGATGAGTTTAGATATGCTATAGGATATGGCGATGACTCTCCTCAGATCGGAAACGGTGTACCCGGGTTTGATAACTTTTACGGCTCATGCCGTAGGTATATGACGTATCAAAATGGATTGACTGACACCACAAATCCAAAAGTGATAGTGAGAACTACTGGTACTCAAGCTTCGATGCGATTTAGGATTAGTGGCTCATTCGTAGGAGGTGATAATAGTGCATGGAGAATGCGAATGGAGTATCAAAGAGGATCAACTACTGCGTCAATTATAGAAAGTACGTTAGGAAATACTACTCTTTCTACAACTTGGCTGCAGGCGGGGCAATGCGATATTCGAAATGCATTTCCTTTTCCACAAGTTCCATTTAGTCTAAGTACACTACGAGCAAACTGGACTACGATTAGCTCCTCTGGCGTGCAGACGTTTTTTGAACAAAACAATGGGACGTGGACATATAGTGCTTCAAGCGGAGTATCCCAAGCGGTCGCTCAGAATGAAACTTTAGGTAAAACTTTTACAATTGCAAACTCCGGCCAGGGGGCGGGCACTAGACTTATTGGTCTTAAATTGTTCGTCAATGATGTTACTATGATAGGACAGGCAAACATTCAATTAGAAATAGGACAGTAAACTATGGGATATCAAGAAACAATAATTACATCAAGCAGTTCTAGTGCATTCAACCATAATAAGATTATCAAAATATGTTACCCTTAACTGGATCAATTGACTTAAATGAAATACACGTTGAAGCAGGCGGGGTAACCGGAACGACTGCAAGTTTAAATGATGCTGACATTCGAGCGTTGATTACTTCTACTGCGAACACAGAAGTTTCATTTGATGACTTTTATGGTGCTAGCTTTTCTAAGTCTGTCCAATTTGATATAGAGGGAGCTAGAGGCGGAGCAGGAGATTTAAATACTCAGTGGGGAAACGGGGGCAAAACATTATTAACATACGATCTTTCTGCATCAGGCTCTTTTAATTTGTATGCAGGAGGACGTGGAGAAGACGGAAATGCAGCAGCCGAAGCAGGCGGTGGCGGAGCAGGATCATACGTTACTATGCTCGGAAGTAGTTTTGCTGTTACTATAGGTGTCGCAGGGGGCGGAGGCGGTGCTGGCTATGCTGATCTTGGTACAGCAAATAGAGGAAGAGGTGGATTTGGTGCTGGATACAGTGGAATCTGGACTGCATATACTTCATATCCTTACTACTTGAGTCCCGGCTTAAATGGATTTTCGGATGACGGCACACCGGATAATTTCGGACCTCTGGGTGGCACTACAGCGGAGGCTAAAGGTGGCGAAGGAGGAGGACAGCAATCTACTAGAACGGATGGAGGACGTGGAGGAACTGGTCGATATGCTGGAAACGCTGGCACAAGTGCTGTATCTTCTCAAGGAGGACTTGTTTCTAACGCTGGCGGAAGAGGTGGAGAAAGCTCTGCTGGCAATACTAACACATTTGGCGGATCATCGGGCGGTACTCAATATAACGGCGGGATTGGAGGAAATGCTATTGACGCTAGCGACTCCGGAGGCGGTGGAGGCGGTGGAGGAGCCCCATCCGGCGGAGGCGGAGCGGGTGGAGCATACGGCGCTGGCGGTGGCGGTGGCGGTTCTGCCAGATACGATGGAACAGGATTGAACTCAATTCCACAAATAACCCCGACTGCATTCACTGGAACAAATGGTGCAAGAGGTGCCGCAGGAAGAATTAGAGTATATGTAGACGGTGTTTTAGATACTACATTGAGCGCCAGTGGAATTACCGGGGCAAGTCAGGCGTTAACGATAACGGTTTAGTACAAAGGATATTACAATAATGGAGTACACATACAAATTTGAAAAAATTCGCCCTAAAGATCTTTTTGTTCAGATAAGATATTCTGCTGAAGGGCATCCCGATCAATTAAAAAACTTTGTTGCAAGTTCAATGGAAAAAGAAGCGCTAAAAGAAATGGCGGAACGATATGCGACAAAGATTGTGGCCAACTGGAATGATATAAGTGCGGCTCCCGATGCGGTTGATTTTGAAGGAGAAGAAATAACAACTACGCACACACATGCGCTTCCACAAAGCATTGTATCTGATGATTATCCTTCTTACGATATTTTTACAGAAAGAGTCGAGGAAAGTATTGTAGAAACACCTACAGAAATCAGAACAACTTATAGTGTAGTTCCCTTAACCGAAGAAGAAATACCCGTTGTAGAAGAAAGATTAACGTATCTTATACGTAGGGATAGAAATAATAGACTGACTGAAACTGATTATATGATGCTTTCAGATACCCCGTCTCCAACTCAGGCCTGGCTAGACTATCGTCAAGCTCTTAGAGATATCACAGAACAGGCAGGATTTCCTCAAAATTTTACTTGGCCTGAAAAACCTGAATAGTAATATAGGTACTTATAAATAACAATATATAAATTTAGTCTTTAGAGGCGAAAATGGCGCAACCAACTACAAGAGAAGATTTTAAAGAATGGTGTCTCAGAAAGCTGGGAAAGCCTGTTATTGAGGTCAATGTTGATCAAGATCAAGTCGATGATCGTGTGGACGAAGCAATCGCATACTGGAATGACTATCATTTCGATGGTGTAGAAAAGACGTATCTCAAGCATCAGATTACTCAAACAGATATTGATAACGAGTATATTACGATTCCAGAAGAAGTAATCGGCGTTGTCAACATCTTTCCGCTTAGCACTAGCTTGACAGCAAGTACTGGCATGTTCAACGTTCAGTATCAGTTTGTGCTGAACAACATTCACGATATCGTCAACTACAATCTGACAAACTATTATATGACGATGCATCACTTGCAGTTCATGGAAGAGCTATTAGTGGGCGCACAACCAATTCGCTATAATCGTCATGTAAATAAGCTGTACATTGATGCTAATTGGGAAAAACTTAATATTGATGAGTATGTAATTGTTGAAGCATATAAAGTATTAGATCCTTTAGTGTATGCTGATATGTGGAAAGATCGTTGGCTTCAAAACTATGCAACAGCAAAGATCAAATATCAGTGGGGGACCAATCTAACTAAGTTTACCGGAATGCAACTACCTGGCGGGGTTCAATTCAACGGAGAGCAAATACTTAACGATGCACGAGAAGAGCTACAGAGACTTGAAGAAGAAATGATAGTCTCTTACTCTATTCCTGTGCATGATCTTATTGGATAAGAGTCGTGGCAAAGAACTTTTACTTTGAAAACTATTCGAATTCTGGAGAGCAAGCCTTAATTGAGGACTTGGTAATCGAGTCTATTCGTATATATGGAATCGACACATGGTACATTAGTCGCTCCAGCACGAACCGTGACCCAATACTTAACGAAGATGACTTGCCAATCTACGATGAAGCGTATTCAGTGGAAATGTATGTCAAGAACATTGACGGATTCGAAGGAGAAGGAGACTTCCTGTCTAAGTTTGGACTTCAAATTCGAGATTCGATGACAATGACTGTATCGATTCGACAGTACGAGCAAGAAGTCGCTCGATACAATAATACGGCTCGACCAAGAGAAGGAGATTTGCTTTACTTTCCTCTGAATAACAAGATCTTCAAGATTATGCATGTTGAACACGAATCAATCTTTTATCAGCTTGGCGATCTTCAGACATATGATCTACGTTGTGAGCTATTTGAATACTCGAATGAAAGATTTGACACTGGAATTGAAGAGGTTGATACTAAGTTCGATGCATACGATACCACATCCGCAACAACATTGCAAGAGTTGGAAGAAATCGATCCTATTGCAGACAATCAGTCTATCGAAACAATTGGCGACAATATTGTTGACTTTACAGCAACAAATCCATTTGGTGAGGATGACTTCTAATGTTTGGTAATAGATTTTACAACGAAACAACTCGAAGATACGTTGCTGTATTTGGTACTCTTTTCAATGATATGCAAATCACACGTAAAAATACGTCCAATGATACTGTACAGTCGATGCTGATTCCTATCAATTATGCACCTATTCAAAAGATTTTGTCGAGACTTGATCAAGATCCTACGTTTGATGCGCCTGCTATGACGCTTCCTCGTATGTCTTTTGAAATTACTGGAATGACATATAATCCAGAAAGAAAGTTGACAAGTCTTACTCGACAAACAAAAGTAGATGTCGATCCTAATTTTTTAAACAAACTTTATGCTCCAGCACCATACGATATTGAGTTTCAGCTAAATATCATGGCTAAGTATAATGAAGACGGAACGAAGATTCTGGAGCAGATTCTTCCTTTCTTTAAACCCGATGTTACAGTGTCCGTGAGGCTAATTGATAACTTTGACTTTTATCTTGATATACCTGTTATTTTAAACAGTGTGAGTTTTGAAGATGCATATGAAGCGGACTTCTTAACACGAAGAACTTTAATATGGACTCTTAATTTCACACTCAAAGGCTACTATTTTGGCCCCGTACAGAATAAGAAGATTATCAAATTTGTTGAGTCAAATCTCTACGATGATCTTCAAGATACAGTACGAGATTCAGCGCTTACAACACAGCCCGGTTTGACAGCAGGCGGCGTTGGAACTACGGACATCGCTGAAACTATTCCTTTCTCAGACATTAGTGTCGATGACGATTGGAAGTTTATTGTGCAGAGTGTGGAATGATGATTTATGACTACAGACAAAATAAGTGAATCTCTAGGACTTGATCCAATCGAAGGTGAACTCATCGAATCTCCAACGAAGGATATCGTTAAGGCTCCTTCTGAAGCGGAGAAAGACTTCGAGTATGCGAGAGATAACTTTTACAATATCATAGAAACTGGGACAGAAGCGCTTCAGCAAATGCTAGACGTAGCAAAAGCGTCTGAGCATCCTAGAGCATATGAAGTTGTCTCTACGCTAATGAAAACCCTTGTTGATGCAAACAAAGATCTTGTGTCGATGGGAGATAAGACTCGTAAAGAAGAAGCAAAACAAGAGAAGGCTGTGACAAACAACAATCTGTTTGTCGGAAGCACTGCTGATCTTCAAAAACTGATAAAGAACATGAAAGACGAAGATGCTGAAGACTGATAAGGGTTACTTAGGTAATACAAATCTAAAGGGAAAGAATGCTAGTATAGAATTCTCCCAAGATATGATTTCAGAGTATGTTAAATGCTCCAGAGATCCTATCTATTTCGTCGAAAAATATATCCAGATTGTTCATGTAGATCATGGATTGATTCCAATTGTATTATATGACTATCAGAAAGAGATTATAACGTCTATCACTGAAAATCGCCGTGTGGCGGTTAACACGAGCCGTCAGGCGGGTAAAACGACTACTGCAGTCGCTATTATTCTTTGGTACATTCTTTTCAATGACTATAAAACTGTCGCACTTCTTGCAAACAAAGGAGATGCGGCTAGAGAGATCTTGGCTCGAATTAAGATTGCATATGAAGCACTTCCAAAGTGGCTTCAACAAGGTGTTATTGAATGGAACAAAGGATCTGTAGAGTTTGAGAATGGATGCAAGATTCTTGCTGGATCAACATCATCGAGCGCAATTCGAGGTAAGTCAGTTTCTTTTTTGTACATTGATGAGACAGCGTTTGTCGAAGGATGGGATGAATTCTTTAGTTCAGTTTATCCTACTATTTCGTCTGGTAACACGACAAAAATACTTCTTACTTCTACTCCCAATGGCCTGAATCATTTCTATAAAACTTGCAATGGTGCAATTGAAAACATTAACGGATATATATACGTAGAAGTCCCTTGGTATAATGTACCCGGTCGAGATGAAGAGTGGAAGACAGAAACTCTTCAAGGAATGGATTTTGACAAAGAAAAGTTTGCGCAAGAATATGAGTGTCAATTCTTAGGGAGTTCTGGTACTCTGATTGAAGGATCAAAGCTCAAACAGCTTGTATATAAGAGTCCAATTATGGAGGGAAATGGACTTTCAATATACAAAGAAGCTATAGAAGATCATGTTTATGTTTGCATCGCAGATGTTTCCAGAGGAAAAGGACTCGACTATTCCGCTTTCCAAGTAATTGATGTGACTTCTATGCCTTATGAGCAAGTTTGTACGTTTAGAGATAACACAGTCACTCCCATTAACTACGCTGAAATATTATATCGAGCATCAAGGCGATATCGAGATGCATATGTTTTAGTGGAAGTAAATGATATTGGTGGACAAGTAGCAGATCTATTACACTATGAGTTTGAAGTAGAATCCTTAATGTATACGGAAACTGCTGGAAGGGCAGGAAAGCGGATAAGCAGTGGATTTGGCGGGGCCGTTGAGCGGGGTATTCGTACTACAAAATCGGTGAAAACAATTGGATGTAATATGCTGAAACTTCTCATTGAGCAGGATCAGTTAGTAATAAATGATTTTGAATCTATTAGGGAGCTTTCAACTTTTTCTAGACGCCGCTCTTCTTATGAGGCTGAAGCGGGATGTCATGACGACCTTGTAATGTGTTTGGTTTTGTTCGGTTGGTTGACTGATCAAATGTTCTTTAAAGAGATCACAAATATAAATACAATGAACATGCTCAAAGAAAGAAACGAAGAAGAGTTGATGGAATCGTTATTGCCCATCGGCTTCAATTCCTACGATGACGACCATGACGACGATCAATCATTTAAGACATGGTTTAAGTACTAAGTAGCGAAAATTATAAATATATGATAAGGTAATTCGCAATTTCAACAAGGAGAAATGAGACATGGCATTTCAAGTAAGTCCCGGTGTCAATGTTAGCGAAATCGACTTAACGTCCGTTGTCCCAGCGGTAGCGGTCTCTGTCGGTGCTATCGCTGGCGTTTTTCGATGGGGCCCTGTGAACGAAAGGGTTCTGATTTCAAATGAGAAGCAACTGGTTAGCACTTTTGGTGAACCCACTTCTTATTTCAAAGATTCACAATATACGAGTCAGTGGCGTAACTACGAAACGTTTTTCACTGCATCAAACTTCCTCAACTACTCAAATGCTTTGTACGTAGTTCGTACAACTGGCGGTGATCGTGTTCAGGTTGCTACGATGGATTTTGCTGTTGCAGATTCATCTATTTCTGCAACAGGTGCCGATTTCGATACTAAGCTACAAGTAGGAGATGAGATTGAAGTATCTGGCTCTACTAGCAACGATGGTTACTACAGAGTAACTTCAATTCCTAGCTCAACTAAAATCATCGTAGAAGGCGTAACTTCTAATTACGCAATTGCTCAAGATCTCGCAGACGCAGGTACATTTGCTGAAGGTCCTGTAGTTGACAGTGCCGCTCGTGCCGCATTTTCAACTAATTTCCAAGCAAAGTATCAAGGTCGTCTTGGTAATAGTCTTGCTGTTTCTTACTGCTCAACTCAAGCAAATGGCACAAGTGCATTTGAAGCTGTTGATGCAGGCTACACAATTGCTATCACTCCGTTTGATTCTGTAAATCCTTCAGTCGTTTCTGGTTTTACAACTGAGACGGAAGCCCAAAACTTTGCTGATGTAGGCGATAATGTAATTCTGGAAGACGGAACAAATCTTAAGATCGAAAGTATTGCCGCTGTTCAAGTAGAAGATAACATTGGTGCTACTGCTCTGAACATCGTGAATAGCGATGCGAACGTGGTAGATTCTGTCACTGGCACTGGTTTTATTTTTACTACAGGTCCAGAAACAATTGCGTCTCCAACTCAAGACTTTACAGTTTTCCAGCCCGGCGAAACAATTGTTATTAGTGGTGCAACAGAAGCTGGTAACAACGGTACATTTACAGTCGTAAGTGCTGTAGATGATACTGGCGGATCAGGTAATTACATCTTGACTGTTTCTGGTGGAACGCTAACTGCTGATGCTGGTGACGCAAACGCAATCACAATTACTGGTGAGCCTAACGGATCTGTATACACGGCTACTGATACTTTCTTCATCAAGAATCACGGTCTGACAACAGGTGATGCTGTTCAGTATAACGTAGGTGGCGGTAATAACGATGCTATCGACGGTCTTGAAGACGGAACTGTGTACTACGCAATTGTAGTTGATACAAATAACTTCAAGCTGGCTACAACATACGAAAATGCTGAAGCAGGAACTGCAATCAATATCACTTCATTCGGTGGAGTCGATGGCGGCGTTACTCAAACGTTTGGTATCTCTGATAGCTGGTCAGCGAACGTCACGTTCGAAAATGTGTATACTGGAGCAACTACTTACGATTCTGGATTCAGCGTACAGTGGGCGGACGCAGGTCTTTTCCTCACTAAGCCAACTGCAAGCCACGTACACGTTGTTGTAAGAGATCTTGACGGATCAATTACTGGTGTAGTTAATCAGATCTTGGAAGTTTACGAAGACGTAAGCACTGTTCCAGGCGCTACAAAGTCAGATGGTTCAGTTAACTATCTTGCTGACGTACTTACTGATAAGTCAAACTACATTGCTTGCTCTAGCCCTTCAGCGCTTGTTGCAACTGCTACTTCTGAGCAACAATCACTAACTCTCGGTTACGACGGTGATGATGAAGCTAATATCAGCATCGGTAAAGTTGCTGAAGGTTATGATCTGTACAAAGATGCTTCTACAGTTGACATTGCACTTGTTATGCAAGGTAAAGCAAGAGGTACAACTCTGGGTAATTACATCACAAACAATATTGCAGAGTCTAGAAAAGACTGTGTTGCGTTTGTATCACCCGAAGAGTCTGACACAACAGTCAGTGCTGTAATTGACTTTGCAGGCACATTGACAGGAAGCACATACATGATCGTCGATACTGGATACAAGTATCAATACGATAAGTTCAACGATGTATATCGTTGGGTGCCTCTCAACGGCGATATCGCTGGTCTTTGTGCGAGAACAGACGAAGTTCGTGATCCTTGGTTCTCTCCTGCTGGATTGAATAGAGGTGTTATCAAGAATGTTGTGAAGCTGAGAATCAATCCTACTAAAGCAGAAAGAGACTTATTGTACGTAAATAATGTCAACCCTGTTGTCTCAGAGCCTGGCGCTGGAACAATTCTGTTTGGTGACAAGACGTTCGCTACGACTGCAAGCGCATTCGATAGAATCAATGTCCGAAGATTGTTCATTGTTCTTGAGAAGGCTATCTCGATTGCTTCTAAGTCATTGTTGTTCGAATTCAACGATGAGTTCACGAGAGCGCAGTTTAAGAATCTCGTGGAGCCCTTCTTACGTGAAGTACAGGGTCGTCGTGGAATTTACGACTTCAAGGTCGTGTGTGACGAAACTAACAATACCGCAGAAGTAATTGACGGTAATCAGTTTGTTGGAGACATCTTCATCAAGCCTGCTCGTGCGATCAATTTCATTCAGCTAAACTTCGTTGCTGTTAGAACTGGTGTAGAATTCGAAGAAATCGTTGGTTCAGTATAACAGATAAGGAGAAACGAAAATGGCTTTTAATATCAATGAAATTAGACAACAGATGACATTCGGGGGTGCGAGAGCATCCCTGTTTGAAGTCCGAATGGCTAACCCAATTAATACAACTGGGGACATTAAGCTGTCTTTCATGGCTAGAGCTACAACTCTCCCTGCATCGAATCTCGGAACTGTAATTGTTCCTTATTTCGGTCGCCAGGTTAAGTTCGCAGGAAACAGAACTTTTGAGCAGTGGTCAGTAACAGTCATGAATGATGAAGACTTCCTCGTAAGAAATGCTATGGAAGATTGGATGTCTAGCATCAACTCTCACGTAGGTAACTTGAATCTAGAGGCACCTGGTGTTAACTATAAGTCTCAGGCACAAGTCCTTCAGTACTCTAAGAGCGGATCTTTAATTCGTGAGTACAACTTCAATGGTATGTTCCCCGTTGCGCTTAGTGCAATCAACAACGATTGGGAATCTGAAGAAATTCAAACGTTTGAAGTTACATTCGAGTACGATTGGTGGAACGTTTCTGGCGGTGTCACTGGAGACGCTGGCACAAACGCCTAATCTTTATAGCTTGATTCCTAAGCAAAGGGAGGTTTCGGCCTCCCTTTTTGGTTTTTAGGTCTTATAAATAGTATGAGACTTTTATACTTTTCACTTAAAGGAACTTGTAATGGCAATTGAACTGTTTGGCTTTGAAATCAAAAGAAAGGAAGATGAAAACAAAAACATCACGTCTTTTGTTGAGCCTACCAATGATGACGGCGCTGTCAATATCGCCGTAACTGGATCAGTATCTAGCTCTTTCCTTGACTTGGACGGAGCCGCAAAGAGTGAAGCTGAACTTGTACAAAGATATCGCACTATGCTTCAGCAACCCGAAGTATCTCAAGCTGTAGATGATATTGTAAACGAAGCGATTTCAATCACTGATGACAAGAAAGTAGTTGATTGTATCACTGATGATGTGGACCTTCCCGATAATATTAAAAAGAAGATTCGAGAAGAATTTGACAATGTTATAAAACTGCTAGACTTTGGTAATACTGGATACGATACTTTTCAGAAGTGGTACGTCGATGGTAGAATCAACTATCATGTAATGATCGACGAAAAATCACCCAGAAAAGGAATTCAAGAACTTCGCTATATTGATCCAAGAAAAATTCGTAAAGTTCGTGAGTATGATAAAGCGCCTGCTGGTAGTGATCAAAATAAGTTTATTGTTAAGAAAATCAAGAACGAGTATTTCATCTATAACGAGCGTGGATTCAATAATTTAAACACGTCTCACGTTCAACAGTTTAGCGGCGGGGATATCAAGGGTCTAAAAATTGCAAAAGACTCTATCGTAAACGTCACGTCTGGCTTGCTAAACGAAAACGGAAATCTAGTACTATCTTATCTTCATAAAGCATACAAGCCTTTGAATCAGTTGAGAATGATGGAGGATGCTGTTGTTATCTATCGTATCTCACGAGCACCAGAGCGTCGAATCTTTTATATTGATGTGGGCAATCTCCCCAAATTGAAGGCTGAGCAACATCTACGTGATATGATGGTCAAGCATAAGAATCGTTTAGTCTACGATGCTGGAACTGGCGACATCAAAGATGATCGTAGACATATGGCCATGACAGATGATTTCTGGCTTCCAAGAAGAGAAGGTGGAAGGGGAACTGAAATCACAACATTGCCCGGTGGTCAGAATTTGGGCGAAATCGAAGATATTCTGTATTTCCAAAAGAGACTACTTAAAGCATTGAATGTCCCCATCACTAGAATGGAGTCTGAGGCTGGATTCTCGCTTGGACGTGCATCAGAAATCTCTAGAGATGAGGTGAAATTTTCTAAGTTTATCGCACGACTACGTTCAAGATTTGCAATTCTTTTTGATAAATTACTTGAAAAGCAATTGATTTTGAAGGGAATTGTTTCTGTTGAAGATTGGCCAGCAATTCAAGCAGCCCTTCGATACGATTTTGTAACTGATAATCATTTCTCAGAATTGAAACAGTCTGAAATTTTACAGAATCGCTTACAGCTTCTGAGAGACATCGATGAGTATCGTGGAACTTACTTCTCTAAAGATTGGGTACAGAAGCAAGTACTTTATATGTCTGAAGATGAAGTGGAAGAGATTAAGGATCAGATCGAACAAGAAAAGGCGGAAGAGCCTGAGGAAGAAGAAGATCTGAACATGGATTACACGCCAGAAGCTCCTGTCATTCCTGATCATGGAACTTTGACGGTGGATATAGAAGAGGATAATGAACTGAAAGAAGAAGATAGAAAATTGATTGAAAATTTTTCATCAATGATCGATCAACTTATAACAGAAGAAAGTGATAATGAATGAACTTGAACAAGTTAAACTTCTCAAAGCTGGTTTAAAGTTAGCCGAACATAAAATCAGCAAAGCAATAGACGAAAACAGACAGCCCCCGATTGTTGGGCCAATGGGTCGTCGTGGTCTTCAAGGTGAGCAAGGTGAAATCGGCCCTCAAGGATTAAAAGGAGAAAGGGGCGATCCCGGCCCTATGGGGTTGCAGGGCGAGCGTGGACTAAAGGGAGATACGGGTGAAAAAGGAGATACAGGAGGTGTTGGACCTCGTGGACGAGATGGTGAAAAGGGAGACCCCGGTCCGCAAGGCGAGAAAGGAATCCAAGGTGAGCAAGGAATACAAGGAGAGCGTGGTGAGACTGGAGAGCGTGGTTTACAAGGACCCAAGGGCGATAAGGGCGATAAAGGGGATATCGGAGAACGGGGCCAAAAAGGTGACAAAGGTGAACGTGGAGAACAGGGTCTCAAAGGAGAAAAAGGAGATCAAGGCTTAGCGGGTGAGCGTGGTGAAAAGGGAGATAAAGGTGAGAAAGGAGACAAGGGCGAGCAGGGTGAACCGGGCATCCAAGGCGTCAAAGGAGACACCGGCGAGAAGGGCGAGACGGGCCCAGCAGGAAAAGATGGGTCAGATTTCACAGAAGAGTTCGCTCAGTTTTCTCAATCGCTAACGGAATCTATAAGTACAAGTAAGTCTGAATTCGAAGAGTTTACTAAGAATACCCTTGCTGAGATATCAGCATTTGAGACTAGACTGAATAAAGATCTTGACACTAACGTAGAAACAAATACAAAAAAGATAGAAGAATTAACTCGACAGTTTGATCAATTTAAGCAAAGAGTTAATCAACAAATGGGACAGTGGGCTTCTTCCGCAGGTGGTGGTTCTGTCCGAATCTTAGACAATGATGATGTAGAATTTCAAAAAGTGCATGAAGTCGAAGGAGAGTCAGTCCTCATCTTTGACGCAAGTAAGCAAAAATTCGTATCAGAGTCATTCACAGATATCGTAGAGAGACTAAAAGTGGGTGTAGAAAAGCAATACGACAAGCTAATAGATGTTGAAGGAGACTTCACTTATGTAGGTGAAGCAGAGCCGGGTTCTACTCGTGACTCTGCGTCTTGGAGAATCAAGCGTGTTTATGAACTAGGAGATGATCTTGAAGTGATTTGGGCAGACAATACCGCTGAATTCACGAAGACTTGGGATGATAGAGCGACTTACGAATATAGCTAATTTTATAAATAGTATAGAACAACAACCCGTTTATAATCGGAGGATTAAATGGCTATCATTACTTCTGGTGGTGATCTATCAAGAACAGAATTACAGATAGATGCCGCAACAAGAGACATTTCACTAGCACTAGCCGGAGGTCTTTCTCCAGACGGTGTTACTCTTCAGGCAATGTACTCATATCTCAAGAAGGTGTGGCGAGTACGAAACTTTACAATTGGCGTAACTTCTGGAGCGTCCGGTCAAGCTGATCTTGTACTCGATCAAGCCGCTGGCCCTTCTTCGGAAGAAATTCTGCCAGGAATGACTGTCATAGTCGCTTCTGGTTCTGGTGTTCTTTTAGACGCCACTGAAGTTGCTAGTGTTAGCGGAACAACAGTAACACTAAACAAAAATATTGATACAACCTTTACTGGCACAGATACAGTAACGTTTATCAACCATCTGATCGAATATCCTTTCCCGCTCGTGGCAATTACTCCAGAGCAGTTTGAATTTTCGTTTGATTGGACTCCAAACTCAGATGCAACACGAAAGTTGATTCGTACTGCTGGATGGAGAGAGATCACAACTACTGGTACTGTACTTGCTGAGTATGTGGGAGTTATCTCACTGGGTACTGTTGATGGTAAAGCGATCACAAATATCACTGCGACTGACATTTCCTTCTCCGGTGCCACTATCACGTCAACAGGAGAAAACTTTGGTATTTTTGTAACTGGGGATACTATTACCGTAAGCGGTAGCGCAAACGGAAATGATGGCACATATGTTGTAACTAACGTCACTTCAGACGGTGCTGGCGGTACTGCTGACGTACTTACAGTTAAAGATTACATTTCAGACACAGCAACAGCATTCACCGCAGAAACTGTTGGTGCTTCCGTTACAATTGGCGGCGGTGACACTGTTTACTACGCATTCCGTCCCGCTCTCAGAAAAGCTGGACTTGTTATCACGGCTACTAATACAATTACAGGTGCGGCTGGAGATTTTGATTCGTTCTCTAATGGAGATATCATCGTCATTTCTGGAACATCGGGTGGAACGAATGACGGCCAATTTACAATTGCTACAGCCGCTAGTAACAACATTGTATTGACGGGAACACCGTTGACTAACACAACTGAAGCTGATGTTGTTAATATTCGAAATATTAATTACGGAACGACTGCTGACTTTACATATGCTGGTGCCGTAAACGAAGCAATTCAAACGTTTGATGGAACTACGGATAACAGAACTAACGAACTTTCTCTCTTCGTTCGTGAAGAAGGTAAGACGTTTGGTAAGTCAGACTCAGTGTCGATTGGTATCGCATCTGGTGCGGCTGTAAACTATCAGGTATTCCGATTCCCACTTGCGGAGTTGAGAGATCTTGATTATACAATTTCTGACAAGGTTATCGAAGCCGCTGATGGTGCTAACGAAAAGTATGATGTTGCGGCTGGTAATGGTCCAGAGATCAACTATCTCGCCGCTGACGTTTCTTCCGCTACACTCTACTCTGGTGGAGTTGATCTTAACACATCCAGAAACTTTGGTGTAACGATCAGTGCGGAGAATGGCACTGGAACTGGCAATCTTACACTTCAAGAGCTATATTCTTGGGTTAAGTATCGTCTACGTAGAACAACTAACGTCGATGACGAAGGTGCGGATTCAATCGTTCAGGTTGGTAAGACTTCTGACGAATTGTTGACATTCGTTGGACCAACTCTACAGACATTGCTTGTAGAACACGCTGACGGCGCTACAAACGATGCTGGTGTTGCTATCATTAACTTCTCTAGTGGAGATATTGGTAACTTAGCATTCCGATACACTGGTGGTGGTGGATCGCTAGAACTCTTCCCGAAGATTGCTTCTGGTACGATCTCATTCAACGACAACTTAATTAACGATAGCGAACCTTCGTTTACAGTCTACTATGAGTATACTCGTGAGTTTGATGTTACGGCACTTTCCGTTACATCTGCTTCAGGTCAAACTGCTACAATTACAGACGGTGGTACTAATAATATGCCAGAAGTGACAGTCGGAGACTATCTTGACTTCTCTGGATTCACTAATGCTGGAAACAATGGAGTTTGGGAAGTTACTGGAAGCATCGTAGCTGGTAGTGCGGCTGATACAACTGCATCCTTTGCGGCAACTAAGTTAGATGACGATAATCCAAATGGAGCGGTCACTAACGAAGCTCAAACTACTGGAACTGAAAACTTCCGTTTTAATCCTGTTAACTCGCCTGATGCGATTATTGTACTTCAAGCAAATGGTACAAGTGAAATATCAGGCTCTGGTTCTGGAAGCATCAATGCTAATGGATTCGCATTCGACTACGCTTTCACTGGTGACACGACTCCCAACTCTGCAAACGGAGAAGAAAATCGACTTTCTGATACTGCGGTAAATACAGTAATTAGAGCAGTTGGTACTGATACAGCACAGTGGGTATCAACGCCCTTCATAATTAACGAAGGTAACGCTAATAATATTACTGTGGTAGCGCCTCTCGAAAGAAACTATGCTCCATAAATAACTTTGACGGGGGAGCTAGTCTCCCCCATTTAACCTTTACGAGGATTTATTATGAGAATCAACATTCAAGTTGCCGCAGACATTCTTGCATTGACGGAAGATGAGCTACTTATGGAAGCTCAGCAGGTCGATGAACTCACTGCGCATTTCGTTCCCCCCACAGATATGATCTATAACGATGACGGAACCGTTCGCTTTGTCGATGATGGGGATTCTGAGTCTACGTGGGAGTTTGAGATGGATGAAGTTCTTGCGCATAAAAAAGTGCTTGACGAAAAGAAAGAAACTGAGCGAGATGCTAAAATCCGTAAAGCTGTAAGAGAAGCAAACGAAGAAATGATCGAGGGCTAAATGGCAGTTCCATCATACGGTACAGACATTGTTACACTAGACGGCTCAGTCTATACTGCGACAGGTGGAACTTCTCTTGTTGTCAATGATTATGCCGCTGTTGGCGGAGGACAGGCTGGTCTTAACGAAGAAACAGATTACTATCTAATTGGAACAGAATGTATTTCTAAAAACGCATTTGGTAACGGTTCTCAAGAAAAGGGTATTGTTGACGATACAAATGCGGGTGGAAATATTGCGACAACACTCGCATCAGGTAATAATCCTGGCGGTAATCAGTACGTGTATATTTGGATGTTCTTTAATGCTCCTGCCTCGTTAGCTACAGCGGTATTGCCCCTCAACCAACGAGGTGGACTACACGCAATCATTGGGCCGAATACAAATAACTATAACGCATATTCCGTTTCCGGCTCAGATTTACAGGACTATGGTGCTGACTGGGTTTGTGGATCTATTGACGTTAATGTTACTCCCGCAAATGGTCTTGCGCTAACCACCGTCGGAAATGGCGCAGGAGGAAACTATAGTGTTTTCGGCGCAGGAGCAAGCATTCCCACACAAGGCCCGACGAAAGGTGCTCCTTTTGCGATTGAAGGTATTCGAAGAGGTGCATACATTGATGCTGTAGAAGGCGAAACGGCCAACCCAGTTACTTTTGCGGGCTTAGAGGGATTTGACGGTGGTGACAACATCAATGGTCGCTTAGGTGTTTTTACTGAACGAAGAGGCGTATACATTCTAAACACTGAAGTAAGACTAGGAAGTTCAACTCAGCTTTGTTTTATGCGTGATACATCTGGTGTTACTATTCGAAGACAAAATGATGCTACACCTTGGTATTCAAATACTGAAACCGACGGCGGAAAACATAGAATACAAATACTCAATTCTTCTTCTGAGATTGAATGGGAAAATGTAACTATTCTTGAAGATGCGATTGATATTCTTATTAATTCGACTGACAATCCTATCGTTAAGTTTACAGCTTGTTCTTTTTTTGGTGTTAGATTACTTCAGTGCGGTGGTGCGAACACAGAACTGACTCGTTGCACATTTGGAACAACTTCAGCGACGATTACATCTAATACAATGGCTGGAACAAACACTGAAGCAAGAGTTATCCAAAATGGTGCTACTATTACTTCTTGTACAGTTAATGGGACAAGCAACACGGCGGAAACATCCGGAATTGAAGTTAGTGGGACTAATGCTACAGATCTTTCTAAGATCACTAACTGTAACTTTACAGGAAATGGTAGAGCGCTATTACTTGGTCAAATTGCTGGTGGACAAGGAGATGTAACAGTCATATATGATGGGCATTCATTTACTCCAAACGCACAACTTGGATATAATGATGGAGCAGTTCAATCAGCAACTACAGGCCCGCAAGGAAATTCCGGTGCTGTTATTGAAGTTGAAGTTTTATCGGGAACAAATTTAATAATTTCTGTATCTAATACAAGTCAGATACCTTCAGTGTATAATACTGGAAGCGGTCAAGTCACTATTCAGGCAGATGTTTCGGTGTCAATATCAGGTGTATTAGGAAACTCCGAAGTATCGATAATGCAAAGCCCTTCTCCTTACAGTCAAAACGGAGCAACACGAACTACTTTGTTCAATGAAGACACTGTGGCTGCTGTAACAGGAACTGATATTGAATTCGTTACTGTACCTCAGGGTGCCGGTCCGGTATTGTTCATAGATAGTACGACAACAGATTTTACAAACATTACTGGATTAGCTGTTACAACGCCACCCCAAGTGATTCGTGTAACTCATAGAGATAATCTTGCTTTATTTGATGAGTTCGAGGTAGTTTCAATATCTGCAAATACTATCGGTGTGACTGCCGTTGGACAAAGCTCTATTAAGCAACAAGATCTGGTAGATTCGCCTGGTGAAACTGTTACTGTAGAAAAAGTAGATGCGACTTACACATTTAATGTGCCGTCAGGAACTGACATTGATGTGCTTATTTATAGAGTGGGTAGCTTACCTGTTTACTTATTAGAACAAACAATTACAACAGAAAATGCGTCTTTTCCTATTTCTCAGTCACTAGATAGAAATTACGATTCGTTTGAAGTGTAGTCGATATAAATAATTAAAATTAGAACAATTTTAGCGGGATAATTAAATGGCGCTCGGAGATAAAAGATTTACTAGAATTCCACCAGAGAGTACTGGTGATCGTGTATACATGATCCACACTGCCGAGATTGAGTTCGGAACGAACACTGGCGGAAATAGCATTGGATACAACTGGAAGATCGGCTCAATGTACACTGTCACAGGATTTGGGATGGTGCATCTTCACGGTGTTTATGATAAAGGTGACGGTACTGGCGTTCTTGCTGTTCACTACTCAAAAGCAAATAAATTTGAGAATAACGAGCCTAGCGTTGGTCAAACAATCGTCGATCCCGACGATGGCGGTGCTACTCGAATTGTGGGTGAAGTTGTTCGATTTTACGATGTCTATATTCCAGCACAAAATATCATGGGATATGACAATCCCGAATATGGGCTCGACATTGATCCATATGGATCAGCACTCGTAACACTAGCGGACGGTCGCCCAACTCTCGATGCGTTCGGTAAACTTCGCACAACAGGCGCAACTCACTTAGGTGAGTATGTTTACTCTAATATTGACGAACTCTTAGAAAACTTTTCGTTGACATATCTTAATACAGGCGCAAGGGCAAAACGAGAAGCAGATGTCTTTTTTAGTGATACTGGAAAGTACATTGAGCCAAGAGTAAAAGAACAACAAGACTTTGCGGCGGCTTCAAGCAAGACCTATCATCACTATATACCCGGCTCTGGTCATTTGTTCATGGGAACAATGTTGTTTAGTGATACTGGCAAAGTAAGTGCATTGCCTGCAACTAATTCAGGTACGGAAAGAAATTTTGGACTTTTTGACGCAGACAATGGATTTATGTTTCGTGTCGGCCCAACGGGTGTCCTTTATCTCGTAAGAAGATCAAGTGTATCTGGATCTGTTAAGAATTATATTTTAGCATCATCGGATACATCGGACGGATTCGATAACTTCAATGGCGACTTAATTAACGGCTCCAGAACATTGAGCAATCGTAGTCAGATGGACTTCGACTTATCAAAGGACAATATCTTCTGGCTTGATATTCAGTGGCATGGCGCAGGTCGAGTAAGATTTGGCACATTTAATGATGGTCAACGTCTCGTTATTCATGAATACTTCCACGGTAATCGCAACACAGAATCATTAAGTGCAACAGCATCACTTCCGGCTTGTCAACAACTGTACTACTACAGCGACAGCGAAATGCAAAATCATGCTGTTTATGGAGATGGGTCGGGAACAGACGGTAACTTTGGGCCGCTTCCTTCAGACCTTGTTCGTTTGGGCTTAACTTCGTCGAGACCAGAAGATGCTAACTACGTCTACATGAGAAGTTGGAGTTCATCTGTATGGACGGAAACAGATATCGATTTACAGTCACTAGGTCGTCCAAAAGTTTACACATCTGGGCACTTGGCTGTAGATGGTGCTGGATTCAGACCATTGTTTACTCTATCTCCAAAAGAATTGCTTGCTTCGGGTTCAGTAGATCATAGTCTTTTTGTTCCTACAAAGATCACTGCATATGCATATGATAATAATGTGGATACTGAGGGAGAGATTTCTGCGGGAGCAAATCGTGACGCAATTGTACACTTCCGAATAGGTAGAGATTGCGTTCATAGCGGCCACGATTTTCAAGACATCCCAGGCACTAACTTTCAAATTTCAACTGCTGGTACTTCATTCGAAGACACAAACTTATCGGGAAATACAAAGAACATCGAATTTGAAGATATGTTCAATGGGCAATTTACAGATATTCTCACAGATCGCTATATTAATCTACAAAACGGTGCTTGGAAAAATAGACCCGATGATGGTGGTGTAGCAGAACAAGTTATTTCTGATATCGACAATTCAATTGAAACGACAGGAGTGGGAGCGGCTGTTGATGCTGTAGGTAATAGCACTACGCTTTTACTTGACGATCAGACTGCGACAACTACGACAGTCGGAACAACCGCAATATATTCTACTACAATTGAAGTAGCAGACGCAACTGGATTTGTTATCGGTGGATCAGTAACCGTTCTTGATTCAAATAATACTCCATTGACATCTGACGGAACAAACATTCTTGATATCAATGGAAGCGTGTTGACGCTAACTAAGCCAATTCAGAACAAGGCAATTCCTGCGGCGACTACACTGACGCACATTAAGTTAATCGAAGGTGGTGCGATCAGCGGAACAAACATTCCCGCAAACACTGTAATTCGTTCAGTGGATAGTGGAACTCAAGTCACATTAAGTTCAGCAACAACCGGAACGTTCTCTGGCGCTGAAACGTTTACGATGACTCGACCACCAGTCGTTACGATTGATCCGACTGATGCTGAATGTAGACCAGAAACAAGTGATCGTTGGCTGTTAAGAGAACCACAAACAGCAACATTCCCATTGAATGAAAATACCGCAGATGGCGCATTGCATTGTCATAGTATCTCTTCTACTGGTATTGCAAATCCATTCCCAAGAACTGTTTTCATTAAGATTGTTAACTTGACGAAAGCGTATTTGTATCAAGATCGATTGCTTACGATTCCTGTGGATACAACTGATTTTGCTTTCGATCCTGCGTCAGTGAATCCTGTTATTCATGGATTTACAGGATCTCGCTCGACTTGGACTTTCTTTGCACACGAGCAAATTAAGGATATGCAAGATCCTAGAATTATGTTTAGCATTACTTGGAAAGAGATACTTCAGTAATGCCTTCGATTCATCAGTTTTATGGGACTCGATGGAATTGGCTTCCTGCTGATGAGGGTGGATACCCAAATCAAAAGGTTGCATTCGATGGGCCAACAAGAACGATATTTGTAGATGAAGGAGTGACAACGTTAGACGTAAAGACGGATTTGTATTCCGCTTGGAAAGAATGGAATATTGCATCGACGGAAGCACCCGATGCTAGAGTTTGGGATAAAGCATTTACTGCTGTTGGTGGTGACCCGATTACTGAAGATAGAGATCTTGGTGTCACATACTTTCTTGAGAATGGATGGAGGATACAGCCCTTTGCTTCAAAGTCATCATATACATTGACGATTGAAGGAAACTTATATACACGAGAAGCGGGTCAGACTCCGTTTTACTTTGCGGAAGGTGTTTCTGTTTCGCTTGTAAGATCGAATATCGTTGATTTAATTACTGTAGAAGCTGTTGGTGTGAGTTTGACAGATCAGGATATTACGAACATTGCAAATGCTGCCGCAGATCAAGTTTGGGATGAGCAATTAAATTCGCATCAAACAGCAGGATCTACGGGTAAAAAGCTGAAAGATAACTTAAAGCGTAACTCGTATATCGCCAGAATATGAGTTTATTATAAATAATATACTACAGGAGAAATAATTATGGATAATACTACATTAGATTTAGTGAGACAGGCTATTAACTCCAAGCCAGACGAATTTAAAGATACGTTTAACGATATCATGACTAACAAAGTTGCAAATGCAGTCGATATGAAATATGACGAAATGTTTGCTTCCGCTTCAGAGGAAGAGTCCTTTGAAGAGTCAGAGATGGATGACGTAGAACAAGAAATGGAAATCGAAGGAGAGTAAGGTATGAGAACCTTGCAAGACATCATACAGGAAGCTGTTGATAAGCCTCGTTCAGAAGACGAACAGCGTTTTATCGACAAGCATATTGTAGATAAAAAAGATCATCCAGAAGCTGAAGAAAGTCAATTCACTTCTAAGTCTAAAAAGGCTAAGCGCCGGGCAGACAGAGAAGAGGGTAATGACGCTGCAGTTTACGAAGAGCGTTTGCTTGGATTCTCTAATTTTATTTCTTTAGAGGAGTCAGTCAAACCCGGTAAGATGACCTTGCAAGATGGCTCTTCCGTAATGATTGGCAAAGAAGATGCCTCGGCAATCAAATCTGTAATGGGATCTATGAGTGGATCTAGCAAGAAAAAGATGCACGAAAAGATGATGAAGAATAAGAAAGGATTTGAGGAGATTGTAAAATTTGCTAGGGAGGCTGCTTAATGCCTAGCGTAGTCAAGCCATTAAGTCCAGCAGAAGATATCGCAAGCGGAGTCTCTGGAGCGGCCAGTGATATCAGCTTGGCTACTTTGGTTTCAGTAACAAACATGGATCCAGCACCAGCGCTGGTTATTATAGTGGAAACTGGAAACGGCATATACGTTAGTCCAAATGGAACTGTTTTTATCGAAAAAGAGCCTGCTCAAACTTTGGATGCTCCAGCCGCCACTACAGTTGTTTGGGCCAGTGCGATTGCATATAGAGCATAAGGATAATAATAAATGTCACTACTCATAAAAGAAATTGTTGAAGAAGTTCAATATATCACGGAAGAAAACGAGTCTGGTGGTAAGACGTATTTCGTCGAAGGTGTTATCATGCAAGGTAACATCAAGAATAGAAACGGGCGCATTTATCCTTCTGAAGTTTTGTTTAACGAAACGAATCGTTATATCAAAAATTACGTAGAAAAGAATCGTGCATACGGTGAGTTAGGACATCCCGCTGGTCCCACAATCAATTTGGATCGTGTGTCTCACATGTTCACCGAGTTGCGAACAGAAGGTGACAATGTAGTTGGTCGAGCAAAAGTCATGGGAACTCCGATGGGCGAGATTGTTAAAAGTCTCATCGACGAAGGCGCTGTAATCGGAATTTCTTCTCGTGGAATGGGCTCGCTTAAGCAAAATAAAAGTGGCATCATGGAAGTCCAAAAGGATTTCATGCTTGCTACAGCAGGTGATATCGTTGCTGATCCATCTGCGCCAGATGCATTTGTCAAAGGTGTAATGGAAGGAGTTGATTGGGTATATGACATAGCTTCCTCTACATGGGAGAGAGCTAATGCTTTTGATCAAATTGAACAAGAAATTAAAGAAACTGCGAAAGTGTCTAGCAAAGATTTAGAAGCTAAGGCCGGCGTCATGTTCGAAAGATTTCTATCATCTTTAACAAAGATATAGTTTTTATAAATAATAGATAAACTATAACTAATAGTAAGGAGAATTCATATGAGTGAACAATACATTGAAGACGCTGATCTTATCAACGAGATCAAAGCTGATGGTGAGGATTCTGAATCTGCTGATCCCGTAGCTCCTGCTGGTGGCACTGGTGTTAAGCGTAAAGCTGACAAGCACCAAGGCGACATGAAGGCAGACGAGATCGAAGACGATGTAAAAACTCCCCAAGGCAAGGAAGGCGTAAAAGCCGCTCCACGTCATGCAGACAAGAAGAGCATGAAAGAGTCTATCGAAGGTATTTTCGAAGGTTCAGATCTTTCAGAAGATTTCAAGCAACGCACTGTTGCTATCTTTGAAGCTGCAGTACAAGAAAAAGTTGTTGCTGTTCAAGAAGAACTTGAAGCTAAGTTTGAGCAAGATCTTGAAGAGCAAGTCCATCAAGCAGTTAACGATGTAGTCGAGAAAGTTGATGCATATCTCGATTATGTAGTTGAGTCTTGGATGAGCGAAAACGAACTTCAGGTTGAAAGCGGTATCAAGCTTGAAGTTGCGGAATCATTGATGGATGGTCTTAAGGCTTTGGCCTCTGAGCATAACCTCAATATTGATCAAGAAGAAATTGATCGTGTTGCGGAAATAGAAGCCAAGCTCAAAGAGCAGACCGAAGAATACAATGAAATTTTCGAGCAGTTACTTGAAGCTCGAAATGAAAAAGAATCTCTTGAGCGTGACATTGCGTTTAAGCAGGTTGTTGAAGGACTGACTGATACACAAGCTGAAAGGCTCCGTGTTCTTTCAGAAGGAGTCTCTTACGAATCAGTAGAAGAATTTACTCAGAAGATCGAAGTTATTCGTGATCAGTTTGTTTCTGAGTCTGTAGCTCAACCTGTTTCTGAGGAAGAATCCGATGATCTTCTGCAAGAAGAGACAGAAGAAAAGGCCTACACTGATCCTTCGGTTTCGGCTTACGTAGAGTCTCTCAGCCGCTTTGCAGCTAAGAACTGATTTTTATAAATAGTAATAGACAAAATCTCAATAAGGAGAACAACTATGAGAAATGAAGAATTACTTCAAAAGTGGAAGCCAGTTCTGGAGCATGAAGCTCTTCCTGCAATTGGCAACTCCCACAAGCAGGCAGTAACTGCTACTCTTTTGGAAAACACAGAAAACGCCATTCGTGAAGAAGGCGGCGCTACTATGTCTCTCATGGAAGCACCTGCTACTTCTGACGGAAACGTATTCGGTTCTGGTGCCAACCGTGGTACTTACGATCCCGTATTGATCTCTCTCGTTCGTCGTGCAATGCCTAACCTCATCGCATATGACATCGCTGGCGTTCAGCCTATGACTGGTCCTACTGGACTGATCTTCGCTATGCGTTCAGAGTACGAGACAGACGCCGCTGGCAATGATCGTAACGTAGAAGCAATGTACAACGAAGCTGATACTGATTTCTCTGGAAACGGTGCTGCAGACGGTGTACAGGGTAATGCTACAGGTACTGCTGGATCTGATGACATCGCTAACACTGGAACTGGTATGACTACTGCTCAAGCTGAAGCTCTGGGTGATGGTGCTGGTACTAACTTTGCTGAAATGTCTTTTGCAATCGAGAAGGTTTCAGTAACTGCTAAGTCACGTGCGTTGAAAGCTGAGTACACTTCTGAACTCGCTCAAGATCTGAAAGCAATCCACGGTCTTGACGCTGAGCAAGAGCTTGCTAACATGCTCTCTGCTGAGTTGCTTGCTGAAATCAACCGTGAAGTTGTACGCACAATCTACTCTTCTGCTGTAACTGGTTCCGCAGACACTGCATCCGCTGGTACTTTCAACTTGGACGTTGATGCTAACGGTCGTTGGTCAGTAGAGAAGTTCAAGGGCTTGATGTTCCAAATCGAGAAAGAAGCAAACGCAATTGCCAAGGCGACTCGTCGTGGTAAGGGCAACATCATCGTTTGTTCTTCAGACGTTGCTTCTGCTCTTCAGATGGCTGGCGTTCTGGATTACACTCCTGCTCTTAACGCTAACAACCTGAACCCCGATGACACTGGCAATACATTCGCTGGTGTACTGAACGGACGTTTCCGTGTATACGTCGATCCGTATGCAGGTTCTAACTACATGGTAGTAGGCTACAAGGGTGCAAGCGCATTTGACGCTGGTATCTTCTACTGCCCATATGTTCCTCTGCAGATGGTTCGTGCAGTCGGTGAGAACAGCTTCCAATCTAAGCTGGGCTTCAAGACTCGCTACGGTATGGTTGCTAATCCCTTCGCTGAAGGTACCAACCAAGCGTATGGTGTTATTAGTAATAATAGCAACGTTTACTATCGTCGTAGCTTGGTCACCAACTTGCTATAATAAAAAGATCCGTCTTAACGGACACTTTGAGGGAGGCTCCGGCCTCCCTTTTTTTTGCTTATAAATAGTAGATACAACAACACTTGAGACTTTAGAAATATGGCTACTTCTAATTTTCTATCACCAATTGAGTTTAGACTTGTAATTGATAGATTACCCGAGACTCGTTTTTATGTGCAGTCAGTAAATCTACCTGGCTTCAACACGAGTCCTGCGGCCACAGGAACTCCGTTTAAGACGCTCCCCTTTCCAAGTGTAAAGCTTGAATACGATGATCTCGTTGTGAGTGTGATAGCAGATGAAGATCTCAAAGCATTCCGAGAAGTTTCAGATTGGCTTATATCGCTGACATTCCCCAAAGAGTATAAGCAGTACGATGATCTACAGCAGTCTCCGCAGTCGACCCTTTCCGACATGTCTCTAGTAATACTTGATAGCACAAAGAATGCTAACATCACAATCAACTTTATTAACGTGTTTCCGGTATCAATAAGCGGTATACAGATGGATACGAGAAACGCAGATGTAACTCCGCCCACATTTGACGTTTCGTTTAGGTATGATTCATATAATATTGTAGTGTAAACTTTTTTGTGTTATAATTGATACTATTTAAGTTATTAGGTATGGAGAAGTGAATGAAGATTGAAGATATTGTGCGTGAATGGGAAGGCGACTGCGAAATTGATATGACTAACATTGCATATGAAAGCGCATCAATTCCCAAGCTACATAATAAGTACTTCAAGATTTATATGGGAGAAGGATACATTCTCAAGAAGCTTAAAGCCGATCATAAGCAGTTGCTCAAACTCAAAACAGAGTACTACAAGGGTGAACTGAGTTCCGAAGAATTAAACGAGTACGGTTGGGACCCTCAGCCATTGAAAATTCTTCGTCAAGATATTCCGACATATCTGGATTCAGATTCCGAAATAATCGAGCATTCTTTGAAGATTGGAAGACAAGATCAGAAGATTGAATATCTAGAGTCCATAATAAAAATGATCAATAATCGTGGCTATCAGCTAAAGACGATTCTTGATTACGAAAGATTTAAGAGTGGAATGAATTGATAAAAGAAACTGTCAGAGTCGAAAAAGTAGATGACGTATATGTCCGTGTAGTCGCTGAACCAGGCGTCAAGATGGAGATGTCTGAGTACTTTACCTTTTTTGTTCCCGGCTACAAATTTATGCCCGCATATAAGTCTAGGGTTTGGGACGGAAAGATTAGACTCTTGAATACAATGACGGGAATCATCTATGGTGGTCTTGTTGCATACATAGCAAAGTTTTGCATGAACAGATCTTACGATTGTATCATTGACGAAGCACTTTATCCCGAGGTGAACGTAGATCCAGAAGAAGCATACAATATTGCGGAATACTTCAAATCAACGTTTATTCCTAGAGACTATCAGAATGATGCTGTTGTACATGCGCTCAAGAAAAATAGAGCGCTTTTACTCTCTCCTACAGCGTCCGGTAAGTCTTTCATTATCTACTTGCTGACACGCATTCGTATGGCTGATGATCTTAGAACTCTGATTATTGTTCCCACAACATCGTTAGTCGATCAAATGGCATCAGACTTTATTGAGTATAACAATGGAGAAAAGCTAGACATCCACAAAATTCGTGGTGGTGCTGACAAAAACGTAGACGCAAAAGTCGTAATATCAACTTGGCAGTCAATTTACAAACTAGACAAGTCTTGGTTTGATAAGTTTGACATGGTGATTGGTGACGAAGCGCATTTGTTTAAGGCCAAGTCTTTGACCAAGATTCTTGAGAAGATGCCCAACTGTAAATACCGCTATGGGTTTACTGGAACTCTCGACGGAACTCAAACGCACAAACTTGTGCTAGAAGGAGTGTTTGGCCCCGTATACGAAGTCACTACTACTAAGAAGCTAATGGATGACAACACGCTAGCGAATCTAAAAATTGTTGGACTTGTTTTAAAGTATCCTCTTGAAACGTGTGATCTTAATAAAGGTAGATCATATCAAGATGAAATAGATTGGATCGTAACAAATGACGCAAGAAATAAATACATTCGAAATCTAGCACACTCTATAAAGGGCAACACGCTGATTCTTTTTCAGTTTGTTGAAAAGCATGGAAAGATTTTACACAAGATGCTCGATAGCGAAGAGCATAGCGTTCACTTTGTTCATGGCGGAGTGAATACAGAAGAACGGGAAGAAGTACGAAGGATAACAGAAGAAACAGATAACAACATTATCTTGGCTTCGTATGGTACATTTTCTACCGGTATAAATATTAAGAAGCTAGATAATGTTATATTTGCATCACCGTCCAAGTCAAAAATCAGAAATCTACAATCTATTGGAAGAGGTCTGAGAAAAGGAAACGGCAAAACAAAAGCAACTCTTTATGATATTGTCGATGATCTTAGATATAAAAGTCATGTGAACTTTGCATTTAGACACTTTGCTGAAAGAGTCAAAATTTACAACGATGAAAGTTTTCAATACAAGATTTACGATATTGATATAAAGGAGTAGTCATGAATTTAATGCACATCAAGCTTCGGTCTGGAGAAGAACTCGTTGCAGACATTATCAATCAAAAGATTGCAGACGAAGAAGGACCAGCATGTCTTTTGCTCAGCAAGCCTGTTCAAGTAATTCCTACAGGGAACGGTATCTCTGCACGAGAGTGGCTTTATTTCTCAGAGACAAACGAAGTTTGGTTGTCCGTCAATGATATGATGTATATCAACGAAGCCAATGAAGATGCAATTGAATTCTACGATAGAATTGTTCTAATGAGAGAAGACCATGAGTCTGCAAAAAAGCATGAGCGTCTCGATGATATGGATATGGATGATATTCGTGAACTCTTCGACACCTTGGTAGAGTCAAAGAACTCTATAAAACATTAATATTTTTTCCTGCGTTAACAGGATTATACTGAACATATAAGCATCTGTCAATAGAAAATTAAAACTTTTTGCTATTGACTCAACACTATTTTTCCCGTATACTGTGTAAAAATGTCAGAGGTATAACATGTCTAAAAATTATGTAAATAACGCTGAGTTCCTTGAAGCGATAATCTCGTATAAAGAGGTTTGTAGAAAAGCAGAAAGCGAAGGAAAAAACAAGCCTCAGATTCCTAATTATATCGGAGATTGTATTTTACAGATCTCAAGAAGACTATCAAGCAAGCCTAATTTTGCTGGCTACTCGTATAAAGATGAGATGATCTCTGACGGCCTTGAAAACGCAGTACAAGCGCTCGACAACTTTGATCCAAACAAATCGAAGAATCCCTTTGCATACTTTACGCAAATTATCTGGTTCGCATTCCTTCGACGAATTGAAAAGGAAAAGAAGCAACTCTATATCAAACACAAAGTCATTGAGCATTCAATCATGACCGACAGTGTAGTCGATTCAGATGGATCTGATGATACATTTGACATGACGAATACTGAGTTTGCGAACGACTACATGAACGATTTCGTAAAAACATACGAAAAGAAAATTGATGAAAAGAAAAAAGCACAAGCCAAGAATAAGAAGAGTGTAGACTTAAGTGAATTCATAGGATAGGAGTTTCTATGCAGATTGCCATTCTAAATGACACACATTGGGGTGCTCGTAATGACTCTAAAGCCTTTGCCGATTACTTTCATCGATTCTATGATGAGGTGTTCTTTCCTTATCTAATCGAAAACAATATCAAGACTATTTTTCACTTGGGAGATGTCTTTGATCGACGTAAGTATGTGAACTTTGTTACAGCCGCAAATTTTGAAAAGCATTTCATTCGTCCTTGTGCGGAGAACGATATCGAACTGTATATGATTGCTGGAAATCATGATACGTTCTATAAAAATACGAACGAAGTCAATAGCATTCGACAGCTATATCAAAACACAGCGTATGATAACATTCATCTATATTGGCAAGATCCTGTGGAGGTAGATTTAGACGGATGTAAAATTCTGCTCTCTCCGTGGATTTGTGCAGATAATGAAGAGTCTACAATGAAAGCACTTGAAGACACGTCTGCTCAAGTTGTTATGGGACACTTTGAAATCGCTGGCTATGAAATGATGAGAGGTATGTTGTGCGAGCATGGCCTCAATAAAGATATCTTTAGAAAGTTTGACTCCGTTTATTCTGGTCACTTTCATCATCCGTCTTCTCATGGAAACATTACGTATCTGGGTGCTCAATATGAGATGACCTGGTCAGACTACGATCAAGTCCGTGGGTTTAGTGTTTTTGATACAGACACCCGTGAGATGAGCTACGTCAAGAATCCTCTCAAGATGTTTCATAAGCTATTCTATGACGATACAGACATGACGATGGAAGATGTTGCGGCTCTCGACTTTAATGACTTGACAAACACGTATATAAAAGTTATAGTACAGACTAAGAGCAATCCATACTTTTTCGACATGTATTTGGATAAGATTCAAGAAGTAGGGCCTGCTGATATTAAAGTAGTTGAAGATCACAAGAACTTGGACGGCATCGATGAAGACGAACTTGTTGATGAGGCTCAAGATACGTTAACTATCTTGAAGAACTATATTGACAATATTGATGTGAACGGCAAGAAAGAAAAAATCGAAAAGCTTTTGGGTGAATTGTATCATGAGGCGATAAGCATCGAATGAGTAAAAAGTATATTCATGTAAATCAGCATAAAATTCGTGCAAACAAAAAGCATGGAACTGATGAGCCTGTGATCACAATCAAAGAAGGCCGAAGTAACACATATTGTCATGAAGTCAAAATTCATGGTGAATCGGTAGTGCGATACGGAGGAAGCGACAAGCCTATTCTTTCGTGTGGTGCTCGTGTTGTTATTGAGACTGAAGCTGACATTGAGATTATTAGATGATAGTATTCAAAACCGTTAGATGGAAGAATTTTCTATCTACAGGGAATGTATGGACGGAAGTCCAACTCAACAAGAATAAATCTACTCTTGTTGTGGGTGAGAACGGAGCGGGTAAGTCTACAATGCTAGACGCCATCTGCTTTGCTCTTTATGGCAAACCCTTTAGAAAGATCAACAAGCCTCAGTTGATGAACAGCATCAACAAAAAGGGACTTGAGACCGAGATTGAATTTACTAACAAGGGTAAAACATATCTTGTTCGTCGTGGTATCAAGCCAGCGATCTTTGAAATTTACTGTGATGGAAAGCTACTTAATCAAGACGCTGCAGCCAGAGATTATCAAGCGTATCTTGAAGATACGATTCTGAAGCTCAGTTACAAGTCTTTTGGACAGGTCGTTGTACTTGGATCTTCTACGTTTATTCCTTTCATGCAACTAAGTGCAAAAGATCGACGTGAGGTCATTGAGGATCTTCTTGATATTCAAATCTTCACTACGATGAACACGTTACTCAAAGAACATGTTTCTACAAACAAGAGTGGTATTGATGAAAACAAGTATCAGATTTCACTTGTAGAGAACAAGATTGACTCCGCAAAAGATCACAACGAGTCTATTCGCAAGTTGCATGAAAATAAAATTGACGATCTAAAGGAAAAGATCAAAGAACAAGTGTCGCAGGTTGAGGAACAGCGGGAACTAGCCGATACAATCGATGTTGAGATACAGTCACTTCTAGGATCAATATCTGACAAGGATAGCATTAAGAAAAAGCTAAAGAATGCTCAAAACATTGATCAAGATCTAAAAAACAAGTTACGGACGTTGGTGAAAGATATCTCTTTCTATGAGAATCATGATGAATGTCCTACTTGTCAGCAAGACATTGATTCAGACTTTAAAGAAAGTCATGTCGGTGTGCAAAATAAGAAGCGTATTGAACTCGAAAATGGCTTAGATTCTTTACAAGAAAAGTTAGACGAACTCAACAAGCGTATCGATGAGATATCAGATATTGAAGATGATATTAATAAAAAGCATTTGTTAATGAGAGAACATGTTGCGAATCAAAAATTTGCAATGAACTCGCTAAAAGGAATAAAAAATGATTTGGAGTCAGCAGAAAAAGAGGCTGAAGAAATTGACACTACGACTATCGAAGCCATGCAGGACGAACTCAATGAAAAGATTGCAGAACAACAGGAGCTAATGGACAAGAGAGAAGTCTTGGCAATCGTTAGTACAATGCTCAAGGATGGTGGCATTAAGACAAGGATTATCAAGCAGTATGTTCCAATCATGAACAAACTGATAAATAAGTACCTTGCTGCGATGGACTTTTTTGTTCAGTTTGAACTTGATGAAAGCTTTAACGAAACAATTAAGAGTCGATTCCGTGACGAGTTTTCTTACGCTTCTTTTTCTGAGGGTGAAAAACTTAGAATTGATCTGTCTTTGATGTTTACTTGGAGAGCGGTGTCTAAATTGAGAAACTCAGTAAGTACGAATCTACTAGTTATGGATGAGATCATGGATTCATCGCTGGATAGCTCTGGAACAGATGAATTCCTAAAGATCATTAATGAGTTGACAGCAGACTCTAATGTGTTTATAATTAGCCACAAGAGTGAACAACTTTATGAAAAATTTGAAAACACCCTTCGCTTTGAGAAGGTCAAGAACTTTAGTAGGTTAGTAGCATGAATGAATACAAGCCATATACAGTCGAGGATGTAATCAATGCGTCTAACGAAAATAGATTTAGTGTCATTAGTTGTTTTGCTGGCGGCGGTGGGAGTAGCACTGGATATCGTCTCGCTGGTGGAAAAGTTCTTTTAATCAACGAGTTTGTTGAAGAAGCGATTGCGTCATACAAGCAAAACTATACTGACACGAAAATCCTAGTTGATGATATTAAGAAGTATACTGGAGAAGATTTTCTTTCTCTTGCAAATATTAAAAAGGGTGAGCTTGATATCCTAGATGGATCGCCTCCTTGTTCTGCGTTTTCTGTTTCGGGTAAGCGTGAGAAAGGCTGGGCTGGTTACGTAAAAGACACACGCAAGTCTTACTTCGATGAGAATGGAGACATTGTTCACGAAGGTGAGATAGTCGTACAGGATGGAGTAAAGAAATACTCAGACAACAAGGTTCAAGAAGGTATTGAAGATCTGTTTTTAGAGTTTGTTCGGATTGCAAAAGATATTCAGCCAAAAGTGATCATCGCTGAGAACGTTAAGGGAATCACTATGGGCGAAGCAAAAGGTAAGCTTGTTGAGTTTATCAATGCATTTGAAGAAATTGGATACGAGGTTACGTATCAAGTGATGAATGCGGCTGATTATGGCACAGCACAGAATCGTGAGCGCACCATCTTTGTTTGTATTCGACAAGATGTATTTGATTCAATTGATATGAATGTGCTAACGATGAATCGAGTGTTTCCAGAGAGAACCTCTGATAAGATTCCTATGGAAAGCGCACTATCTGGTATTGAAAATGATCCAGAAGAGATCCAAATGTTGCTCGACTACGTACAAAGAACCTATCAGAAAAAGTTTATCGAGAACTTACCATTTCGACCACATAAGACACTGAACCCAAGTCAGCCTGAGTTCGCTGATTGGAATCCAACAGGATCGTGTTTTAATATGAAACGGCCTTCTCCCTATCATCCTTGTCCAACACTAACTCAGTTAGGTCAACAGATGACTACTTCCGGAGTGTTTCACTATGATTATAATCGTAAGTTTACGATACCAGAACTCAAGAGATTGATGGGATTGCCCGAGGACTATCAACTGACGGGAACCTTCAATCAGAAAGCGGAGCGAATTGGTCGAATGGTTGCTCCTAAGATGATGGCTGAACTTGCAAAGTCCGTCTATGAAAATGTGATAAAGCCTTACAATGCTTAGTCAACGAATACGAGAGCATAATGGCGAAAACTGCTATGATGATTCTTATCAGAGAGACGCATTAGTAAATCTGATTCACACAGATAATGAATTTCGAGAGTACATAAAAGCGCAGTTTAATATCACGGATGAAGCAAACACTAAGATATGCAAAGACCCGCTTGGCGATTACAAAGTAGATCTCGGCGTGAAGCAAAATGGTGAGTTGATCGGTCTGATAGAAGTCGATTACTATATCAAGTGGGATCCCGACTGGCCTGAGAACTATCGATGGTGTCACGCACTCGCAAGAAAGATTAAGTACTGGAAAGAAGAGGGACTACCCTACATAGGTTGTACACTTAACAAGCAAGGTGATAAAGCGCTCGTGAGTACAGATGAAATGCAAAGAAAGTATATGTGGACAATGAAGCGAAAGAAAGTTTATCTCAATAATGAATGGATAGACGATAAGTTTATAGAGATACCCTTACGAGTAGCAAAGAAGTTTGGTAACTGGACAGATGATGAACTGAGGAGAGTGAACAATGCCTGATTTTACCTTTGCACATAGAGACGAAGGATTCGATGATCATATCGACAAATCTATTCGTGGCTATAGTGTTTTACATGATGATATAGTGAATCTTAGTAGATACTTTGTTGAAGACGATACAAACGTAATTGATCTTGGTTGTTCAACAGGCAAGACTATTCATGCGATGATGAGACAAAACAACGAATTTGCTCCCAACGCAACATACGTGGGAATTGAGTATGCTGATGGATTTATTCCTGCTCTCGACGAACGTGAAAAGCAAATGCGTGAAGAGTTTGGTGGTGTCGAAGGAAAGGTTGAGTTTCATATTGGCGACATTCGCAACTATGATTTTGTGAATGCAAATCTAATCACTTCGATCTTCACCCTACAATTCATGCCCCCCACATCTCGTCGTGATGTACTCAAGAAGATTTACAATTCACTGAACAAGAATGGTGCGTTTATCTTTGCTGAGAAAACGGTTGCTCAAGATCCAAGACTACAAGAAATGATGACGTTTACATATTACGATTACAAGCGGGAAAACTTCTCAGACAAAGACATTTTGGACAAAGAACAAACTCTTCGAAATATGTTGAAGCCAATGACATGGAAAGAAATACAATCTGCTCTCGCTACGGCGGGATTTGGGTTTGACAAAATTCAACCGTTCTGGCAGAATCATTTATTTGTCGGAGCTATTGCCATCAAGTGATTTTTGTGATAAACTCTCTTTTAAATCTTGAAAAAAGGATTATATCTTATGCAATTTAGTGACAATACAATTTCAGTACTTAAAAATTTCTCTCAGATCAATCCCAGTATTATGTTTCGATCTGGAAGTGTCTTGAGAACTATCTCGCCCCAGAAGACAGTCATGGCTGCAGCCGAAATCGACGAATCATTCGAGAAGTCAGTCGGCGTATACAATCTCGGTCGTTTTCTGGCAACCCTTTCCTTGTTTGATGAGCCGGAGATTGCACTTGAGGAAACTCAGTTTGTCATCGGTGATGCGAAGAGTACTGTTAAGTATACGTACACTTCAGAGAACATGATTGTTTCTCCACCCGATAAGGATATTAATGTTCCTGATATTGTTGCTGACATCAACATCACTTGGGAAGAAATCAAGAAGGTTCGAGACGCTGCAGCTGTCCTTGGACTTCCTGAGATTTCTTTCTCTAGTTCTGGTCGAGGTGTCTTACTTTCAGCCGTCGATAGCAAAAACTCTACAGCGGATACTTTCAGCATTATCTCCGCACCCGACGAAACGTTTGAGCCATTTGATATGATTATCAAAACAGACTATCTCAAACTGCTGGAGCAAGACTACCAGGTAGCCCTTTCGACCAAGGGAATGGCACACTTCCGTTCTAATGGAGTCAACTACTGGATCGCAATCGAATCTCGGTAGCCTTGACTACTAGCTTTTCTTATGCTAGAATTGTGTCATTAATCTGCGGAGGATAGATATGGGAATGCTCTATGGTTCTATGCGTCATACATCAACAGGACGCAAGAAGAAAACTAATCACTGGAAAACTGCTCGGAAAACTAAAGCCCCGTTCGTAGAACTGAAAGCTGAACCAGTGTACTATAGAGAAACACCATACTATCCTTCAGCAGATTCCAAATCTTCCCACGAGGAATATTCCTCGCTTTCTCGTGAAGAAAAACTTGAGATTAGCTCCGGCTATACTGTAGCTCCCGCTTACAACAAGGGAGCGTATCAAGTTATATCCAAAGAGAATATAGAACACATAGGCAAATAACAAAAAAGTCTAAAAAATGTTCAATATTTTCACTCCTAAGTCATTGATTTTATTAAGAAATAAAACACGTTATAAATCAATAGCTTACAGCTTGCAAATTACCCCAATCTATGAGATAATTACTCCGTAATTTGAGATGAGAGATTGATATGCAAGATTCAGTGATCGGTCGTCAAGTAGAAGCGGACTGGGGTGCGATGATCCCACCTTCTGTTGGCGTCATTGCGGGAACACGTGTGTGCCCCGGCGTGTGGGAGCGTCAAGTTCTGATTAACTGGGATGACGATTCGTCTGACTGGTACAACATCAAAGAAATCCGTATGCCCGGCTGGCGCTCGGTAAACGGATCTCCCATTGGATTGTACTGGAAAATGTCCGAGACTTGGATGGAATCATTTGGAGAGGTGAAGTAATATGGCTTATATGAATCAAGAGCGAAAAGCAGAACGTGCACCCAAGATCAAAGCGATCTTGAAAGAGTACGGTCAGAAGGGCAGCCTGAGCGTTCGACATCACTCTACACTCGTCCTCAAGCTGAAGGATGTTGCTGGAATGTTTGAGTTCAAAGATGAATATCAGAAAAGATGGGGCATTTCAATCAACCCTTATCATTTTCAAAATCAGTATGACTGTCCTAAAGTTGTTGAGATGCTGAAGAAGTTGACGGCTGCTATGTACGGTGATGACTACTTCGATGAGAGCGACTCGATGATTGACTACTTTCACTGTAGTCACTACATCGACATTGATGTTTTACCTGCTTAGGAGGTGCTATGCTAAAGTTTGAAAATGTTGCTGAGATTGGCGATCTGATTCGTGCTTACGACTTTGAGCCAATACCTGATCGTCCTGACACTTATGTCAGTGGTTGGGTTGAGAAGAAAGGTCCGATCTTTGTTGAGATTGAAGAAGGTCGTGAAGTCTACATCTGTGATGGTTACACCATCCACTGTCAGTATGACACCAACGGTAGTCGTGAAGGTGTCAAGATTCACGTTCCGTTTGAGATGGGTTTCACTGACTTTGACGGTCGTGTCGAGAATCTAACTAAAGAAGTGCGTAAGGAGCCTTTGTAATGATCCGTAAAAAGCAGATCAATTCCCCAATCGTCATTGATCTGACGGGGCCAAATGGAAATGCTTTTGTACTGATTCAGTGTGCTAGGGATCTTAGTCATAAGCTGGGTCTCGACTTTACACCCATTCGAGAAGAGATGATGGATGGTGATTATGATCATCTCATCTCAGTTTTTGATTCATACTTTGGGGATTTTGTGATTCTCGAAGTTTAAGTTTTGATGGAATGATGTACTTTCGAAAATTGCTACTAATTGCTATGTGGTGCGAGTTCCATCCTTTTTATTCTTGACAATAGGAGTAGTTTATGGATATACTATGGTATGACGCTGAAGCTTTAAACGGCAAGGGAATGCCGGGAGAGTATTCTTCCTCTGAAGAGCAAAATCTCGGACCGAGCAATGCACGAGAGTGTCCCTGCATTCCTTGTGAGCGAAGCGCTGAATGTAAAGCAAACCTTTTATCGTGCGATGCGTTTCGAAAGTGGTGTAACACTGGAAACTATTCGGACGATAGTTTAATGATAAAGTTGAAGAGCATATGATAGTAAAGATAACGCAATGTCCTGATAGATCCAGATGGTATTCTTCTAAGGTTGGTGAGAACTGGGAAGTATTTGACTTGCAGAATGGAGAGTATTCTTGTCGATCATCTGACGGCTATCTCAATTTCATTTTAGCATCCGACTGTGAACTAGTAGACCCCGCTCCAGCCTCTTACATAGATGACTTGATGCAAGAAAGTCATTTGCTGGATATGACAGAAGACATTGAGATTGATGCTGAAGTAGGCGGAACAAGAGAAGCACTCGGTGTCCCGTACATGAGATTCCTTCCGCTAGAAGCACTTGCTGCAGCAGCCGCATCTTTTGAATACGGCGCTAAGAAGTATGAGTCTAGAAATTGGGAGAAGGGACTTCCATGGCAACAGATGATCGATAGCCTCAAACGACATATCGATGACTTCGAGCGAGGCATAGATCACGATGATGCTGAAGACGGATCTGGCTTACATCAGGTCTGTATGATCATGGCTAGTGCTATGATGTTGTCTGCATCTGTCATTCGTGGAATCGGAAAAGACGATAGAACGCCTCTTATCAGTCCTACAATGACTGCTAAAGAATGTGCTAGGTGGATTGAAGATCAACTTGCGCTTGCTGATCAGCACTCAAATAAAAGTAATAAATAGTACAGTGTAATTAGTCATAGAGTAGATCATGCCACAGTTTACTACAGAAACCACAGAAATTCTGCAAGCTTTTTCTGAGTTAGATTCCGGAATCTTTTTTGATCCCGTAAATAACTTCGACCTATTTTTAGACGACTCTAATGAAAAGGGCTTGCTCGTTTCTAATGGAGTTGTTCTTAACACTATTGGATCTGATAATCTACAGTGGAACAATGCTGTATCTCCAGTCCCGTCAGCAGACTATCTCAATTTCTTTAATCGTCTCGAAGTCAATAATTTTATTGATATCAGTGGTGTTGGAGATTCCAACCTCGACGGTCGATGGGAAGTTACATCGTTAACGCCAGGTGGAAATTACGTCATAGGACTTACATATACTGGCACAGTTAACGACAATCAAAACATTACAAATACTGAGTTGACGATACAAAGAGTGATTGAGTATCCGTCAAACTATTTGCTATCTAATAGCTCTAACGGCTCAATAAGCGCTCAAGCAAACATCCCCATACAGTTTGCTAGTCTTGCTCCATTGGGAGATATAAACGGTCTATTGGCAAAGTTTACTCTTTTCGAACTTCCGTTCGTCACTTTTTCTAATCCACAAAGTAAATTTGATATAACAGAAATCCAATCTGGATCGTCTGCAAAGATAGCCTCGTTTCCGTATGGAAATGCTGCAGACATTCCAGCACAACCAGATGTATCTCAATTAGATATTTCATCTGACGAAGATGTTACTGTAACGCTGACGAACAACGATATTGACAGGATTAACAACGCTGTTAGTCAATATCAAATAGCAGAAAGCCAGCAAGGTCTCGATAGCGCAGTATCAGGTGTCACTGCGGAGTTCGATTTTTCTGGATCGTTTGAACTTACTCCAGTTGAAAACGAAAGTGGTTTAGATCTAAGTAGTCTTCAATTTAAGTCTGAGCAGTACACTCAAGCCGTTAACGACTACACTCAAGCTGTTGATGACTACAACGCTACAAATCCAAATAGCGTTACTGAAATCCCTGCTTTGCAAATAGGGATCAGAGGTCTTACTGGTGGAAACACAGTAACGTTTAATCTAGCGAAAGATAGCGCTGTACTATCAGATCAGTGGACAATGACTTTACCTGCACCAGGCACTCCGTTTGTAAATGACTTTACGTTTTATGTTGATGCAAGTTTCTTCTCTAAGATACTTTCTGGGATCGACTACGAATTGATTCTTTCGAGCCTATTTGAAAGAATGCAATTGACAGGTGAGCTAACTTATGTTAATATAACATACAATCAAAGTGAATTTGATTCAAATATTTCGTCATTTAATTCTCAGGTCGAACAATTCGAAACTGACATCGAGGCGTATGAAGAGCAAAAGACTCTAGATATACAGGAAAATGATGAAAAGCTTGAAGATGCAAAGTTTGCTCTTCGAGATGCAAAACTAGTAGCCATGGCCAATGATCTAAGTGGAAGTGGCGGAACTGGTACATACACGTATGTTGCGCCAACTCCTGCTGAAGAACTTGCTGAAGCTTTGAACAATGGATACAGCGAAACATATGAAGCTGATTACGATACTACTGGCCCTGGCGCACCGGGTAATGCGAATCCACGTCCGAATGATCCAGCGGACCTAGTAGAGACTGACGGAGAAGATACAAGTTATATAAGTAATGTGACCTACTGGACTACAGTAGATTATGTTGATGACTCAAACCCTTAAGGAGATAGACTATGAGTGAAGACGTAACCACCGCTGAAGCTGTAGCTGAAGCACCCACCATGCCTGAGATGGATGTACCCCCCGCACCCGGTGCTCCAGAAGGTGAACCTGTACAACTGTCGTTTGCTGACCTTGCGGCCGCTGTACAAATCATTGACGTTTTTGTAACACGTGGAGCAATCCGTGGTGAAGAAATGTCTTCAGTTGGTCAAGTGCGAGATCGTTTGCAAGCATTTGTCCAGCAAGCGCAAGCGCAACAGGAGGCTCAACAAGCCGAAGCTGCATGATCCTCTCCCAATCAACTTGGGAATGATAACACGGCCCCCATCTCATGTCTTCGGAATGAGCTTGGGGGTTCTTTTACAATATGATGGGGTGACAAATGCAAGACAACTTTATTTGGGTTGAACGATATCGACCTAAAACAATTCAAGATACTATCTTACCCGACTCTCTGAAAAAAACATTTCAGCAATTTGTCGATCAAAATAATGTGCCCAATCTTCTATTGACTGGTCGTGCTGGTATTGGCAAGACTACTGTGGCCAAAGCTATGCTTGAAGAGATTGGCGCTGACTATATTACAATCAACGGTTCGATGAATGGTAACATCGATACTCTACGTGTTGAAATCGCTAACTTTGCTTCTAGTGTTTCTTTTTCCGGCGGCCGCAAGTATGTCATTCTAGACGAAGCTGACTATCTGAATGCAAACTCTACTCAGCCTGCACTTAGAAACTTTATGGAAGAGTTTTCAAAAAACTGCGGCTTTATCCTAACTTGTAACTTTAAGAACCGTATCATTGAGCCTTTACACTCTCGTTGTAGTGTAGTTGAATTCAATGTAACTGGTGCTGATAAAACCAAACTCGCCGGACAGTTTTTTAAGCGATGCTGTAAAATACTGGAAACTGAGGATCTTGAATATGATGAAAAATCTGTTGCTGAACTTATCAAAACTTATTTTCCTGATTGGCGTCGAGTCCTTAATGAACTACAGCGTTATTCTGCTACTGGCCGTATTGATGCTGGTATATTAGTATCAACTTCAGGCGAGTCTATTGATGACCTGATTAGTAGGATGCGTGAAAGAAACTTCACAGATGTTCGTAAGTGGGTTGCTGAGAATTCTCATGTTGAGTCAGCGGTACTCTACCGCCAACTCTATGATGTGCTACCCAGCAAACTCAAGTCTACTCAAAATGTAGCTGACGCAATTGTGATTCTCGCTGAGTATCAGTACAAAGAAGCGTTCGTTGCAAACTCCGAGATAAATAGAGTAGCGGCTCTCGCAACTCTTATGGCGGAGATGGAGTGGAAATGAATGGGCATATGGGCTAAGATAAAAAGCTGGATCTTTGGAATACACTGTCTTTTGTGTAGAACAAAACTCGATCCCACGAGTGAGTATGTCATAGTCCAATATAGGTGTCTAGATGGCTATGATAATCTTTATCTTTGTACTGAGTGTGCAAAAGATTTTGATGAAGCCGCATTTGATAGCAATACAGATCCGTCCGCTTTCATTGATATATGAAGTATGTAACTCTGCTTACAGCTATTGCGATAGCGGCAGTAGCGGGATACTTCTCTATCATTGGATTGTCTACAATCTTTGCTGGTGCTTTCTGGGCTGTTGTTATTATGGCGACAGTGCTAGAGATAGGTAAACTTGTTACTGCCGCATATCTTCATCTAGAGTGGAAAGATATAAGTACATGGATTAGGACTTATCTAATATCAGCAGTATTTGTCCTGATGATTATCACTTCAATGGGTATCTTTGGATATCTATCGAAGGCTCACTTAGAGCAGACAATAAATCAAGGTGGTAATAATGAATTACTTATCAGCGGCCTCGAGAGAAAGATTGAAAGACAGCAATCGATCATCGATGACTCCGAAACGGTCTTGGCGCAACTCGACTCTGCGGTTGAAATACTGCAAGACTATGACCGAATTAGAGGACCTGATGGAGCAATTGCGGTTCGGAAGGCGCAAGCAGAGGAAAGGACAGAACTCAACAGAACAATCGGATTGGCGTATGATCAGATTGCAGGATTCCAAGAACAACTTCTGCCCCTGCAGAAACAAACTCTTGAACTTGAAGCAGAAATCGGCCCAATCAAATACATAGCAGAACTAATTTACGGAGAGAACTATGACATCGATAATGCGGTTCGTTTCGTTATTCTTTTACTTGTGTTTGTTTTCGACCCCTTGGCGATTATACTATTGATAGTATCGACAGCAATGTTCAAACGTGATATCATTGCTAAACCCGAAGTAAAAAAAAAGTTGAAGACGGACAACTCAATGAATCCGTTAGTGAGCGAACAACAAATTATGGTGATGGAATGAATCCTTTTGATTATGTGAACTCGATCACGCATTCGAAGAAAAATTTAATGCGTGATACTGAAAACGACACACTTGCTGAACGTGGCTATGAGCCATGGCTTTCAAACAACGCACTGTCTTACTTTCCGGACACCGTTTTACATGCTAATCTTATGAACATGTATAGCGATCTGGATAATCGTCCACAATTCGAATTTTTACTAAATAGTATTAGACCTAGAAAGAGATTTTCTAAGTGGATAAAGAAAAGTGATAACGAAGACTTGAAAGCAATATGCGATCATTATCAATGCAACGAAACGGTTGGCCGAGAGTACTTGTCTTTGTTATCGTCTGAACAAATAGACGCTATTAAAAAAGAACAAGAACAAGGCGGTTTAAAAAGATGACGTTATTGATTGAAGATATGGTTGAAGTCTCTTTAACTCATGAAGAGAATTTTTTAAAAGTTAAGGAAACCTTAACGAGAATTGGTATTGCTTCTAAGAAGGATAGAAAGCTATACCAATCTTGTCACATCCTGCACAAGCAAGGAAAGTATTACATCGTTCATTTTAAAGAACTCTTTATGTTGGACGGCAAGGCGCACGATTTTTCAGAAGACGATTGCGCAAGAAGAAACACAATTGTTACTCTACTTCAAGAATGGGGGTTGATTAAGGTCGTTCGACCCGAAATGATTTCTTCACCTTCTGCCCCTTTATCACAAATCAAGATACTCCCACATAAAGAAAAGAGCGAGTGGGAACTTGTTGCTAAATATAGCATTGGTAAAAAACGATAAGGAGAAAGCCATGTTGTGGGACATCATTGTAATTTTGTTCGTATCGGGTCTTGTTTTTGGACTCGGATATGTAGCTTGGGTTTGGAACATGAAGGGCCTCGAAGGTGTAGTAGACAAGGCCGAAGAAATCGCAGAAGAAGTAGAAGAAGCGATTGACGATCTTGAGGATCTTGGTGATAAGCTCAAGAAGATGACTAAAGCAGAACTCGAAGAGTTTGCGCATACGCTTGGTATCAAAGTTGACAAGCGTAAGAAAAAAGATGATATGATTAAAAAGATTGTAGACGAAAAAAAATAAATGTACGAATATAAGTGCATCATTAAAAGAGTACTCGATGGCGACACAGTTGATGTCGATATCGATTTAGGATTTGGAGTGTGGTTACGTGGACAGCGAATTCGTTTTTATGGAATCGATGCCCCCGAAACTAGAACTCGTGATTTAGAAGAGAAGGCTCGTGGCCATGTAGCACGAGATTTCGTCTCTCAATTCTTACCAGTCGAATCTATTCAAACACTAATCAGCAGAAAAGATGAAACTGGAAAGTACGGTCGCATACTTGGCGACTTTGTAGTATACGATGCTGTTTGGGATGCTCAAAGAAACTTGACAGAACTTCTATTGCGTGAAGGTCTTGTCGAGGTTTATGAATCTAAATAAGCAGTAAAATCGTATAAATAAGAAGCGATGACAGGGCGATCTTGTCATCCACATCAGTGCGGAATGGTCCGGCTGAGAGACAACAACCTTGCTTAATATAAGGAGGCAAAAAATGGTTAATACCCGAACTAAAATGTTTACATTCCCCCATTCACGTTTCATAGGATTTGATCACGTATGGGATGAGATTGAGAAACTTACCGCCGTCGGTGCTAACGAGAAAGGATTCCCTAGGCACAATATCGTAAAGCATGATGACACAAACTATTCGATGGAGTTTGCTTTAGGTGGTTACAAGAGAAAAGATCTGGAAATTGAAGTCCAGCCTGGCGTTCTCATTATTCGAGGTAATCCAGACGAAGACACTAAGCAATATCTTCACAAAGGTATTACTACGAAAAAGTTCGTAGAAACATTTAGACTCGCTGACCATGTTGTCGTTGATGGAGCTGAATTCGTCAACGGTTTACTAGTCATTAGTTTGAGAGTTGAACTGCCCGAAGAACAGCGTCCGAGAAAGATCGAAATTAAAATCTAATCTCAAAAGGACACTGATAAATGAAAAAAGAACTATTTGCCGCATGTAGCGGTGTGGTATTCGCTGGCTTAATGTTAGCTCAACCTGTATTAGCTGTAGAATCATACACAGCAAAACTCAACGAAGAAGGCAAATTTTGTGCTACAGTAAAAGTCGCCCAGCCGGGTGGATTTTTTATTCGTCGCATGAAGTGTCGTTCTTTGGAAGAGTGGGAAGCTAAGGGATATGAGGTTTCGTATCCAGAAGGTTTGTCTCCAGAAGAAGTGGCGGCATCTATGAGTGATAGTATTCTCTTAGATTTGGATAAAAGTCTTTTGGCACAAATCAAAGCATCCCTGCAGGTAGGTAGATCATGAAACTAACCCTTTCTGAAAAGCTATCAGCGATTGCTGTATGCACATTTCTAATTGGGTGTATGGTGGCTGGCTTTTATGGACACATTATGTATCCGGAGTTGTATATGAATGCTACTCCAATGCCATATGTCTATACTCCCATAATTTAAATGTGAATAGAGGTTTTTGTGACGTTCCTCGACCGTTGGTAAGGTCGCTAAAAACGTCACGCAACTCTTAAGGTAGACGATGTTTAACATAAGCGACACGGCTAAAAGATTAGCAATTTTAGGAATAGTTATACTTCCGTGGGAACTAGCACTCATCTACTTCTTTACTACAACCGTAGAGAAACTTATATAAATGGTTGACATGTCCCCCATGTCTACTATATAATGTGGAAAACATTTTGAGGAATCTATCTTGTCGTTTTACACAAACGTGACCCGTTACGGAAACAAGATCTTATATCGTGGATACTCTAGTAAAGGCACTAGAGAAACTAAGAAAGTAAAATTTCAACCTACACTTTACATTCAGAGCAAAAAGCAAGAATCTGGATGGAAGAGTCTGTATGGTCACACTGTCGATCCCGTTCAATTTCCTTCGATGTCTGAAGCAGGTGAGTTTATCAAGCAATATGAAGATGTTGACAACTTCAAGATCTTCGGTAATACAAACTTTGTAGCTCAGTTTGTTGCTGAAGAGTTCCCTGCTATTATTGACTTCGATCCCAAGTTCATCGATGTCGGCAATATCGATATTGAGGTTGCGTCAGATGAAGGATTCCCCGAACCCGACGAGGCCAAGTATCCCGTCATCTCAATCGCTTACATGAGTAGTAAGCACAAAGCGTTCTTTGTGTGGGGCCTCGATGACTATGATACAAGTCTTCGAGACTTTGATGACTCTGGCTATGAGGACTATGAGGTTGTCTATCGGAAGTGTCTGGATGAGAAGAATCTCTTACTAAACTTCTTGCATCACTGGAAGCAATTCACTCCAGATATTATCACTGGATGGAACATTCGACTCTTTGACATTCCGTATATTGTGAATCGAATGAATCGAATCCTCGGCGAAGATATCTCTAAGCAAATCTCTCCGTTCGATGTGATTAAATATCGTCAGATTGCGGTCAAGGGTAAGAGTCTTGATGCATATGAAATTTATGGCGTCCAACAGGTAGACTACTTCGATTTATTTCAAAAGTTTGGCTATAGCTATGGAACTCTTGCATCGTATTCGCTTGATCACGTTGCATCTGTTGTTCTCGGTGAACGAAAACTATCGTATGAAGAGTACGGCTCTCTTCACAGTCTATACAAACAAGACTATCAAAAGTTTATCTCGTATAACATTCGAGACATTCTTCTCGTTGACAAAATTGATCGTCAAACTGGATTGATGCAACTTGCACTCACGATTGCATACAAGGGTGGCGTCAACTATAGTGACACTTTTGGAACAACTGGGATATGGGATAGTATCATCTATCGATTCTTACATCATCGTAAGATTACTGTTCCTCCTTCTACTCGAAAAGAGAAGCAATCTTACCCAGGTGGCTATGTGAAAGAGCCTCGTATTGGAATGAGCGAATGGATCACTTCGTTTGACTTGAACAGTCTGTATCCTAATTTAATTGTTCAGTACAACATGTCTCCCGAGACACTAGTTGAAGGTATGCTTCCTGACTTTGGAGTAGATCATTTTCTGAAAACTACGATTCCTGATGAAATTCGAGAAAAGGATTATGCGGTCGCTGCCAACGGATCAATGTATCGCAAAGATAAGCGTGGAGTTCTTCCTGAGATCATCGTAGGACTGTATGATGAGCGAAAAGCAATCAAAGGTCAAATGATTAGTAAGAAGAAAGAATATGAGCGTAAGAAAACCAAGCAACTTGATATGGAGATCACGCAACTCGACAATCAACAAATGGCAGTAAAGATTCTTCTCAACTCACTCTATGGAGCGCTTGGGAATCAGTATTTTCGATACTTTGATATGCGTATGGCTGAAGGGATTACGCTCTCTGGTCAGTTGGCTATTCGATGGGCGGAGACTGCAATCAATCACTATCTCAATCGAATACTCAAGTCCTATGATGAAGACTATGTAATTGCAATTGATACCGATTCGTTGTATGTTGATCTTGCTCCACTAGTGAAGCAGGTGAATCCTAAAGATCCCGTTAACTTTATTGACGAGGCTTGTAAGAGTAAATTTGTTCCTCAACTACAAAGGTCTTACAAGGATATGTTTAGTCACATGAATGCGTATGAACCTCGTATGGTTATGGAGCGTGAAGCAATTGCTGATCGTGGAGTCTGGACTGCTAAGAAAAGATATATACTTAACGTGCATAACAATGAGGGAGTTGCTTACGCTGAGCCTAAACTCAAGATCATGGGAATTGAGGCTGTTAAGTCCAGCACGCCTCAAGTGGTGCGGGATAAGTTTGTAAAAGCATATGGAATCATTCTAAACTCTACAGAAAGCGAACTTCAAGACTTCGTGGCAAACTTCTATGATGAGTTTAAAAGTCTCCCTGCCGAGGATGTTTCTTTTCCTAGAGGCGTGAGTGATATTGAGAAGTGGCAGGACAAACACACTGTCTACAAGAAGGGTTGTCCGATTCATGTAAGAGGTGCGCTTGTATTCAATAGATTGTCATCAAAAAATAAGCTTAATGTTGAAGATATTAAGAACGGAAGTAAAGTCAAATTTTGCTATCTGAAACTTCCAAATCCTTCAATGGAGAATGTGATATCTTTTCCACAGTTCTTACCCAGAGAGTTTGAGCTAGAACAGTATATCGATTATCAAACTCAGTTTGACAAGACGTTTAAAGAGCCATTGAAACTTGTATCTGATGCAATCAATTGGGATCTTGAAAAACGAAATACACTGGAGTCTTTCTTCTCATGAATGTGTAAAGCAACATCGATTCAAAATGAATTGGAAAACAAGAGAAACCCCTAGCTGGTTTCAAGTCGCATAAGGAGAACTAAAATGTCGGATGAATTTTTTGATTTTGGATTCACCGCTGTAACGGAAGATGAGTTGGATGCGGTACGCCAGCTACAAGCACAGACGGAAACGATCCAACAAGAATTGGTATCAGTTGACAACAAGGCAAAAGCCTTGTATGATGCTATCATGCCATTACTAGAAAACCTAAAGGCAGATCCCAATAAGGATTATATCTACTGGCCGAATCGATATGAAAAGATTGACGCATTCCAAGATAAGCTTGCGTCTATTATGACATCATAAATGTTGCATATATTGAACATATGACACTATAATGGTCATTATATGACACATTATCACTGTGGGATAATTCCCCACGTTAAAACAATCAATAACTACTAAGGAAAAAAATATGTCATCACTACTAGAAAAGCTTCAGAAATCTGGAGCCATAAAACACACTTCGATATTAAATAAGTCTACATTTTTTAATGTGAAGGATAGTATACCAACTGAAATTCCAATCATTAATGTTGCTTTGAGTGGACGGTTAGACGGCGGCTTAACGCCTGGACTAACGTTTCTTGCTGGGGAATCAAAGAGCTTTAAATCTTTGCTCGGACTAATGCTTGTTAAGGCATACATGAAGAAACATGAAGATGCTGTGTGTTTGTTTTACGATTCAGAGTTTGGTATTACACCAGACTATATCGAGTCAAACGGGATTGACACTAGTAGAGTGCTTCATATTCCAATTGAACATCTTGAGCAACTGAAGTTTGACATTTCAAAGAGACTAGAAGAAATAGAGCGTGGCGACAAAGTAATTATCTTTGTTGACTCTGTAGGCAATCTTGCTTCTAAGAAAGAAGTGGAAGATGCTTTGGACGGAAAGTCTGTTGCTGATATGTCTCGTGCAAAAGTGATGAAATCACTCTGGCGAATTGTAACGCCACACTTGACTACAAAAGACATTCCTTGTGTTGCTGTCAATCACACTTATCAGACAATGGAGCTTTATTCTAAAGCAATCATGTCCGGTGGTACTGGAGGCATGTATAGTGCAAATCAAGTATTTGTAATTACAAAAGCCCAAGACAAAGACGGGAAAGAGTTGATGGGTTATAACTTCACTATCAACATTGAGAAGTCACGCTTTGTTCGTGAGAAATCCAAGTTCCCATTCAATGCTCGATTTGATGCTGGAATCAACAAGTGGTCTGGATTACTCGATCTTGCAACAGAAGGTGGCTTTGTCGTTAAACCTAGCATGGGTTGGTACTCAAAAGTCGATCCAGAAACAGGTGAAGTCGAAGATAAGAAGTATCGAGCAAAAGATACTGATACAAAAGATTTTTGGCTTCCCATCTTGACAAGCAAGCGCTTTCAAGAGTATATTAGTGACAGATATCAAATCGCCACACGTTCACTTGTGGTAGACGAACCAGAAGATTATGAAGAGGCTAATCTAGATGATTGAAAACACAATTCTTGCGTCACTACTTCACAATGAAGAATACATGCGAAGAGTTGCACCTTTTCTAAGTGAATCTTACTTTTTTGATCTTACTGAGAAGACTGTTTACAGCGCTATTATGTCTTACATCGAAGACTACAATGGCATACCAACAAAAGAAGCATTGCGAATCAATCTTGAAGAGAAAACAACTCTGACGGAAGATTCCTTTTCTTCTGCTGTTGATATGATCAATGAGTTGAGTTATGATGATCAGACAGATCTCGACTGGCTAGTAGATAAAACTGAAAAGTTCTGTCAAGACAAGGCCATCTATAATGCAGTCCGTGAATCCATCCTTGTACTAGACAATCAACACAAGACTCTAGACAAGGGTGCGATTCCACAATTGCTGAGTGACGCCCTTGGCGTCTCGTTTGATCAGAATGTTGGACACGACTTTCTGGAGCTTTACGAAGATCGATATCGCTTTTATCACACGAAAGAAGACAAGATCCCATTCGACATAGATCTGATGAACAAGATCACGAAGGGTGGACTTTCTCGTAAATCTCTCAGCGTGATTCTTGCTGGAACAGGTGTGGGTAAAACTTTGTTTATGACTCACTGTGCATCTGCTAATCTTCTCTCTGGATTAAATGTTCTGTATATCACGATGGAGATGGCTGAAGAACGCATCGCTGAGCGGATCGATGCGAATCTACTTGACGTTACGATGGACACTCTGAGAGAAATGCCTAAAGATGTCTATCTTAAGAAGGTGCAACGAGTCAAAGAAAAGACTACAGGTAAGTTGATTGTCAAAGAGTATCCAACAGCAAGCGCTGGATCTGGACACTTTCGACATTTGTTAAACGAGTTGAAACTGAAAAAGAACTTCACTCCAGATGTTATTTACATTGACTATCTGAATATATGTACAAGTTCTCGTGTGAAGAATGCAAGCGCAAACTCATATACAATTGTTAAGGCAATTGCTGAAGAATTGAGAGGGCTTGCTGTCGAGTTTAATGTTCCAATTATGTCTGCGACACAGACTACAAGGAGCGGATACTCTAACTCTGATATTGGGCTTGAAGATACCTCTGAGTCTTTTGGACTTCCAGCGACTGCTGACTTCATGTTTGGCGTAGTATCGACAGAGCAACTAGAAGAGTCTAATCTGGTGATGATCAAGCAATTGAAAAATCGCTGGGGAGATCCAAACTACAAGAAGAGATTCGTTGTCGGCATTGATCGATCTAAGATGAAACTTTTTGATGCTGATGAGGATGCTCAAAGTGCTGTGATGGATGACTCTGCTCAAGCACCTAAGTCTAACAATGTAGCGACACTCAAAGCGAAAAACTCGAAGCCAGACTTTTCGAATTTCACATAAAAAAAGGGGGCGCAATGCCCCCTCTTATAAATCAGACTACGTGGCAGGCCAGAACCCCACTGGCATTTAAAATGCTACACCTGCTATTCCTATGTGATTGGGTAATAATTACTCTACACACTTGCCTCTTACGAATACCGTATGAACACGCACCCTGACACTATTTATACAAATTGATTTTTCAATGGCTTATATTCTGGATTTTATAAATATTATAATACTATTTAAGGGATAGTCATGAGCGCTGCGTCTGATAGATTCGAAAAAATGATAGCAGAATCTGCAAACTCTATTTCTGGCATAAGAGCTAGTCGGCCTACTGTGGGCACTCAGTACTCAGACGTATTGCTACAAAAGGGGGTCACAAAGACTTGGCTTGAAGTCAAGATGAATCACACCGACAATCTATCTAATCCTAGAGTATTCTATAAAAATGGAAAGTGGGATACTACTTACACTACCCCCGCTGCGAAAGAAGCAGTTGATATTCTTAACGATGATCCTAAGACAAAGAAGTTTCTTAAAGATTTGTCTAAGTTTACTGGTATACCCTTAAAACAAATAAAGATACCTACTACAAAAGGCGGACTAAAAGAAGAAGGCGCTGTTCCTCTTCATATAATGAAAGCATACTTTGCACAGCCTGGAATCAATCGCTATATAGCAGAGATGAAAAACTATGATATGGCGTCTTTAATTACAAAGCATTACACTGTAGGTAAAGCTGAGCCTGCATATTATATGCAAGCCGCAGATGATTTTTATCGGATATCGAGTAAAAATCCATTTAAAGTGCCTAGTGCTGTTCCCTTGCTAAAAGGTAGCGGTGACTTTAAAGTAAGAATTGCAACTCGTTCGCAGTTTTACGAAGTTCAAGCGGAATTAAAAATTACGTCAATGCCTAGCAGTAAATACTCGTTAGCGCCTGACTCAAAGAAAAAGAATCCTTTTTAAGACTAAGTTAAAACAATGAAATCATTCAGTCAATACATTACAGAGTATAACGATGAAACTCTTATAAAGAAAATAAAGCACCCTAGTGGGACTTCTTTGATGATCTCTCGTTACAAGAACGGTCCTGATGAAGGCAAGTATGTTGTTCGAATATCTAGGAGTAATTATGAGCGTGGAAAGCAGAATCGCACGATGCGAGCTATACACGATAAACCGCTTGATGCAGAAGCAGCCGTAGCACTTTTTAACAAAAGAAAGAAATCGATCTGGAAGAAAAAATGAAATCGTTTAGTCAATTTATATCAGAAAGAAAAGACTCTTTTTTCATTGTAAGCTTTGATGGTGTTCTCGACAATAAGCTAGTTTCAGCTAAAGATGCCAAAGATGCAGTAAGCAAATCTAAAATGAAAGAACTAGGAATCGAACTCAAATATAAGCCTAATGGTATTGTCCACGGAGATGTTAAAAACTATAAAGATACCAGTGGGAAAATTTTAAAGACTTTAGATTTCGAAGATCTTCTTTTTAAGTTTAGAAACAATCATCCCAAAGCTGGGAATATGAGAGTCGGACATGAAATGAAACCAGGTGAAATTAAAAAGATATGGAAGCAGATTTCTACAAAAACAAAACATAGAATAAAGATTGCAAGATTTATTGAAGAAAAGAATTTTGACGAAATGTTTGATTTGTTTTTAATAATGGAGGCAGATAACACATTCGAAAAATTGGGAGTTAATCCTATTCAAGCAACAATAATCTTCAATTGGGTCAACAAAAATCTATTGAGTAAAAGATAAATGAAATCGTTTAAAACGTTTTTGAATGAGTCAAAGAACACACACATGACTCACCTTGAAGACTCTATCATTGATAACGGGGTCGATGGTGCTCGTGACACAATTAACTATCTTCGCTCGTTGCGTGATATGCTCGCAGGCAAGTCAAAGAGTTCTGTCAACGTTACAGTGAAGTGGGACGGAGCGCCTGCAGTGTTCGCTGGTATCGATCCGAGCGATGGCAAGTTCTTCGTGGCGAAGAAAGGTATCTTCAATAAGAATCCTAAGATATACAAGACAAATGCAGATATTGATGCTGATACAACAGGTGATTTGAATGAGAAGATGAAAGTTGCATTGAAACATCTTCCAAGTTTAGGTATTAAAGGAGTTGTTCAAGGTGATTTTTTATTTTCGAAAAGTGATTTACAGACGATGGATATTGATGGTGAATCGCATATTACTTTCCATCCTAATACGATTGTTTACGCTGTACCGTCAAAAAGCGACCTCGGTAGAAAAATTAGCAGGGCAGACTTCGGTGTGGTATGGCATACAACATACAGAGGAGAGTCTTTTGAGTCAATGTCAGCAAGTTTTGGAAAGGAGATTGCAAGTGATCTTAAAACTTCAGCAAAGGTCTTCTCAGTAGACGCAATGTACAAAGATGTCTCTGGCTCAGCTAATTTTAACAAGAAAGAAACAGCAGAGATTACTGCGATTCTATCACAAGCAGGCAAGACGTTCAACAAAGTCAAGCGTAGTACGTTTGATATGATCAGTAAGAATGCTGATATTAATATGAGAATGAACACCTTCATTAACGCTAAGATTCGTAACGATCAGTTGCCTAATCCAAAGAAAGTTGCTACCGAGTTTGTATCGTATATCGAAGGCATCTATCAGAAAGAAGAAGACAAGCGCAAGAGCGAGAAAGGCAAAGCGACACAAAGAGCCAAGCGAGACGAAATCTTAAACTTCTTTAAGAGTAGCCCAGTCAAAGAAATCGAAGATCTGTTTACACTATATAATCTCGTAGCAAAAGCAAAACTCATGATCATTCGCAAGCTAGAGAAGGCGCAAGGGTTGGGAACATTCTTGAAGACTAAAGACGGGCTTGAAGCAACAGGTCAAGAAGGCTTTGTTGCGATTGATCACACAGGTAAAAATGTAGTCAAGCTAGTAGACAGATTACAGTTTAGTAAAGCAAACTTTTCTCCCGAATATATCAAGGGATGGGACAAGTAAATGGCTATTTGGAATAAAGACACTCAATCATTTTTAGATAATAATAAGACGCTGTTTGAGGCATTTCAAATGGCAGACAAAGACGGAAATATTATTAATTCTTCCGGTGCGGCTTCCAACATTCCAATTGCGGCAGGAGATGTTACTGGCTACTCACATATCAACAAGTTTGGTGCTACAAACGGAGATGTCACTGCTGGAACAGTTTGGGACGGTAATAGCGGAACAGTTGCTTATCCTTATCCAGCAAATAGCGTACTGACTTTAGCTGGAGCGACTAACACTGCGGATGATGGAGAGGCTGTAGAAGTTCAAGGTCTTGACGCAGATTATAATCCTGTTATTGAAATTATTAATATCGGCTCGGCGGGATTGACAGTCTTCTCTCGTGTGTTTCGAGCAAGAATGGTAGCGTCAGAGAATAGTCAAGATATCAACATTTCACAAAGCGGTACAGTTGCAGCCAAGATTCTTGCTGGTCTGGGTCAAACTCTCATGGCAGTTTACACTGTGCCAGCAGGAAAGACTGCCTATCTTCTCGATCTGCATTTGGGATCCGATAAAGCATCTACTAACGCTGGGGTGACTTATCGTTTGTTTGCACGACCATTTGGCGGAGCATTTAACATTAAAGGTAACTTCAATGCCGCAGGTGGTCAGAGTCTCGACATCAATTATCCTGTTCCCCTCAAGTTTGAAGAAAAGACAGATATCAAGATTGATGTTGTGGCCGGACAGGCAACACAAGTATCAGCAACGTTCGATCTAATACTGGTAGACAATCCAGCTTAAGTATAAATAACAACAACAGGTAAGTGTACGCAAAACCCTGAGAGGACAACGTGGAAAAAGAAGAAAAAAAAGAAAATCCGTCTAAGACTAAAAAGAAAGACGAAACCTTAGTCAAGAACACCATCGAACTCAATCCAACTCTTAATGAGGCAAAAGGTAAAACTGTCGTCCTTGGTTGGGGTCGCATGAATCCAATCACGTCTGGTCACGAGAAGTTAGCAAACAAAATCAAAGAAGTTGCTAAGAAGCGCTCGGCTACACCCCTTATCTATCTTGGCCAATCACAAGATCCTAAAAAGAATCCGCTTAGTTACGATGATAAAATAAAGCTAGCGCAAATGGCATTTGGTCGTAATCTTGTAGTCAAGTCAAAAGCAAAGACCATTTTTCAAGTCATGAAAGAACTCGAGGCTAAGTTTGACAACGTAATTCTCGTTGTTGGTGCTGATAGAATCTCGGAATTTGATACTCTGCTTAACAAGTACAACGGTAAAGACTTTACCTTTGACGACATCGAAGTAGTTTCTGCCGGAGAGCGCACAGATCCCGACTCAGATGAAGCTAAGAATATGACTGCTGATACTATGTCTGCTTCTGTTATGCGTAAGCTAGCGTCTCAGGGCGATCTTGAGGGCTTTAAGAAGGGCCTCCCAAAGAAACTCCAGCGAAACGCTAAGAACATCTACGACATGGTTCGTGGTGGAATGAAACTCGCTAAACTCGAAGAAGAAATGGAATCACTCGATGAAGTGATGACTATTCAACAACGAAGAAAGCGTGCCCTTACTATGCGTCGATATAAGACTAAGATCGCCATGGCTCGTAAGAGAATGCGTAGACGATTTGCAGACGCAAGCAAGCTTAAAACTCGCTCTCGCAAGAAAGCAATTCAACTGATTCGTAAAAAGGTTGCGGGTAAGCAAGGCGCTAACTATAAAGATCTCAGTCCCGCACAAAAAATGCTCATTGATAAGAAAGTCGCAAAGCGTAAAGCAATCATCGACAGAATTGCTAAGAGACTTTTACCTCAGGTCAAGAAAGCTGATCGTCAAAAGTTTATGACGAAAAGCGAAGAAATGAATCCTGTACTGACTCCCGATAACGAGACACCAAGACAGAAGCGTTACCATCAGATGTTTAATAAGGAAGGATCAATCAAGCTAGATGGTCGATTCAAAGCATTTAAGAAAAAGCAAAGTCAGTTTGAAGAAGTCAATGACGTAGAGTTGCTACAGCTTATCGAAGAGATTACTAACACCATCGATGAAAAGTCGCTCAGCGACAATGATCCGTGGGGCATCAAAAAGCTTAAGTCTGTAACAGTCAATCGAAAGCAATACGCTGTAGCCGCTCAGCTTTTAAAGAAACTACTTGCACGTAAGAAAAAAGAAAAACCCGGTCGTCATTCTCCAGTTTATTACGCTCAAGTTATTGCAAAGCAATTCGATAATGTAGACGCTAAGACTCTTGCAAAAATGGTTCAAGAAGAAGGTGGCGCAGGTGATCGTGGTACTGAAAAAGTAACTAAGCGATACAAGAGAGACACGCCCGGTGAGACTGTCAGCGAGCAAAAGGTTGCACAAGATCCAGACGTAAAAGATCAGCCTGGGACTCAGCCCAAAAAGTATTACAAGGGACTTTCTGATTCTGAAAAAGAAGCAAGAGCAAAGCAATTCCGTAAAGGCGTAAAAGCGGACGATGATAGTCCTAGCTCTTACAAGTCTGCACCGGGCGACGATGATGCGAAGACAAAAGAGTCTAAGCACACTAAAAAGTATCGTCAAATGTATGGGGAGTCTTTGGAAGAAGGTCCTAACATGGAACGAGCAAAGGATCAGATTAAGAGAATTCGCAATCGAGTCAGAAAAGAGGTTGATCAGATTCAAGATCGTGCGAGAGCTGCTGATGTTCAGCGTAAGAATCGTAGTACTCGTCCTCGGTTGGCAACTGAAACATATGAGTTGACTGAAGAGTCAAAAGAAGCATTGATGAAAAAGGCTGATAAGTCCGGAATTCCATATAGTATTCTCAAAAAAGTTTATGATCGGGGAATGGCAGCGTGGAAGACAGGGCATCGCCCAGGTGCTACTCAACAGCAGTGGGCGTATGCTCGTGTCAATTCGTTTATCACTAAGGGTAAAGGAACTTGGGGCGGAGCAGATAAAGATCTAGCATCTAAGGTCAAGAAGGAATCGGTCAACGAAGAAGTCAACATGAAAAATGTTGATAAACTCAAGACTGCCGCCAGAGACTTTAGCAAAAACAAGAGCAGAAACTTTCAGTCAATCGAAGATGCACTATTAACGATTGTGCAGTCGATGCGGGTTTTAGGGAAAAGCACTTCTGGGCGGACTGATTATAAGCACGAAGGAATCATTGATAAAGAAATCTCAAGAATCAATAATATCTCTAGTAAAGCATACGGTACAGAAGAAGGTAAAGAGATAAAAAGCCTTCTTACTAAACACGGGCTTGTAACTAAGACAGGTAGCACATACAGTCCAATGATGGATTTGATTTACGAGTCGGTAAATGAAGCAGTTTCTCCCGCACAGCAAGCGGCTATTGCTATCTCTAAGAAAGAGCGAGGCGAAAAGCCTAAGAAGACTTTTAAAGAAGCTCGCAAGAGTCGAAAAATGTCTGCTCAAGATCGCTTGTGGAAAAGCTATAACGCTTATACCAAAAGAACAACTGGTAAAAGCGCAGACGAACGTGTAAAAGAACTTGAGCAAATGATCCAAAAAATGAAAAAGGAGCGAGAGGCTCTAGACGAACAAGATCCTTGTTGGGATGGATATAAGCAAGTTGGAATGAAGAAAGGGAAGAAAGGTAAGCCTGTTCCAAACTGCGTGAAAGAAACTGTTCGAAGCAAGACAATCAAAGTCGGTGAAGACGCTATCGGCGCTGATGAAACTCACTATGCTCTCGTAAAGGAAAGAGAAGTAGTTGCAATCGGCAATAAAGAGGATATGTTGTCACTTCACAGAGAAGAAGGTGGACGTGTTTGGGTATCAACAAAGCAAGTGGGAGATCTTGTTGAAGAAGTTACTCAACAGCAGATCAACGATCTCGAAAAGTTTGCAGATCGCTTGCTCAACAAGTTTGACGTAGACATCGAATTTACGAGACACTTCGCTGATCGACTCAATGATCCTCGCAACAAGCCTGCTATTACAGTTGCTGAGTTACAACGACTCTTTAAGAAGATGGCAGACAACAAGGGTAAGCGAATCAAGAAGCACGGTAACGCTGAAGCTGTCCTCAAAGATATGCAATCGGATCTGAATCTTCCCGTTGTTGTAAACTGGAAGAACGGTGAGTTCGAAGTTGTAAACAAAACAATCATGCGTAAGAAAGCATTTAAGACGCCTAATCCAGTTATTAAGTACGAGTGATAAATTATGAGGGTGATTAGAAAAGATCTACTTGAGCAGATCTTGCCTCGCAATAAAGAAATTGATGAGTGGTATGATCTACTCAACGATATGCTAGAAGACTATGGTATCACGACACCGGAAAGACTAGCCGCTTTTCTAGCACAGTGTTCTCATGAGAGTTCACAGTTTAAAGTGTTGTCTGAAAACTTAAATTATTCTTCTGATGCACTTTCCAAGCTATTTGGAAAGTATTTTAAGAATAAGAATGTTGAAGCGTATCATAGACAGCCCGTGAAGATCGCAAATGTAATATATGCGAACCGAATGGGTAACGGAGATACAGAGTCTGGAGAAGGATATAAATTCAGAGGAAGGGGAGTGATACAGCTAACGGGCAAAGAAAACTATACTAAGTTTGCAAAGCATGTTGGTAAAACTCTGGACGAAACAATCCAATATTTAGAGACAAAGCGAGGTGCGTTACATTCTGCTCTCTGGTATTGGGATACTCGTAATTTAAATGCATATGCTGATCAGCGAGATATTAAGGCGATCACAAGGAAAATTAATGGAGGATACATCGGTTTGACTGAGAGAACAGAACACTATGAAGAAGTCCTAAATTTAATGGGAATTGACATTCATCATGACACGGATACTTCCATGCACATTGATATGCACATGGGATCTAAAGGAAATCAAGTTGTAGAACTACAAAATCTTTTAGATATCCCTGCTGATGGTTTTTTTGGAGAAGACACACAAGACGCAGTAATGAGATTCCAGATGGAAAACGATCTGTGTCCAGACGGCATTGTAGGCCCGATTACATGGGGTAGAATGAAGTCTCGATTAGCATAAATACTAAGAATACTAAACTTTATTAGGGAATTATAAAAATGAAAAAGCAACCAGTACATCCGCTCCCAGATACATTTATGAGTGCTTTCTCTAAGGCATTAGATCCTACATATAGCGCCGAAGAACAAGCTCCATCTGCGGTAGAAGATGCTGCCAATGTTATGAGTCAGCACGAGCCTGCACAAGAAACTGTAGAGCAATCTGTCGAAGAGTCATCTTGCGGAGGAAACATTCAAGCTTCTTACGGAAAGAAAAAGATGAAAGAAGATAAGCTTGATCCCGTAAACAAAAAGGCTGTCAAAAAAGACTTTGATGATCGACAAGATCAAGATATCGATAACGACGGTGACGTTGATTCCTCAGATGAGTATCTACACAAGCGCAGAAAGGCTATTTCTAAGGCAGTAACAAAAGAAGAGCAAGATCCGCTGTTGGCTGACGAGAATCCAGTCACTGAAAACGGACAAGACGCTATTAGCGAAGAAAAGGAAGACTGCGAGAAGTGCGAAGGCACTGGTGAAGTAGACGGCGAAGAGTGCGATCATTGCGATGGTGAAGGCTATCATGATGACGATGATGACGATGATGACGAAGAAGATATGAATGAGTCAACTATGCGTGATCGTCAAGTGGTTAGGGCAATGCGAATCGCTAAAGACATGGCAGGAAACATGACTGGTGCTACCAAAGCAATCGAGAAGTTAAAGAAAGGATTATCTAGTCATCCTAAAGTCAAAGGCGCATTGCAACTAGCAAACGAAGAAGTCGAGCAGGTTGATGAAGCAAAGATTGGTAATATGGGCCCATATACTATGGCTCAAGTTCAACAAGCCATGAAGGTCGCCAAGTGTAAAGGTCCTCAAGCTATTGCTCTCGCTGGCGCACTTCGAGGCATGAAAGAGTATTCCAAGTACTAATAGGAAATTACTGATGAAAACGTTAAAAACTTTTTTGAAGACTACTGATACAAAAGAGTCAGTTAAACTTGATGAAGCAACTGTGTCACGATCTGATTTTGACAAGTTGAAGAAGGGTTCTAAGATTGAGATTACATACGGTTCTTCAATTAGTTCTAGTCAGACACGCACATTTCAAGTCAAGAGCAAGACTCGAAGTGCTAAGCACAATGTCGATAAAGTCAACATGGTTGATCCCAACAAACCAGGCGGTATGAAGTTTCATCTCTATAGTCGAGATGGCAAAGACGCAACCCTTGCACTAGGTGACATGGGGGCAACCATCAAGTCATACAAGATTCTGAGCGAGTCAGTCGATCTCGATGAAGCAGTAGACTACTTCAAGGTCGCAAAGGCATTTGATGACTATGCAAAGAAGCATGGTGGTATAGATAAGAAAGATTTCGAACGTGTTGGTCAGTTCGTTCGTCAACTTGGTAAAGAGTCAGACGTAAACAAACAGGACAAAACGTTCATGGCAATGCAGAAGTTCATTCGTGGAATGGACACTGATCCTCGTGATGGCGTACACCAGATATTCCAGAAGCATGGTATGTGGAAGGGTGGTCGAGTCATGCGTGAGTCAGTCGATCTCGAAGAGTCTGAATTTGCTGGCTGGATTGCTATGTATGGTGGCAAGAAGGTTGAAATTAAAAAAGGCGAAGCAAAAGACTTGTATGGTGCTAAGATGAAAGCGGCTCAAATGTTGAAAGTACCCAAGTCTAAAATGGGTCTTTTGGCAATCAAGCCTGCAGTTAATGAGTCAGTCGATCTCGACGAAGGTTACGATGAAGTGAGCATGGCGATTCGTCAGTTACACTTTATTCAGTATGCCGCTGAAGAAATTTCTGATTATCTCGAAATGTCTGGAGATATGGAAGAGTGGTATCAGAATAAACTTGCAAACGCACACAGCATGATGCAAACACTTCACTCATACGCTGAAGGCGACAAGCGTATGACTTCATACGATGATCCATATGGCGCATTCGGAGAAGAAGTCGAGCAGGTTACTGAAGCTACCTCTATCAGAGTAGATATTCCTTACTTTGATGATGAACCAGCACGAGCCAAAAAGGTTCAAAGAAAATACCGTGTCAAGGTAGTTGATAAAGGTAGAGATTATCAAATCACTGGTGATAAAAAGAACATTGTTAAGTTCTTGATGGACAAAGATGCTTTAGAATGGGATAAAGATGAAATTGAAGATGAATTTCCAGAACTTTTCGAATCAGTCGTGCAGGTTGACGAAGTAAAAAGAAACGCTGGTCAATCTGCTACAGGATATGACATTTATCACAAGACATACTCCGATGCACTACAACACGCATACGCTCATGCTGAGAAGAAGCACAAAGTAAAAGTTGATATGGACGCTGTGCATGACAAAGTTGCAATGGGTCCAAAGAAGCCTTCTTCGGGTAAGACTAACTCATTTATTCTTCCTACTAACACTAAGAAGAATCTTCACGTCCAAGTATATAACACAGGCAAGAGCTATGAACTCAACATGTATGTCGAGTCTATAGAAGAAGCATTTTTACGAACTCTTGCGGAAGAGAATCAGAGTCTCGAAGAGCATCAGATCAAACAAAAACTTGATGAAGCACCAAAAGTGCCTGCTGGTATGAAATTTATGATCGGTCATGTCTACAAAGGCACCAGCCACACATATTATAGAAAAGGCAACAAGATGACCGACCCCGTTGTCGTTCATATTAATGACAAGCCTTGGAAAGAGTTTAGTTCATTACCTAAAGCAAAAGTAGCGGCGATTGCTCATATTAAGTCAATGAAAGAATCAGTTGAACTTGATGAGAAAGCAGTTTCTAAATCACAACAGAAGCTCATGGGCATGGCTCTCGCATACAAGCGTGGTGAGATGGATGATGCTTCAGACGAAGTAAAGAAGATCGCTAGTTCTATGTCTGAAAAGGATCTTGAAGACTTTGCAAAGACTAAGCACAAGGGACTACCCACCAAAGTCGAAGACTAAATAAGATAAATAGTAAGAATAATTTACTCATAAAGGAGAAACACAATGGCACTATGGGGAAATACAGATACTTTTGCTGATGTGCCTAAGTATCTACAACCTGCAGTAACTTTTGATGGAACTGCTGTTGCTACTGGCAATGATATCACGCTGACAGCACATTCTTTCGAGAATGGAGACGAAGTGTTGTATACTTCAACTTCCGCTATCACGGGTTTAGTGACAGGAACACAATATTTTGTTGTTGGTCGAACTGCTGACACAATTCAGCTTGCGGCTACAGAAGGTGGTGCGGCTATTGGCTTGACTACTGGCGCTGGCGCAACTGACGATTCGCTTCAGAAAGTTGCTGAACCACCTGCATACTTCATCGATGTTGAAGAAGCTGGTGTTAGCACTAACGCTGATCAAGGTTTGAAGACAGGAGGCTGGAACACGCTTCGCACTTGGACCACAAACGGTGGAGCAGTAACTCGTTACGCCGCTGAGCCTATTGTTGCAATGGGTGTACCTGCAAGCGTTTCTGGTGATGCTGAAGACGTAGTAACACCTGAAGCTACATTTGCGTTCCTTGCTCAGCCAGCTACAACACTTACAGTTGCTGACGGCGAAACTGCTACATTTACAGTAACGACTCAGACTAACTCTGATAGTGCAACTGTTAGCTACACTTGGGAGTACGACCCACTGGGCGGTACAGCTTGGGAAGATGTTGATTCGATCACTGATATCGAAGAGACAGCAGGCGGATTGGGAGTATTGGAAAGCACAATCTCGTTCCCAGCACCACTTGCATTGAACGGTGCTACGTTCCGAGTGACTGCTTCAGCGAGCTTCCCTGGCGGAGATGGCGTCACAACTGCTCCGTCAACAACGTCTACGCTAACAGTAACAGCTTAATATTACATTAGCTTTAATGCTCCCCTTCGGGGGAGCGCTTTTTGATGTGAGTAATGAATAATAATGAGATTAGATGATTCTACTTTTTTGCTATATGCGGCTAAGCATTATGATATGAAATCTGCCGCAAGTGCTGAAGACTTTTATGAAGACGCTAAAAGGTTTCAGCATGTAAAACGATTATTTAAGCGATATAAGGAAGATGGGGATCTAAGAGTACGACTAATATTGAATCATCTCATAATTATTTACAATTGCTTTGGTCCGGCAGCAACAAACATGTTGTTTCTAAAGCTTAAGATGTATCATCATCATCTAAAGCCCTTTGTTATTTACTTGAGCTATATGCCGGAATTTATTGAGTATGAAGACGTACAAATAAAGTCTACGGATATTCCGCTAGACATAAACATAGTCCAAGAGTTACGGAAAATATGATCGTCGATCTTTTTTTAGTATATCAGTTCATTAAGAGACTTGCGACTCCCTTCAAGGAGTGGAAGGCTTATGAGCTTGGTATTATCGACGAGAATGGAAATCAACTGAAAAAGCGTAAAGAATTCACTCGTCGAGAAGAAAAAGACGCATTCGGTATATTCGACATCATGATCATGAAGTTAAAGCGACTTTTAGAAAAAGTGCCTGGTGGCAAGAGTCGATTAGCTTCTTATGCTGCAGCCCTCTATCTAATCAAAGAGAGCGAAGAAATCCAGAAATACAAAGAAGACTTACTTACAGAAGAATACGTTGAGTGTAAGTTGGACGAATACATGAGCATGGTAGTTAACATGTATTCCGATGATAGTATTAATCATTTATTTGAAAATACTATCGACGAAGAAGTTCCAGCAAATTCGGCTGGTTCGGGTAACGTGGCAGGTATAGGCGTGGGACCTCAAGGAGAACCAGGTGTCTCCAAGCGGGCTCAGAAACGTCTACAAAAAAAGAAAAAGAACTCTATAATTAAAAGGGTCCTGCACACAGGAGTAAACAAAGATGGACACTCAGAATAGTATTCATGAAGTAAAGTCTGATGTGGAGATTTTAAAGAGAGACGTTAGTAACATGCAAGGATTATTAGCAAAACTCGACACTGCAATCGACAAAATCGCTACAGTATCGTCAGACGTTGGAAAAATATTGGCGGGCCAAGAAACTCGACTTGAGCAAGTAGAGTATGAAAGTAGAGAGTCAAAGCGACTGACCGAAAAAGAGACCGATCTAATACATGGGCGTATCTCTCAGAAAGAACATGAAGTTCGAATCGATATGGAGCGTAATCATAGAGAGCTTATGGAGTTTCTTCGTGTTCATGATGAAAAAAGCACAGATGCCTGGAACAAGGTCGAAGATCGAGTTACTAAGCTAGAAAGCTGGAAGTTCTATGCTATTGGAATTGCTACTGCTCTTGCATTCGCCGCTGTACAACTCAAGGATATAATTGCAGTCTAACTATTGACAAGAACACATCTAGATGGTATAATTTTTTTATCGCAAATCATAATATCACCTAGAGTATTCTATGAATCATGTCGATTTAAAGTACGCCAACATTTTATCATCTCGTCTTGAACTTTTCAAGATCAAACAGAATAGTCCCTATCGAGCGAACTTTCGCTGTCCTATCTGTGGGGATTCTCAAAAGTCAAAGCACAAGGCTCGTGGCTGGATCTTAGAAAAAGACAATTCAGCTATCTTCTATTGTCACAACTGTGGCGCATCTCATAATTTGCGTAACTTCCTAAGAGCGGTTGATCATAATCTTTTCAATGATTATGTTATCGATACTGTAGCAGAAAAGTATGAGTCTCCAAAGCGACTCTACAAGCCGAACGCAAAGCCTCTAGATAAACTAAAACACAAGCGTCCAGCATTTACGAAGAAAGACTCTCCGCTTAGGGGAATCAAAAAAGTCTCTTCTCTTCCGCATAATCATATGTGTCGTAAGTATATTGAAGAGAGAAAGATTCCTACGAATCAACAATGGCGAATGTACTATGCTCCTAATTTTAATTCGTGGGTCAACACTCTGATTCCCAACAAACTTCCAGAGTTAGAAAACGATAGTCCTAGACTCGTGATGCCCTTCATCAATAGAAGAGGAGAAGTTTTTGGATTTAACGCAAGAGCATTTAATCCATATGAACTACGCTATATAACTATCATGCTAGACGAAGATTCGTCTAAGATTTTTGGCCTTGATGTAGTCGATACCACCAAAAAATATTACGTAGCGGAGGGTCCGCTAGACAGCATGTTTATAAGTAATTGTATGGCTATGGCAGGAGCAGATGGAAATGCTTCGGGACTACCAAATCCAGAAAACGCTGTCTTTATCTTTGACAATGAACCAAGGAATAAAGAGATCGTTTCTAGAATGGAGAAGTGTATTGCATCCGGATATAAATTGTGCATCTGGCCAGATAGAGTCGTTGACAAAGACATTAATGATATGATATTATCAGGACTAACAATTCGTGAAGTTCAAGATATTATAAATTCTAATACATATCATGGTCTTGAAGGCAAGCTGAAGATAAGTTTCTGGAGAAAGTGTTAATGAAATTAGGCCCCGAAGATCAAATTGTCGCTGAGTTTTCGCAAAAATTCGAATACATTAGCGACCGGAATCATTATGACCAACGTGATGCTTGGTATATCATGGAATCAAAAGACGGCAAGTTTTATGGAGACTGTGAGGATTATGCTTTAACTCTGCTGTATCTACTGTGCAATCGATCTCTCTTTAGATTCTGGTTTTACTTGTTCACTCGGAGAGCGAAGTTACAGTACTGCAAGACAAAGCGTGACGTAGGTCACGGAGTTCTTGTTTACAAATCAAAATACGTAGACAACATCCAAAAAAAGTTCGTTACTAAGAAAGATATGATAGACGCTGGATATCGATTTGAGACTAATCAATTCTCAGCTACTACTGTAGCAATTCGAATGGGAATCGGGTTCTTGATCCGGCTTTTCAAAGACATGTATTCGTACTAGTATCTTAGAATGAACTCAATTTTTTTACAATTTAATTAAGGTGCTTCCCTGCATAGGGTTAGTAGCCGTTGAATTTAACAATAAGGAACCCATATGAAAATTAAGATCGATAAGTCCAAAGATGATCTATTAGCAGATTATGCTATTAACATGCTTAAGGATTTTTATCTTAATAGTTACGAATCATCCCCACAAGAAGGATACGCTAGAGCCGCTAAAGCATGGTCAGTATACAGAGAAACAATTGATGAAGATCTAGCCCAAAGGTTATACGACTATGTTTCAAAAAAATGGTTTATGTTTGCATCTCCAGTTCTTAGCAATGCGCCTAATGGACACGGTAAAGGAAAGGGAATGCCTATCTCATGCTTCCTCACATACGTTCCGGACACTCTTGAAGGTCTTATTGATCATACTTCTGAACTGCGCTGGCTTAGTGTTTATGGCGGTGGCGTCGGTGGTCACTGGTCTGATGTACGGACAGTCTCTGACATTGCTCCAGGCCCTATCCCATTTCTCCACACTGTAGACGCAGATATGATTGCTTACCGTCAAGGTAAGACTAGAAAAGGCTCTTATGCCGCTTATATGGATGTCTCACATCCGGATATCGTAGAGTTTCTAAACATTCGAATTCCTACGGGTGATGTACAACGCAAGGCATTGAATTTACATAATGCAATCAACATCACTGATGAGTTTATGAATTGCGTAAAGCATGGCGATTTCTTTGACTTAAGAGATCCTAAAGATGGAACAGTCAAAGACTCAGTTGATGCACGTAAACTATGGGAAAGAATTTTGGAGGTAAGATTCAGAACTGGTGAACCTTACTTAAACTTTATCGATACAGCAAACAAGCATTTACCAGAGCCTCTGAAAGAGAAAGGATTAAAGATTCATGGCTCTAATCTTTGCAATGAGATTCATCTCCCAACATCAGATGAACGTACTGCTGTTTGTTGCTTATCATCTTTAAACTTGGAGTACTATGATGAGTGGAAAGACACAAGTATTGTACGGGATCTTGTTCGCATGTTGGATAACGTGCTTGAGTATTTCATTGATAATGCACCTGATACTATATCTCGTGCTAAGTATAGTGCCATGCGTGAACGTAGCATTGGATTGGGGGCAATGGGCTTTCACTCGTTGCTACAAAAGCATGGAGTCGCTTGGGAGTCAGATAAGGCTCGTGAGATAAATGATGTAGTCTTCTCGCATATTCAGCGAGAAGCAAATGCGGAAACTGAGTGGCTTGCTGTTGAAAGAGGTGAGTATCTTGATGGCGAAGGAAGCGGAAAGCGAAACGCACATTTAATCGCAATCGCTCCTAATGCGTCATCTGGAGTGATTTTATCAACGAGTCCTAGCATCGAGCCAATGAAGGCAAATGCTTACACTCATAGAACCCGAGCAGGGAGTTTTCTAGTTAAAAATCGCTACTTGGAACAATTGCTTGCTGAACGGGAAATGAACAACGAGTCCACCTGGTCATCAATCATCACTAATAAAGGATCTGTTCAGCATCTTCCATTCTTAACTGAAGGAGAGAAGGCTGTCTTTAAGACGGCACAAGAACTTGATCAGACTTGGGTTGTACAGCACGCCGCAGACAGACAAAAGTATATCTGTCAAGGTCAGTCTGTCAATTTATTCTTCCCGTCCGGAGTGGCCAGAGGCTATGTGAACAAAGTTCATTTAAAAGCTTGGCAAGAAGGACTGAAGGGCTTATACTATTTGAGAACGGAAGCTAAATCTCGTGCTGAGACTGTCGCTGACAAAGTGGAGCGAGTTGCTTTACAGGACGATAATAGAACTATTATCTACGGTAAGAGTAATTGTCCATTCTGTGAACTTGCAAAGCAAGAGTTGACACTGCAGGGAATCCCATTCGATTACATTGATTTGAAAGAGATTGGAAAAACTGCAGCAGAGGTCACTGGAAGGAAGGTGAATAGTGTACCTCAAATTTACATTAATGGAAAATACGTTGGCGGTTATGATCAGTTAATTGCTTACTTAAATTCTAACACAGTAGCAGCTCAACAAGGCGAAGAATGCCGAGCTTGTGAAGGCTAAATTTTAAAAGGAACAATAATGTCATTACTTAAATTTTCAGAAGCCTACCGTCCGTTCAAGTATGACTGGGCAGTGGACTTATCGGTAAAGCACGAAGAAATACATTGGGTGGAGTCGGAAGCAGAGCTTTCAGAAGATGTCCAAGATTGGAAAACAAAACTCTCAGAAGCTGAAAAGGAGTTTATCACTCACGTTTTGAGACTATTCACTCAGTCTGATGTGCAAGTTGGTGAGAACTATCACGAGCTACTCATCCCTAAATTCAAAAACAATGAAGTGCGGAACATGCTCTCGTCCTTTGCGGCACGAGAGGCGGTCCACCAGCGAGCGTATGCGCTTCTTAATGATACGCTTGGATTACCAGACGAAGAATTTCATAAGTTCCTAGAGTATAAGGAAATGGCTGACAAAATCGACTTCATGAAAGAGGGCGATGTCAATACTCACACTGGACTTGCGCTTGCGCTCGCTCAATCAGTCTTCAACGAAGGAATGTCTGTATTTGCATCATTTGTGATGTTACTCAACTTCCAGCGCTTCGGAAAGATGAAGGGAATGGGAACAATCGTTGAGTGGTCTATTCGTGATGAGTCGATACACGTACAAGGCAATGCAAAGCTATTTCGTACTTTTTGCGAAGAGCATCCTCGTATTGTTAACGATGAACTTAAGTCCAAGATTTATCAGATGGCCAAGAATGCCGTACAATTAGAAGATAAGTTTATTGATCTAGCATTCAAGGGTAATGACGTACAGGGAATGACAAAGAAGGAAGTTCGTGACTACATTCGCCATATCGCTGATCGTCGATTACTTCAGTTGGGTATGAAGCCTAAATTCAATCAAAAGGATAATCCACTTGATTGGCTTGATTGGGTACTCAATGGCGCATCACATGATAACTTCTTTGAGAAGCGAGTTACAGAGTACTCTGTTAACGGCATGGAAGGAGATTGGGGTTGGAATGACGTTGATCCATCCGCCGCTCAAGTTTGTGGATTAGATAGCAAGTCATGCGCCGCATAGTAGATAAGTATTGGGTAGAATTTGGGACGCTTATGTTTCTAGTAGACTTGTTACTAGTATGCGGATTTTCAATATATGGATAAGTGGCAAGCGGCGTATATGGATGTTGCTCATCGATTTGCTCAACTATCCACTGCTACCCGACTTAAGGTTGGAGCGATTGCGGTCAAGGACGACCGCATCATTTCAATTGGATATAATGGAACGCCTAGCGGCTGGGATAATGAATGCGAAGACTGGGTTCCAAATGAGGGAGTGACTTTTGAAGTTAATCCTGATGATCGAGCCATCTATGGTAGAATGATAACAAAAGAAGAGGTAATTCACGCTGAAGCTAATTGCATTGCAAAGTTAGCTAGAAGTACAGAAAGCGGAGAAGGTGCGACTATGTATATTACACACGCTCCGTGTCTGGGGTGTGCTAAGCAAATATATGGTGCTGGCGTAACTGATGTGTACTACAGAGATGAATATCAATCACTAAGGGGAATTGAGTTCCTTGTACAGTGCGGAGTAGGAGTATACCGTATATGAAAAAAATAGATTTTCTTTGTAGTTTCTGTGGTAACGAATGCACCATCGAAACATTTGGAGTTGATGACGAAGTGCAGTATTGCCCAATATGCGGCGAGAATCGAGAAGAAGAGCCGGGCGATTTTGATCCCGATTGGGAGTAAATTTTTCGCATCTATATACTAGACAGTATACTAGATAGGCGATTATAATGTGGAATTATGAAGGTCGTGAATTTACAAGCGACATGATAGGAGAGTTTGTTGGATTTGTCTACTGCATTACAGACTCTAGAAATGGGAAAAAATATATTGGTAAGAAGACATTTAAGTCGAGGAGAACTTTACCGCCGCTAAAGGGAAAGACTAGAAGACGTAAAGTCGTAAAAGAATCTGATTGGATGATGTACTATGGATCATCTGAAGAAGTCAAGTCTCTAGTTGAAGAACATGGCGGTGAAGTCTTTAATCGAGAAATCCTTCATTTATGTAATTCCAAGGGGGAGATGTCTTACTTAGAGTTAAAAGAACAGATTGAGCGAGAAGTGTTATTGTCAGATGAGTATTTCAACGGCATCATAAACTGCAAAATTCACCGATCTCACGTTCAGTCTTTAGTTGGGAGAGGAAAGAGATGATTATAGATGTAAATGTGAAGTTTGACACAGAAAATGAAAAAGACGAAGAAGTTTTAGAAAAAATTGTAGGGGTGTTAGAGTTAATTAAAGAGAAACTTGAGCGAGAGGGTGATAAGTGAAATACATTGATTACGAAATTGAAGATGATCGAATGATCAGCCTAACCGAACAAATCAAACAATGGCACTACGATAGAAATTTAATCCTAGGTTCTACTGACAAGGATCAAGTATGTAAATTGATCCAAGAAGTAGGCGAGCTTAGCGACAATGTATGCAAAGGTCGTGATGTCTCAGACGACATTGGAGATTGCATCGTTGTGCTGATAAATATTGCAGAGCGAAATGGTCTATCGTTATCAGACTGTTTAGAGCAAGCATACAATGATATCAAACATCGTACAGGCCGTATGATCAATGGAGTCTTCGTAAAAGAAGGCGATATTATGGAGGAGTAAAATGAGCTATAAAAAGAATGAAGTTGTAACAGTGATCTCAGTTGCTGGAGAGTATGTGGGTAAATTTCTTAAAAAGGATGATGCTACATTTATCCTTTCCGATCCCAAGATGCTCGTTCAGGGCGAAAATGGCGTTGGCTTTGCAAACGGAATTTGTGTTACGGGAGAGGAAAATCCCAAGTCAATGACTTTCTATACTGGTGGTATTGTCTTTGTAACAAAGACTAGTCAGCCTGTAGAATCTGCTTATTATCAAGCAAGTTCTGGGTTGATCGTAGGGGAAGGAGTCAGTGCGTAGCTTAACGATATCAAGACGAATCAAAAATATTTTGATTGGATTTGATCAATTCGTTTGGGTGTTGATTACATTCGGTGCTGTATATCCAGATGAAACTATTTCGTCTGCGACATACAGATACGAAAAAGAGGGACACTGGGTTGCTAAAATCGCACGTCCCGTAATCGACGCTTTGTTTTATTTGATCATAAGACAAAAGCAACATTGCAGACGTGCGTACTTGGCTGAAGTTTTTAGACGACAAATATTTGAGGGTCAACGTAAAGATGGCGGGGAAAGGTAGCAAGCAACGCCCGATTCAAGATCGAGCAAAATGGGAAGAGAACTATCATAAAATCTTTGGATACAAAGGAAAAGATCGCTGTCAAGAGTGCGGCGAAGTTGATGGTTTTCATACAGTGAATTGTAATGTCAGTCCTAAAGACTATCGAACAGTCCAACAGGATATGACTGAACTCAATTCAGATGGAAATCGGACTCGTGGGAGAAACGGGGAAGATCTTGACCCATATGAAATGGAGAATCCACTAGAAGGGACAGTAAGCCCCTTCTGGAATCATAATTGCAATTTAAATGGATACATTGCTGTTGAGTCCGGTCATGCTTGTAACTGGTGTGGAATGCAAGAAGACGGAACTTATGATTGATCCAGTATTCGTTTCATGCTGGCTTCTCTTAGAAGACAAAGACTAAATAATATTGCATATACAAAAATAAGGTTAAAATTATGCTATCATTATTAGGTACATTAGTTGGATTTGCTGGCTCAGCCGTTCCTGCTGTTCTTGGACATTTTGCTGACAAAGAGAATAACAAGAAAGAACTCGAAATGATGAAAATGCAGTCGGAGTTGATGAGACAAAATGCTGATATCGACATGACTAAATTTCAACTTCGATCAGTGGACGATGAACACGCAAGACTCATACAGCATGATATTGCAATGCAAGAAGACAATGGTCCGCTCGCTTGGCTTAGGAAGTCAGTCCGTCCTGTAATCACATATCTCTTTTTTGGGTTGTTTGCATCAGTCAAAATCGCTACTCTCATGCATGGTATGGATAGTGGTCAAGACTTTTATGCGGCGATCACAATTGTTTGGGATGAGGAAACACAAGCAATTTTTGCTGCGATTATCTCATTTTGGTTTGGTTCTAGAGCAATGAGTAGACAATCAAACGTAAAAACTTGACACATTCGCTTTAATGTGATAGAGTATGACTCATGATTACAATATATGGAACAGATGGATGCCTCGCCTGCTTGAAAGCTAAGCAGTGTGCTGAGATTTTTGAACTTGAGCATGAGTACATTAGTCTCGCTCGGGCTGACATCGAAACTAAGAAAAAGTTTTATCAAATCGATACTCACTTTGGTATGGTCCCCCAAATAGTATGGGGAGACGATATCATCGTTGGTCTTGCTGACTTTGAAAAACGTGTAAATGAGTTCTTACAAAAGGAGACTGATAATGGCTCACAAACAAAAAGTCCGTGATCTTTTAAACGAAGGAGTTGTAAGGCTTCTTTTTGAAAAAGCGGATGGATCACCTCGTGAAATGCACGCCACGTTACATTCTGATTGGATTCGATGGGAGCCTAGTGTAAAAGATAATGGAATGAAAAAGCCCCCTTCAGACGCTTCGATTTCAGTCTGGGATACGGAGAAAGACGCCTGGCGAGCCTTTCGCTGGGATCGTTTGCGAGAAGTAAACGACATGAAGTTTCCTCAAGGAGTTCACGACTAAAGTCTATAGGATATATTATGCCTGCTAAGAAAGCGACTACATCACGTCGAGATGCAAAGCAGATTGAAGCAAAGCATATCGGTGAAGAAACTCTAGACTGGTCTTCTGTAAAAGAAGATGATCTTATGGATACTATAATGACCAATTTGCGTCATTATGGCTACTTCTATGAACAAAAGACTTACGTCAAGTGGGTTGAAGATTGGATTCGAGAGTTCAAGAATTCCAATAATTTACTCAAGCAATACAAGAGAGCTAAGGGTTGGAGGACTTGTGGTACTTTCGCTGGTCTCTGTCGAATGGAGTTGAACGGTGCCCCACTACCAGAGTCATGCAAACTCTTTCAAGACAATCAGTTGACTTCTATTTTATCTTACGCTGAGTCGGATAACGTTCAGCAAGTAGAGAAAACTGTGGTCGCTCGCAAGACTCCTGCGGAACATCTAGCAGAAAAAACAGCAACACTTGTGGGGGAAATTGAATATGCAATTGACGAGTATTTTGAAAATACTATTTCAAAATCATATTCTCTCTACAATCATCTGAAGAAAGAAAACTCCGCCGCTCAATCTGCACGTGAAGCCATGCGAGTTATAGAGACTCACAAAGCTGAAATGGAGGAAGTAATATCGGGAACTTCTCCCGATTTAGTAGAGGCTTATAGTCACTTAACAAAGCGAGAGAAGACAAAGTATCTTAAATTCCTCAACGAGATGATAGTTGATTTACAAAAGTATCTTGAAACTAAAAAGGCCGCTCGTAAGCCTCGTGCGAAGAAAGAGAAGCCTTTGATCAAGCAGGTCGAGAAGGTTCAGTATCAGAAAGAAAGTTCAGAGTACAAAGTGGCCAGTATTAGTCCTGTACAGATCATAGGTAAGCACGAGTTGTATTTGTTCAATACAAAGACACGAGTTCTAAAATATCTTAGATCGGATCGTGTGGACGGCTTCTGGATCAAAGGAACTACTGTGCAAGGATTCAACGAAGCTGAGTCTTTCAAGAAGAAGATACGCAAGCCCGAAGAAATGCTTGGGACTCTTGTTAAGTCCACCAAGACAAAAGCACAAAAGTATGTCAAAGCGCTTAGTACGAACGAGACAGAGGCTGACGGTCGAATTAATCGTGATACTATTATACTTAAGGCGTTCTAATGGGTAAGGTTATAGATTTTGTTAAAGCGCACGAACGACGAAAAGAACTTAAGCAGATGGACGAAGAGCTAGCTAAAGATCCAGATATGTTCTTTGCTTATAAGTTCGGTTTCGATGTTGCATTTGACATTACTATAGCACTACACGAAATGGGGTATAACATAGGAGAAGATGTAAAGTGCATCGTCGATATTCTCGCTATTGAAGAAGCTGTTCGAGCATTAGTGATGAGATGTGCCAAGAAAGAATACCCCATGCAAAAAATTAGTGAAGGTATTTTTAGAAACGAGGACGGAAACGAACTCGATTACGAAACTATCATGAAAGAGTTTTTGAGTGAGTTGGAAGATAACGTATGATACTAGTTGATATGAATCAAGTAATGATTTCGAATATGATGGCTCAGTTGGGTAGTCACAAAAATGCAAAAATAGACGAGCGCATGATTCGCCATATGGTCTTGAATTCGCTACGGGCTGTTCGTACTAAGTTTTACAATGAGTACGGAGAGCTTGTTATCTGTTGCGACGACAAAAACTATTGGCGCAGAAAAATGTATCCATACTACAAAGCAAGCCGCAAGAAAATGCGAGAGAAATCTGAGATGGATTGGAATGCGATTTTCGAATCGCTGAATACCATTCGTGACGAACTCAAGGAGTACTTTCCGTATCGAGTGTTTCAGATCGACGGCTGTGAAGCGGATGATATTATAGGTACTATCGTACACAAAGAAGGTACGATCTTAAACACGGGTAAGCCGATCCTAATTTTGTCGGGCGACAAAGATTATATTCAGCTACACAAATATGCTAATGTGAGGCAGTACGATCCAACACGTAAGCGATGGATTAGCAATGATGATCCCGAGCAATATCTAATCGAACACGTTATTAAAGGTGATAGTGGAGATGGCGTACCTAACATTCTTTCAGCAGACAACTGCCTTGTTGTTGGCATACGTCAAAGCCCAATTACTAAAAAAAGATTGTGTCAATTTAGTGATATAAATAACATGGATGATGATGTCAAAAGAAATTACATGCGAAACAAAATGTTAATTGACTTATCTGAGATACCTGAAGAGGTGAAGAGTCGTATTCTTGAGGAGTACGAAAAAGAAAATACGAAGGATCGAAGTAAGCTATTTAACTACTTCGTTCAGAACAAACTAAAACACTTAATGACAAACTTGCAGGAGTTTTGAGATGACAACTTTATCTATGTCCGAAATTTTAAAAACAGCGGCGGCCTTGACGACCAGAGGTGACAAGATTGCTTACCTTAGACAAAACAACTCCAAAGAGCTTCGTAACGTTTTGCTGTTGACATACGATAACAAGTTTGAGCTAGATCTTCCAAACGTTGCTCCCCCATACACCCCGTCAGACTTTCCTGACTCTCACGGGTTATTGTATAGGGAGTGTAGAAAACTATCCTATTTTGTAAAGAACATGAAAGAAGGTGCAGGACTTTCACGAGCCAGAAAAGAAAGTCTTTTTATTCAGATGCTTGAAGCTGTTGATAGAGAGGACGCTAAACTTCTTGTCAGAATGATAGAAAAGAAGCCCATTCTAGAATTACCAGCAGATTTACTAGTCGAAGCATTTGGATTCTCAATTGAGGATCCGGTAGATCCCACCCCCGTTAAAAGAGGCCGAGGTAGACCTCCAAAGGTAAAAAAGGATAGTTAAGTAATGGCTAAAAACAAGAAGTTCCGTGAGTGGATGGAAGAGGACGGAGAGCAAGTGTTTAAGGAGCGAAAAAAGGACACAAAGCGCTACGACAAGAAAAGATCCGCCATTCAACGGGCACGTAGACAGAAAACTAAGCAAAGAAACAGCTTTTTTTGACAAAAAGCCTTGACACGGGGCCATTTTTACAGTATAATCATATCTGTTTTGTGGGAAATTGTCTGTTTTGAGTGTGAAAATGAAAGAAAAAGTGATTTTAGTTGATTGTGACGGCGTTCTTCTTGACTGGATGTACGCATTTCGCCAGTGGATGAAGCGTCACGGCTATGAAGAAGTCAATCCCAACCTTTACGAAGTCAATAAGATCTTCAACATTCCTCGTGCTGAAGCTAAGAAGTTGTGCCGAATGTTCAATGAGAGCGCTACTATTCGAAAGCTTCCTCCCCTTCGTGATGCAATCAAGTATGTCAAAAAGTTGCATGAAGAGCATGGTTACGTCTTCCACGCAGTAACTAGCTTGAGCAACGATGAATACGCTCAGCATCTTCGAACTAAGAATCTCTGCGAACTCTTTGGCCCAACTGTGTTTGAGCAGTATGTTTACTTAGACACGGGTGCGGACAAAGACGAAGCGCTAGAAGAGTATCGTGACACCGAGTGCTACTGGATCGAAGATAAAAAAGAAAACTGCGATGTCGGTATTGATCTTGGTCTGAACGGCATCCTGATGGCCTGGGAATATAACAGTGACTATGAAGGCGTTGCCGTCCGTGTTCAAAACTGGAAGGAGATCTACGAGATAGTTACTGGATAACCCAGTTACCGTTTTTAATCTTTCTATATCTAAACTGAGAAATGGTTAGTCCACATGACTTTGCCGCTTCTTTTATAGATGGATACAATTTACCACGAGGAGACAGAACGGAACGCTGACGAGTTTTATTGCTAGTGTTTCCTTTCATAGAGTTTGATATTCTTTGCTTAGTCTCTTTTGAATGTGGCTTACGCTTTAGATTACATCTACCCGGTACATATCTTTTTGGCTGAGTGCCTTCAGTAACATAGATGTTTTCTTTACCGTTGTTATACCATCGCAAGTTTTTTTCGGCAACAACACTTCGTCCATACATACCATTGTTTTTGCCTTGACGAGTTTGCGACCAGTGATACTTTAGTTCTTCTGTGTGTGTCTTACCGTAGAATGAATTGAGTTCCCCAATATACGCTTCAGACAGACTGATAGCTTTAGGCATGGGTTCGTAATCGAAGTCGATAGGATCAAGTCCTAGCGCTTCTGAGATGGGGTCATAAATAGACATAGCTGATACTCCTTTACAGTATTAGAGTAGTCGGGAATGGCCGTTCCGTGGACTACAACTTTATTTATATAAAAGGAGTTTGTGATGACCAGAGAAGAGGCGGAAGCAAAAGCGCTAGAAGCTTTAGATATGGATCTCATTAAGTTCGAGCAATTAGATGCATATATTGAGTTCTTGCTAGAAAAACATGCGAGTACTAAAATATAAATATTACGTTCAATATGGATTTACTCACTTATGCCAATATACACATTCCGAGATAAAGAGACAGGTGAAGAAACAGATCACCTGATGAAAAT